GACTATGGATTCATTCCCACTTTTAATATAAATAATACTATACAAATTACGAAACAATCCTTTCATTAACATAGCTCTAACACATATTCACCCGGATGGTAAATTTCCACATTACTACATAAGAACAAGAAAAAGACAATTTAAAAAATAAAAAACACGGTGTATAATTACACTTTTTTTCATTTTTTTTCATTTTTTTTCATTTTCATTTTTATATTTGAATCGTACAATAAGTACGTAAATTATATATTAATAATGTCGTCGTATTCATCTGGAGTCAACGTTTCCATTCTGAATTTGAATAGTAAATACCAGTGTTCTATGATATTGATATCCGTGCCTTGAATAAATCGATCGCCTACCGTCTCAATTCCTAAACGATAAAGGGCCCCGACAATTCCAAGAGAAGGTAGTTTTATCTCTCTAGGAACACACAACTCTTTTATTTCTGCCCTACAACAAGGGCACGATTTATTTTTAGAAAGCCAATTGAATATACATTTAGTATGAAATGTATGTCCGCACTCCAACGTACAGGTCTTCCCACTACAATCATCCAAACAAATCGGACACAGGTCAATCGTAGTTTTCTTTTCCACTGCTTTTTTTTTCTTATCGCGAATCGTTTTCCTTTTTACGACTTCCTTCTTTCTATCGTCAGACCGCATCGTAACGTGTTTAGAAGGACAGGTTCGTTTATTATGCCCCGACAAATGACAATGACTACATCGAACTGTTCTGTATGTCGCGCTCATATTTTACTAGTATTGGATTTACTTTATGTTGTGTTATGTTATGTTGTTTTATGGTTTGTATCGTCTGTAGAAAGTGCAATTTTTTTTTCAATTTAGATTATTAAAATCGCGTCTGCATTTTCTTAACTAACAATTTTCTCATTGATTTACGTTTTTTTTTAGATGTCAACTTACCATACGATTCTAGCAAATCATGTAATTGTTTATCCGAATTTAACCTGTCGTCTAACCCTATCCAATTATCGTATTGTTCAAATGGATTAATTATATATTTTATAAATTTATTTTCTTCAATCGGGTCTATAAGAGGTGGATAACAACAATTACTACACACACGCCGTCTCATTTTTTCAGCATATTCTATCTCTAATTGGAATATACGATCAATAACAGAAAAGGCCGATTTCAATAATAAAATAGTACTTAATGCGTCATCTTTCGTTTTATACGCCAAATGTAGTTTTTGCTTTTTTTCTTGTTTTTTGTCATCATCTCCTCGAGATACCGCTTCGGAATAATCTGATTTTAAATGAATGATTCGATTTGTAATATCCCTTAATTTCGTCGTATAATCTTTCCTACAATTCTCTATCTTTTTTATAATAGAAAATACATTTAAATTGTAAATATTAGGGTAGTAATATCTTATCTGTCGTGGTATGAGAAATTTATTTGTTGCTTTAATTTCCTTAATCTTTCCTTCAATGTCGATTATTTTTGTTTTGATATCGTTGTCCATAGTTTCTCTCCCCTGTTCTCCAAACAAAAGAAAATATCCGGACGAGAATTCACACATGGATTGCAATTTATCATATTGATGTGCTGATATCTTATGCGCTTCTGCCTTTGCGTCTAGTTTCATGTAATTTACAATTGCCAATAAAAATGAAATAAATGCATTTAAAGCAGATAACCACAAAGTACCTCTATAGATCTCTGGTGATACAGGCGATAATACAGAAGCCGTTGCTGATAAAAATATAGCAGGCATCATATAATAATTTAAATGCGATTCACAATAATCCTTTGCTTCCATGTAAATTAATTTTTGACCTCTCACGTATGTTGCCAAAATATCCATCGCGGACGAAGACGTTTCATTAACGCTTGAATACAACGCTTCTAAACTCTTTTCAACACCGGTGTACGAGATTCTACTATATTGGTCGCCAGTAGAACTAATGTGCTCTTCGTAATCATAATCCAACAATTCCAAAGGATTAATTATATCTATTTTAACGTTTAATTCTTCTTTTAAAATATCCAATGGTTTTCTTGTTACATTTATGCTAGACATACCCATTTTACGCGTACTTAATATAACGGTTGGAATCGATGCATTATCTTGTTCTATGTTTTGTGTATTTATTTTTACGTTTATTCCTTTTTTGTCGTCTAAATCAGGTTTCCTTGATGGACTTATAACGGGGTTAATATCAATGGCTTCATAGTCTTGTGAATGTAACGCTCCTTCTTCTACAGGTTGGTCTATAGTTAAGTCTAAAGGCATTGGTTTACTATATAATATTTTTAAATTATTGTATATTATCCTAATCGAGAAAATTGATTTACTTTATTATATTTAATCCCATTAATACAGACAACATACTCGATATGGAAAAACATTTAAAAGAACTATACGGATTTAATCAATTTCGCAACCATCAAAAAGAGATTATCAATGATATATTAAACAAAAATAATGTGGTGGCTATACTACCAACCGGTGGTGGTAAATCCCTGTTATACCAGTTCCCGGCTACATTTACCAATAAAACTACAATAGTAGTATCGCCTCTTATTTCATTAATGAACGATCAATGTATATATCTGAATTCTAAAAATATTAAATCAGTATGTCTTAATTCAGAAACTTCAGTAGGTGTTTCAGAGTACAAAAATTATAAAATTATATACACTACGCCTGAGTTCATAGTAAACCGTATTCCAGCATTTAAATTAATGAAGGAACATATTGGTTTGTTTGCAATAGACGAGGCGCATTGTGTATCTCAATGGAGTCATGATTTCCGCCCTAGTTATCAACGATTAAAATTGCTACAGTCGAGTTTTCCATCTATACCATTATTGGCTGTAACCGCCACCGCTACTCCCATAGTTTTAAAGGAAATGTATCAATTTTTAGGCTTTAAAAAAGAAGAAGCGTGTGAATATATCCTAGGAACTAGAAGAGACAATCTCGCTATATCGGTAATGCATAAAAAAGAGTTTTCAAATTGTACGTTTGACGAACCGACTATCATATATGTTTCTACAAGGAAATTGTGTGAAAAAATTTCCAATAATTTAACCAATCAAAATATAAAATCAACTTATTACCACGGTGGAATGAGTAAAAAAGAAAAAGACTGTAGTCATAAAAAATTCATAAATGGAGATATAATGGTTATTGTTGCAACCATTTCGTTTGGTATGGGTATTGATAAAGCCGATATAAGACATGTAATCAATTATGGTGTACCGTCTGATATAGAAAGTTATTATCAGGAAGTAGGTCGCGCTGGAAGAGACGGCGTTATAAGCAAAGCGACTATATTTTACGATGACGGAGATTTCAATACTGCTGGTTATTTAATTAGTTGTGGAGACCCAAGTCAAATCGACCTTAAAACAGACCGTTTAAATTTATTATCTAGTTACTTAAGTGATAAAAATATATGTAGACAGCAAATGATCGATTATTATTTCAAAACAGGGAAATTAGCAACGGAGAACGACGTTGAAAATATACCGAAATGTGGTATATGTGATAATTGCGTTCGAGATAATAAGGTTTCGATGACAGACGTAAGTGTTGAATCAACCGCAATTGTTAATATATTTAAAGATGCTAGACGAAATCGTAGTTATGATTTTGGAGTAAAGAAAACAATTAAGATGATACAAACAAACAGAAAACATGTAATATCGCCCGCGAAATCAGATAAATGGATAAAAGATGTAATTGACGTTTTAATATCAAAGAGAGTATTGAAACGTTATAAGGGTGGTTATGGTCTAGTAATTGGGTTGGGTGACGTCGAACTATCTGACGTATTACCTATAAAAGCCAGAATAGAAGAAGATAATAGTATATTGAAAAGTGTATTTCAGTCTTACAATTACAAGGAGAAGCAGTTAAATAATTTAATTGACTTAAGAAACCGATTGGCAAAAAAATTCTGTATTGCCCCTGCATCGTTTATAAACGACCGTGTAATCAATAATATATATCAAAAAATGCCTCGAACGTTAAACGACTTATGGAAGGTAGACGGTATATCAAATGAGTTTATAATGACGGACGAATGTATGGAATTTATGGATCAATACAAACAGATGAATGGGTTTGTTCCAAAAAATAAAAAGAAGAAGAAGAAGAAGAAGAAAGGGGAAATAAATAGAGACAACGTGTTTGCGTTATACAATGAAGGGAAATCTGTAAAAGATATATCATCCACCTTAAAACTTAGTAAACAAACGGTATCAAATCATATTATACACATATTCGAACATTATGATAATGTAGATATAGATGCTGATTACTTTGATTTATCGGTTGAAAAGGAAGAGTTGATAAGGGGCGTCATCGAGGTAAAGGGTATTAAATTCCTTAAACCCATAAAAGAAGCATTAAATAAAACTATAACATACGACCAGATAAAACTATGTATATTAATAATGAAAATAGAAAATGAGGAAGATTAAGGTTATATTTAAATAAAATAATATTTTTATTAATATTATTTTATCAGTCATCGCTTGGTACAGTGTCTAATGCGTGGTGTATATCTAGGTTTTTAGCTATATCATTTATTACTATTTTAGAGGGTGGTTTCAACAGTTCAGACGATATTTTGCATTTAATGTTTTCCGTAGTGGGATCATGAGGCAACGGATTTTCTTTATCATACTCTGAATAAAAGTCTAGATAAGCACGTTTATGTAATTTATTCACGGTATTGTATATTTGACTATTGATATCATCTCCGGCTACATCTTTTACCCATCCTTCATTCTTATCTTTTACAAAAAAGTTTCTCCGTTTATGGTCGGTACAATGTATAGGTCGCTCTGTTAAAGGCATATCACTCAGATTTTTAAGCATTTTTCTAGATACAAAGTTCTCAATAAGGTTATCTTCATTTAATATGTCATTTAATTTAAATGTAACACTATCCACGAAATCTTGTAAACTTTGAGCGTTGTGACAATATTTATCCAGAAATAAATTAATGGATATATTGTTGGTGGTTTGATTGTTGTTTATAGTTGTATGACATTGTGAATTATCAACTACCTTATTAAGGGTTGATTTAATAATATTCATCTGTTCTGCCAACATTTCTAATTTATTCATATCTGTAGAACTATCGTCGTCTTCCAATACTTTTTTTGCCACTTTTTTGCCACTTTTTGCCACTTTCTGACGATGCTTAGTCGTCTTAATATGTTTCTCCCAATTATATTTTTTAGACGCTTTATAGTCACAAAACTCACAAATTTTAAAACATTTCGTATTGCTTGGAGGTTGCCACTTTATACTCTTAGAATTAGCCTTTGCTAAATGTTTTTTGGTGCGAAGATGTTTCTTATAGTTTGAATTATTAGACGATACATAGTCACAAATCACACACGTATATAATTTAGATGCTTTGCTATTTTTTTGAGTAGTTTTTGAGTAGTTTTTGTCAGTCATTTACATTTAAATAGAAAAAAATATTTAAGTATATTTTTATTGTCCATAGTGCCTTTTTTTGGAGACTTTTTTTGGAGACTTTTTTTCATTCAACGGTCCATATTTTTCACAAAATTTTGTAAAAAAGGCACTATTTTGAAAAAAAGTCTCCAAAAAAAGGCACCCTTAGAACAGAAATTTTTGTTCTAATGGTGCCTTTTTTTCAAAATCGGGTGTTTTTGCATAAAATGGACAATGAATTTGCCACTTTTTTGCCACTTTTTGCCACTTTTTATTTTTTTTTATGGTAACAAATTTTCGAGCAAAACAATATTTTGTTACGACATCTGGTAATGAATATTTTTTTTTTGAAAACATAAAAAAAGGCCAAAATTTGCCACTTTTAGACGGTTCAAAAAAAAATCGGAAAAATGCTTATGGTAACAATTATTTTTTCTGTATATTTTCACTACGATTCGTGGTCTTAAAAAAAGAAATTTAGAAATGAAAAAAATCGAAAAAGTGAGTACTTTTAGAGTACTTTTAGAGTACTTTTAGAGTACTTTTTGCAAAAAAATATGCTAATTTTTGTATTTTTTTTATTTTTTTGAACAAAAAAAACAAAAAAAGTGCATTTTTTGTGATTTTTGCAAAAAAGTAGTGTAAATTTTCTGAAAAAAAGTTGAATTTCAGTAATTTGGATTTTACAGACTGTTTATGCTCTACGATTTGAAAAAAGTCAAAAAACAGCAAACCAGAAATGAAAAAAAGTCTCCAAAAAAAGGCTCCCTTAGAACGATTTTTTTTCCAAAAGTATTTTGAGATTTGAAAATGGACATTTATTTCTTGGGAATTCTGAAAACTGAAAAAACTTTTAGTAAAAAAATCGTTCTAAGGGAGCCTTTTTTTGGAGACTTTTTTTGGAGACTTTTTTTGGAGACTTTTTTTGGAGACTTTTTTTGGAGACTTTTTTTGGAGACTTTTTTTGGAGACTTTTTTTCGAGAAATATGAATTTAAAGACATTTCAAAATATTAAAATAATGAAAACGAATGAACAAATAATTTTGGAATTTTTAAAAGAATGTGAAATTGTTGATACAGAAGAAAAAGAATTGGAACATATTTATATCAAAAGGGATAAATTAGTTGATATTGAATTGTATGATAAAATGGGTAAAGCCATTAAAAAATTAAAAGGCAAGTTTTCAACGTCGTCAATTACGTCTTTACAAGAGACTGCAAAAACGCGTCAAAAATGGCCGCTATTAAACTTAATACGCCAACTTCTTAAAATAAACGGATTTATTATGAAGCCATTTCGTAAAAGCGCCGGTTACAATTCGTCTGGAAAAAAAAAGTACGATAGGTATTTTTACGTAGAACGCAAAGAACAAGAAAAAGATAACAATAAAAATGAATTAAACAATTAACAATATAAGTAATTATATATACATGTTTAATAATTATTACAACGCAGGACTTATCACAACCGCTGTGCTTTCAGTAGGAACGGCAGTATTCTACTACTATTATGGAGGCAATCCACCATTTTCTAGTGAGAAGGTATTGGCAGAAAAGGCTACTACTGAAGAAACCCCCGAAACGGATACGGAAAATTAATATAATATCAAATAATATTATATTAATGCATCATTTTGAAATACTATTTAGTGAAGTATTCATTTATATTTTTGCCTTCGGAATTTCCGACATTATACTAGGCATAATGCCTAATATATACATGAAGTTGTTAATTATACTTTTAATTGGATTTATTGGAATATATACAAATTATGTTTATGCTATTCGTTGATTATTCAATATCTATCTTTCCCAATATAACATTGTTACCAGATACATCATTATCGGATAAATCAACTACAGGCGGTGATTCTTCGACTACTACTTCTTCTTCTCCATCATCAACCTCTTCTGGAATTGCTGTGTCGGGCTTCTTTTCCAACGGCGTAGACTCTTCTGGAATTGTAGCAGCATTATCTTGTTTGACTTCTTCAGTAATATCAACAGTAGATTTGAATGGAGTATCGACCAATTCATCTTTCTCAATATCATAGCCTAAATCATTCAATTCATTCATATTTAATTCCTTCATAATATTACTCATTTCCAATACAATAGAATCAGGTTCTGTCTCGTCTTTAACAGGCATAACTGGATTTTGTTGTATGTCATGCGCGTCTCTTAGTTGCTTTACAACATCATTGTATATTTCCCCACGCCTTTTATTATCGTCTTGAATTACCATATCTTTTAATTGCTTGTTCCATTTCAGTTCTTCTACTCTCTTTGCCTTATCTTCTTCCTCCCTTTCTTCCTTTGTTTTTTCATAAATTGCAACCGGTCGAATATCCAATATTTCTGGTTTGTAAAATGTGGTTTCATCATCAATTTTATTACCAGAATTATCACGTTTAGTAAACACTTTATCAAACCCATTTACAATATCAGACGGTATATTGGGACTTTGTTCGATCAATCGATCTAATTCAGACCGTTGTGTAGACAAAAAATCAGTACCATTTACCAATCTCTCCTTAACTGGTAAACTCAATTCTACTGAAATATTTCTAGAAAACTTCGAATAAGATACACTTGCCGAACGATGGCCTTCCATTTTTTCAGCCACCTTAAGGAATTGTGCTATAGTAGTAATCAAACCGGCTATAATATTTAATGAACCAACAATAACTGATACCAGAGGACGTGATTCTACCGGAAAACTAGATTGTGCGAAATTAGCAACACCAGTCAACGTACTCAAAATAATCACCGGTAGACTAAAACACATATTACATCTATCGTATTTATTAAACGCTTTATCGTGTAAATAACGATACGAACTCCCAATTTCACTCCATTTTTTAAGAATTTTCTCCTGTTGAGGATGCCAGGACTTTGGATTTTTACCTTCACCTGTTTCAATTAACATTTCTTTCTCCATCGATAATAGTATTAAAAAGAATAATTTTAAATATTATTTTTAATTGTTTAATTTTAATTGTTTAATTTTAATTGTTTAATTTTAATTATTTAATTTTAATTGTTTAATTTTTATAATTGTTTAATTTTTATGTATATTAACATCACCATCACATCCATATTATGATGTTTTAAAGGACGGAATTGAATATTCGCCAAAAGCATTTTGCGTGTATTTCGCTATAATACGCGGATCCTGTTTGTTACCAACAATATCGGCGCTCTCATAAACATTATTTACGTTATCAATATAATAACTAATACCGTTGATTTCCTCAATCCATACAGTACGCTTAGTATAAGGATTTACTTCAGGCTTGTTTTCAATATGTCCGTGTGGAATTCCCTTAATATGTGTACCGCAAAACGAATGTCCGCTTTTCTTCCTTCTACTACATTGTTGTCCGTTAGCGCGTAATGCCTGACATTTGTCGCAAAATGGTACAATATTTTTAACTCGCTTGCGCTTCTTAATATCTTCTGTTGTAATATCTATCTTTGGAAAATTATATATAAATTCAACCAATTTGTATAGGTCGCTGTTTCCCTCAATGTCATCGCAACATCCTTTTAATCTGTCTATAATTTGACTTTTAAAGTCTACAAAATGTGTTTCTATTTTCTTATTAATTCGTCGTTCCATATTTGATTTAAATGTATTGTAATATATTTAAATCAATTTATCCATATTGAATTGCAACATAACTTAAAGAATACCATTTAATCTTCTATCACCAAAATACTGGAAAATAAATAGTCGTTTGAACGATTTGGTATAATCAAAGAAAAAGCTCCTAAAGCATTAAACCATAGTATGTAAGGTAAAAGACGCTGCTTATCTATTAAATCGGGGAAATAATTACTAAAAGCGCCTATAATTATATTAAATAAAGCGATACTAATAATAATAAATATTCTCATATAATTACTATTGTTATTTTATTGTTATGATTTTGGCATTTTCCTCCTAATATTTTCCTTTATTTTAACATCCCTTGAATTTAATATAAAATTACACAATTCCTGTACCTTTTCACCGTCGTCTTTGAAATAATCTTGCATCGATTTTATTAAATGTTTTTTACTCAAAGGCGCCTTTACCTTATTTGTTGTTTTAATCAGTTGTCCTTGTGCTGTATTCATACAATCGATATCTCGTTTTTTCATAATATCAACTAAATTATTTGTTAAATCTTTTTTTTCCTTACGTTTATTTTTTATTTCTTTCTGTAATAGTTTAATATCGTTATCAATAGAAAGCCATACTTTTACATTTTCGATCAAATCATCGTGTGACATATAAATGATATATACTATAAATTTTAAGTATTTTAAATAAGTAATTAAACACGGTACTACATACAGTACTACATCCGTACTACACGCCATGCTTGTATTAAATAATATTGTTTTAATATATAAATATGATGAAATATGTATTTAACAACTGCTATTGCTTTATATTATACTTCATGTTGATTGCCTATTTGGCTGTTTTTGGAATCACTATGTTTTATCGAGGTGATTTAGAGAAAATGATAAACCTCATGAATGATAAACAACGTGAAATTTATAAAAAAATCAGACAAGAACGATTACAACATTATTTGATGGGACTGAGCGCTGGTGGTGTAATATCTCTCCCCTTTCTTTATTTCATTAAAGATAATACAGCAAAGGTTTGTGCCAGTGGTATTATATTATTGATGACTACTTCTATCGTGTATTACCTTCTTCCAAAGACAACATATATGATAAAACACCTTGATTCTCAAGAACAGAAAGAAGCATGGATGAATGTTTCTAGAAATTTTATTAAAAAAAAGATGGCCGGCGTATTATTTGCTCTGGTCTCTTACGTTGGTCTTTCTATTATGAGAGATTAGGTATATAAATATTTTTTGTAATGACTCGAACAATGATAATAAATGTACCCTGTTTCACTATGTTTTCGCGCCTTTGCTGTTTTTCCACAACATTGTCCTTTTCGCTTTCCTCTAATTAAAATATGAGAACAACTAAATGTAGGAGAAGAAGACTTCTTTTTTGGCGTTGGTAATAATTTCCCATTCTCATCGTATTTATCTTTGTGTTTTTCATGTTGAGTACAGAATAATCCGTACGATTTTTTATCACATGTTTGACCTTTTCGTTTTCCAGAAACAAATTGATAGCAGCATGTATTATTAAGATACCAATTTTTTTTAGGCCAGTTCACACCTCGTTTTTTAATAATAGACACGCCATTTACTTCACTAAACCAGGGTAAAATTCCATCGGTTACTGTTCTACAATAAGGACAAACCAATTGTGTATTCAGATTTATTTTGTTTTTATAACAATATGAATTATTTTTATAATTTTTTATCCACTGTCCTCGTTCATTCATTAATGGTATATAATTAAACGTATGATTGCAAACGAGGGTTATATACTTATCGGTTAGTGGTTCTCCAGTAATTAAACACACATTATCACTATTATTTTGCTCTTCCATTTTAAAATTTTCTTCTTTTAAAGACTCCTGTAATAGACTATTAAATAAGTCACTAGATGTAGACATTTATGTTAAATTAATATTTAATTTATCTTTATATACATTATATAATACATGTCAAAAGCAAATTGGGCTATACCTACCTGGATTTTCTTCCATGGGTTTGCTGAAAAAGTAAATGAAACATATTACAATAATAATTATAAAAATTGTTTTCAACTAATAAAAAAAATTTGTTGTAATCTACCGTGCGAAACATGTAGACTTCACGCGGTCCAAAAAATGAATCAAACACCGGATCATATGATAAATACAAAGGAGAAGTTAAAAACATATCTTTTTAATTTTCATAATGAGGTTTCATCGCGCGTTGGAAAGGCAACCTATGATAGGGGGATATTAGAAAAATATAAGACGTTTGCGCCCTTACAAGGTTATCTTTATTTTACAAAATGTTTTTTTAAAAAATATTATAGTTTAAATTTCAATCAATGGCAGCGCGATGTATTGTTAAAGGAGTTAAATAAGGAATTATTGGATAAATGGCACGATTTATTTAAACCGTAAGATACAATAATAATTAATTAATTAAATTAATTATTATTTATTATTAACGTTTACCTAGGACATTGTTTATTTTTACTAAAAAATACGGCTGCTTTATCGGGTATTATAGCACCAGTCGCAAGTGCTAGCCCTCCTCCACCAACTAACCCAATTAAAGCAGAAATAGCAACATCCATACCGCCGTCAAAACATTGTTTTTTTAAACGATACACATCTCCAAAAGAAAGCATCGCAATTGTCAATATAAAAATAGAAGGCATAATTATTTCTTCTACTTCCAATTTTGCTACAACTACATGCGTTATTAAATAAACAATTGTAAAAAAATGAAATATCAATCTCTCAGATGGTTTAGACGTCAAATCATGTCCGTTCCCATATGGTACTGAAAATATACCACAAGCAGGATTCATCATTTTAACGATACCTTCTGGTTTCCGTTTCAACATAGATATTCCACCTTTTTTTAAAACAAGTACCAACATTTGAATCATCATCATTGATACCAACCACATTCCACCCGGAGCAGGCGTTATTCCATTCCCACCTGCTAAAAAAAGAACAAATGTAATAATCATTGGACTTATCAACAATATAAAATTTGGCCATTGCTTTATAGGCAATAATTGTCTTGCATCAATACCAGGCATTTATATATTAATAATATTATATAATCGATATTTATTTATCTTTAAACACAATATTAAATACTTCATCGATGTTACTTACGGGTATATATTCATATGTATCAAAAATGGTTTTATCGTTATGTTCTTCCTTAAACAAATCAAAATCTTTGATATTATCTACTGGAAACAAAAATTTCGTTACTCCAGCGCGAATTCCTCCTAAAATTTTCAAGTTTAATCCTCCAATTGCGGTAACCTTTCCCTGTAAATCGATTTCTCCAGTAATAGCAATATGATTTGGGATCTCAATATCATTTAATCTACTATACAATACTGTAGTAATGGCTGTTCCGGCGCTAGGACCATCTTTTGGAACAGCACCTTCAGGACAATGAATATGCATTCCGAATGATTTCATTTCTTCAAATTTCTTTAAAAGTTCTTTTTTCCGCGTATCGTCTGTAAGTTTCCATGCTAGTGTTTTTGCTACATTCATACTCTCCTTCATAACATCACCCTGTAATCCAGTTAGTTTAAAATCAAGAAAGTTAGTGGATGGGTAAAAATTACATTCAATTGGTATAATACCTCCCATACCCAACGCATTCGCCCATAACCCATTAATAATACCGATGTCGCTTTTACCGTGAATCGTTTTATGCATCATCTTATGCCGTTTTTTAAGATATTTTTGGTTTAATACATCGATAGTGATATTATTTACGGTATCATCGGTTAAATATTTTTCATAATTATTTAATATATCTAAGTTAATCTCACTGTATATTTCAAACAATATTTCTTTTAATTTTCGAACACCGGATTCATTCGTGTAGTTATCAATGATATAAGTTAAGGCATCATCATTCAGTACTACATTATTCTGAACGTTTAATTTTTCTTCCAACTCAGGAAGTATATATTTTCGAGAAATAACCAATTTGTCTTCCAACGTTAGATGGTTAAATTTTACACGATGGATTCTATCCAATAATATTCTATCGATAAGTGAAGGGTCATTGTATGAAAATATAAACAATACCTTACTTAAATCAATGTCAATGCCTGTAAAATATTTATCTTGGAAGGATTGATTTTGTGTTGAATCGACTAAATGTGTCAATATACCGATAATTTCTCTCCCTTGTTCCGTTTTGCTTATTTTATCCAGTTCGTCAATAAAAATAATAGGGTTCATACATTTTGTCTCCATTAACACGTCTACAATTTTTCCCCATGTTGAACCGACATAAGTGTAATTGTGCCCTGCTAATGTACTACCGTTGCTGGCGCCTCCCAACGCAATAAAAGCGAACGGCCGCGGTTCACCATTCTCGTTTTTCAAACAATTAGCAAGTCCTTTACGAGCAATTGTCGTTTTACCAACACCAGGGGGACCTTCAAACCCAAAACAATACCCCGACTCCTTTCCAGAAACCCACTGTCCTATAACACGTTCCATTTGTCGTTTGGCGTCACGGTGTCCGTAAATCGCGTCATCTAATTTTTCGGTAACACCTTTTATACTAGTTCCTATATCCCCCCATTTACCCTCAATATCAACTATAGTATTCATAATTTTATCAACATCTATATTTGAATTATAATTTTGGTATTTCTTAGCGATATATGAAACAAACGTTGGCTCATCTTTCCAAGTATTAATGACATTTGTTATTTCTTGTTTCATATAAGATATCTTTTTACCAGAATGACAAATATGTTGATTCGCAATATCCTTTTGTTTAAAAAAACCATTTATATAGCAAACATTTGAAACCAATTGGTCGCGCTTATTTGTTGTGTATACATCAATCAAACGATTTATTTGTTTATTTTTTAAAGTGTGTATGTATTTGGTTTTAATGTAATTACATGATTTCATTATATCAATATTACTACTACACTCATTTACATTAAACATATCGTCCCTTTCCTGAATATATTTAATCATTATGTCGTATTCTTTTTTAATAATATCAATGTAGTCCAACAATTCTTCTTTCCTGTATACACCAAATGGTATTTTCAACAATCCATCTAAAAACTGCCGGGCTTTACTACCACTATCTTCGGATTTCGCTTTAATTTCCTTTAATTTCACCATTGCCTTTTCCTTCACCTTATCGCTTACTTTTAACATACAAATCTGCTGTTCGATTGGAATATCACTCATATTGAAATTATTGAGATTGCTGGTGTATTTTATAGTATTCGTCATAGCATCTCTGAAAAATTTTTTAACATTCCAGGGCAACGAATCGTATAATAACGTTTGGTCGTGTGTGTCTACATCGCCATTGTTATCGTTGGATAATAAATCATACAGTAGATACGACAGATATTTAAATTCAGGGTCGTTGTGTTTTAAAAGCAACTGGATTAGAATAGTTCGTTGTTTATGCAATTCACTATTTACAAACTCTTTGATAATTGTAGAAACCGTTTTCTGTTTAAATAAAACGTTTTGGTTAATACACCCAATATATTTATGATACAATTCATCTTTACTGTATATCATCAATTGTTTCAACGACAACGAATCAACAAACCGGTCAAAATCTTCACTTTTGTACGTATCATCATTTGGTTTGTTTAGATGCAACCCTTTCACCTTATCTTTTACGTAGATATTATCAATACAATCATAAGTAAGATCATCAATGATGGCTTTTACAATCAACGTTTCCTTTTTGTGGGGATTTTGAAAACTAATTTTAAGACCATATACCTTTGTTTGAAAATGCGAACTAGTTCTAGCAAGGTCAAAACATTCAAGAGTGTTACTGTTTTCAACAATCATATGGTCTTCCACTATCTTATTTTTAGATATTGTATTTTTGTTTAACTGTGTCTTTGGCTTATTATGTTCTTTCCATGCTAAATTAATATATGATATTGGATGACAAAATTGATTTATTATGTCGTACTTGTCTTTATTTTCTTTATTCAAACAATACTTTTTAATATAATCAGACCCGTAATATAAGTTCAAAATATCTTCAATTTGCTTTGTACCGTTGTACTTAAATATTTGTACCAATTTTTCTCTTATATTTTGCAATTTAGTGTATATGATGCTTACATTTGATTTTTCCAAACATGACTTCATGGATAATAAATCGTTGTAAAGAGATGTTAAATTATTTATTGAATTATATACATTATTGGATGATATTATACGGAGTGACTTGTACTTTTGAATATACAATATAGTATTTTGTATAATTTTAATAAAGTATTGAATTTCATTCTCTAAATGATTTAAATTTATCGAATTCGCGGGTTTTGTCTTTAAAGACTTTTTAACTTTTACATTTTTAGCCATGTATATATTGTAAAGATTTGATTTTAATGAGTTAATTAAAATATATTAAATAGAATTTGCGAATTATTAATAATCACATGGGTATTCCAAGTTATTTTTCGCATATTGTTAAAAACCACCGAAATATTATTAAAAAAATAAAGCACAAAACGAAAGTGCATTATTTTTTTTTAGATAGCAATTCAATTGTCTATGATTGTTTACATAAAATGGATGTTGAATATGATCCGGCTAAACAAAGTGAGTATGAAGAACGTTTAATACATGATACGTTAAAAAAAATTGAGGAATATATAAATATAGTCAAACCAGAAGAGTATGTATATATTTCATTTGATGGTGTTGCTCCTGTAGCCAAATTAGAACAACAACGTACAAGAAGACACAAATCATTATTGGAATATAAATTGGCAAAAAAACTAAATCCAGAATTCAAAGAAACGTGGGATAAAATTAGTATTACACCGGGAACACCGTTTATGAATAAGTTGAATAAATCACTCCATTCCTATTTCAATCAGTCTAGTGACCTATCGCACTCTTCTGGAAAACCATTTATTAAAATTAGCGATTCTAGTGAAGTTGGTGAGGGAGAACATAAAATATTTAACTACATGCGAGTAAATAGAAACTATCTAAGGGAAAAATCGATGGTTGTCTACGGATTGGACGCCGATTTAATTATGTTGGGTATAAATCATTTGTATATTTCAAAGCAACTGTATTTGTTTCGCGAAACGCCAGAGTTTATAAAATCGGTAGACGCTTCGTTGGAACCAAATGAGAACTACATGGTATATTTAAATGAATTATCAAATGGAATTGTATTTCATATGAAAGATATTCGGTCGGTAAATTCGTCTGAATTAAACCCAAACTTAATAAAGGATTACATGTTTCTTTGCTTTTTTCTAGGAAACGATTTTCTTCCCCATTTTCCAGCAGTGAATATTAGGACGGTTGGAATACAAATATTGATGACTGCATACAAACACGTGCTAGGTCGCTCCACAAAAACAATTATAGAAAACAATAAAATTCAATGGAGCGTGTTATCGAAAGTCGTTGCTTATCTAGCTGAAAACGAGCACGATAATTTTAAAAGAGAACAATCGTTAAGAGAAAGGTTATCGAGACGACAGTATCCGGGGAATAATTTTAAAGAACAATTAAACAAATACAATACGATACCGTTGACGAATCGAACATTGGAAGAATATGTAGATGTAACCAGCGATGGATGGGAGCGTCGTTACTACAATACTTTATTGGATTGTGAAAACAATACATACAATGTGAAAAATATAAGTATGAATTATTTAGAAGGGTTGGAATGGACGTTTAACTATTACAGCGGTAACCCCATCGATTGGAACTGGAAATATAAATACCATTATCCCCCTCTTCTAAAAGATTTAAACAAGTATATTCCTCATTGGAATTATGATATACTTACTATTAACAATCCAGAGAATGATATTAATGAATATATACAATTGGCGTATGTACTACCAAAAGAAAAACTAAGTTATCTTCCACCAAAATACCATTATGTTTTACTACAAAAACTGCGGGATAATTATTTAGATGATTACAGTATTACGTGGGCTTATTGTAAATATATGTGGGAAGCACATCCAAATCTACCTATAGTTGACATAGAAACAATAAAAGACGTATTTCAACAAGTAAATTAACGTAACGAATTATATATTTTACGTCAATTAAATATAAATATAACATTTTAATAAATTATAAATGGTGGAAATTGTAAATAATCTAACTACTAGAAGCGAGTTCAAAGAACACGTAAAAAAACACCCTGTCATAATTGTAAAGTTTGAAGCGGGATGGTGTGGACCGTGCCAAACAATTAAACCGTTGGTGCATCAATTGATGGATAGTTACAATGATATTCATTACGTAGTTGTTGATGTAGACGAAGGGAGAGATATTGCTTCTTATTTAAAAATTAAAACAATACCAACACTTATTAGTTATATTGATGGAGATATTCATGATATTCTCCCTACATCCAATCCTGGAGATATTCAAAAGTTTTTTGTGAAAACAAATGGGTATGTAAAATAAATTAAAAGACATTAAATTAAGACATTAAATTAAGATTAATTAAATTAAAATAAGTATATTTTTATACTAATTTTAATTATATGGATACTTCACACGATCTCGATATAGACAATTATAATTTGGCAGATTTATTAAATTTGTTTCATTTATCTTACGATTTTGACGATAAAGATTTAAAGAAAGCAAAGTTAATGGTATATAAAATGCATCCCGACAAATCCAATATTGATAATAAATACTTTATATTCTTTAATAACGCATATAAGACTGTAGAAAAAGTATACTATTTTAAAAAAAAGAAACATCAGGACGCTCATAATCTGGAATATTCTTATTTAAACGACAACGTGAAAAAAGACGAAAAATTACTGGCTTCAAAATTAAAGGGTAAATCGGTGAAGGATTTCAATACGTGGTTTAACAAAATGTTCGAAGAGGTAAAAATGACAGACGATGGAAACAATAGTGGATATGAAGATTGGTTTCGGTCGGATAAAGATATTGTAAACGAAAAAGCAGGTTCGTTAAATGATTTTGACCGATTGTTTCGTGATAGAAAAAATGCTTGTAGAGAATTAGTTTTAAAAAAGGATTTAGAAGAAATGACGAGTGATGGGGGGTATAATTTAAATCGCAATAAACCGGAACATTATTCTTCTGGTGTATTTAGCAAGCTCGCGTATGAAGATTTAAAAAAAGCACATACAGAAACAGTCGTTCCAGTAACACAAGAGGATTATTACAACAAAGAGAAATACGGAAACGTACAAGATATGAAATCAGCGAGGTCTAGGCAAAATGTAAATCCTTTGTCAAGGGAAGACTCGAACGTTTTACTTAATAAAAAACGTTACTCAACTGAAGAGGTTGCTACTAATATTGCGTTTGACTTATTAAAACAGGAGGAAGAAGCGAAACGTTTAAACGAAACATGGTGGAGAAACTTAAAACAATTGGAATTTCACCAATAGACGTGTATCTTTATTTACTTTACAATTATTATATATTTTATATAATAATTATATATATGAAAATTATTAATTATATTTTTGCTTTTGTAATAATTACATCCATTGGAGTATTGTATGATAAACATTTAAAAAAATACGATATTGATAGTACTGAAAACAACGATAAATTAATAAACCATTATTTATTAAACAAAAACAATGATGGGGACAAACCTATATTATGGGTCCATAGTAAAAATGAAATAAATGGCCGTAATTGGATATCGTTTTCTTCAAGAAATACAAAAGAAGTGAACCAGGGATACATAGTAATGTGTATAAATAGCATTATGAAACACTGTTCTCAATCGTTTAAGATTTGTCTAATCAACGATGAATCATTCGCCAAACTATTACCATCATGGGCGATCGAATTAAATAAATTAGCAGATCCAATAAAATCTCACGTTAGACAATTGGCATTTACAAAATTATTACATCGTTATGGAGGGTTGATAATTCCTAACAGTACGATAGTACTAAAAGATTTAAAACCTATCGTAAACACCTTTTTAGGAGACAAAGATTTTTTCGCCGTAGAAAGTTTATCCAGAAATAAATCAGCAGATACGTTAAAATTTATACCCTCCCACACTATTATGGGAGCAACCAAGCATTCTCAATCTGTAAAAGAAATTTTACAATATTTACAGAAACAAATATCAACCGATAATACTCAAGAAATGGATTTTGTAGGTGAATTAGACATCAAACTATTTGATATGTATAAGAAAGATCAAATTAATGTAATAGGTGCAAAAATGTTTGGTATTAAAGATAAAAACAACAAGGAAATATTGATTGACGATTTAATGTCTAGTTTGTCTGTAAAATTGAGTGACGACTGTTGCTGTGTTGTTATACCAAAAGATGAATTATTGAAACGACGAAAATACAATTGGTTTGTGAGATTAAATAAAAGTCAAATTATAGATACCGATAACAATATTAGCAATTTTCTTCTTTACTCCCTTCAGAAATAAAATATATAATAGAATAACTTGAATTTCTATACTTTATTTTAGATTTATATGTTAGTTTCAAAAATTTACATATTTGTCTTATAACCGTAATCACATTTTTATATGTCTTTTCTCTTTCCACATAAAACTGTTTTGAATTATGATAATATGGTTTTAACGTTTTATAAAATGTTTCAAAATCGACTACTTCATATTTTGCTTTCTTATAAGATGTATTGTTAAATTCATAATAGTCCTCAAACCCTTTACTAGCGCTTTTTTGACAACATGATTTCAAAAAATCAAACAAGATATCGTTGGAAAAATAATTTTTAAATACCTGGCTCATAGATATAATTATTACATATTAAATATTTTAGTTTTTAACTAGTATTAATAACTAAATAACTATAACATATCAACCGCATTATTAGTAAACAATATTAACTCTATTTGATGTTCGTGTATAGTATGAAAAATGGATATATATTTACAAATAAGTTTTATAAGTTTAAACTTTTGAATTTCTACTAGATTGGAATCATATTTAATGTATGTAAAATAGTTATCAAAAATGTCAAGTACAGAATACCCCCTCTCATACAACGAGTATATAATGGTTTTTGCTTTTTCTATATCTTTATTCAACAAAGCGGACGTATAATTTTCAAAATCATGAAAACTTATATTGTTACATATCATTTTAACATTTTTCATGTCTATTTTTTTGTTTAGTAGTTTAAATTTTTCAATATAACTTAATAATTTCCGTATAGAGTAATCACATATGTTTAATAATTCTATTTTTGAATTGTCTGTAATCTTCAACCCTTCTTCTTTCTTTATATAATCAAACATAGAGTTCAAATCCAGTATTGTAATTGGATTTAATTTCACAAGAGTTAATCGTGATTGTAAACTATCTATTACTTTTTGCTTATACGTACACGAAGCAATGAAATATATATTATGACTGTATTTATCAATATAGTTTCTAAACACTTGTTGACTTTGTTCGTTTATAGTATCTAGATTATCCAAAATAACAAACTTTTTTTTATGTTTAATTGAACCCTTTGTTTGACAAAACGTTCTAACATCATTTCGATAGTATTGAATGCCCTGATCTTGCAAGTTGTTGATATACAATAGATTTTCAGGTGGGATTGTATCTCGTTGATAGTATTCCTTTATAATTGACTCAATATTGGTTGTTTTCCCACATCCTGAATTACCAATTAATATCAAGTTTAATCTATCCGTATTAATAAACGATTGAAACAAAGGAATATATGATTTATTTATAATATAATTATGAAATCGTTTTGGTTGATATTTTTTAAGTATTAAACAATTATCTTCTGTATCTGCTATAAACATAATTGCAATTATACTACAATACGTTACTTTATGTTTATTATGATATAATAAAGATTATTAAATCTATTGTGTTTAATAAGTAATAAAAGTATATCCAGATATAATAATAAATGAATTATTATGAATGTTTAGGTATTCCAAAAACAGCATCACAAGACCAAATAAAAAAAGCGTTCAGGAAAAAATCGCTTTTATGTCATCCAGATAAACCAACAGGGGATGCTGAAAAGTTTAAAAAAATAAATGAAGCATATCAAACGTTGGGCGACGAACAAAAGAAACGTGTATATGATTTACAGCAAAATGGGGGTATGTTTCGAAATAATCCAGGATTTAACAATAATTTTCAACATAATAATATGAATGATGTTATGTCTATGTTTTTCCGGGATGGATTTCCAGGAAATCCAAATATAAATTTAAATCCAAAAAAAGGACCAAATGGAAACGCATCATTTAAGGTGTTTTATAATAATAAACCCGTCCAACGAAAACCACCTGTAATTGTAGAACAAGTAAATATTACGTTAGAACAGTCCTATACAGGAGGAGTAGTTCCATTGGATATAAATAGATGGATAACAGTAAACAATGTTAAAACAATGGAAAAAGAAAATATTTATGTCAAGTATCCACGGGGAATAGACAACAACGAAATGATTTTACTAAAAGGAAAGGGACATCAATTGGATAATGGAGCAATCGGCGATGTTAAAATCGTATTTAAAATAATAAACGATACGGTATTTATCAGGAAAGGGGTCGATTTGATATACAATAAGGTTATAAGTTTAAGGGAATCGCTAACCGGATTGGAAATGAATATAGATCATATTAATGGGAAAAAATACAAGGTAGATACGGTAAATAATTTTTGTATTATAAACAACGATTCCAAAACAAGTTTACCCAATTTAGGGATGACCCGTGAAAATGTTACAGGGAAATTAATCATTCATTTTAAGGTTGAATTTCCAAAAACAATAAATAAGGAAAACAGAGATAAATTAAAAGAATTGTTGTAATAATACAGCAAACATAAATAACATATTTACAAACATAAATAACATATTTACAAACATAAATAACATATTTACAAACATAAATATGTTATTTAATAACATTAGTAAACACACCCGTTTAGTTAACGTACGCGTTTAGTTGGAATTTCAGCAGATACAATATAAATGGAGTTTTCCGTCATAATGATATATTCACCTTCTACTTTGTAAATTTTAGAAATAGGACTGGTGTATTCGTCTTCGCTTTTCACCAATAGTTTTTCACCACTTTCTCGAACTCCAATTAGTACATCCTTATCGCAAGAAGCAGTCCAGTAATCGAACATAATCGGTCTATCTTCTACAATTGCAATTTTAGCACAATGTTGCAAAGTAATACCAGATGGTAGTTTATAATTAGCGGCAGTAGTAGTGGCAGTGGTCGATTGAGAACTCGATTGTTCGGTTTCCATATTTATATAAGATAAATATAAACCTTTAAGTTAATATTTATATAATAAAATATATTGTATGTAATATGGAAAATAATGGAGATATGATATTAAATAAAAAAAACTATCTACAAATTGAATTTGATAAAAAATCAATCCGACAAATCTATATATTATTTATTAATGTTGTTTTTGAATATTTAAAATCGTTTAAAAGTATTATAGATACTAAGCATAAAAAATACTCCGTTGCTGTAATTAAAAGGGGAATATCCATGTTGAAAAATGTAATGAATGTATTATTTGTGTATACCAGAAATATGGATATGATATACAAACATTTAAACAAATCATTTTTATATTATATTGAATTTATAGAACAAATAGGCGAAGAAGGCAATACGTTTCTACAATTGTCGTCCAAAGATGCGGTGTTATTTGTATACAAGAAAACATTATTTGAAATCAATACGGACTATAAAAAAAACATGGAATATACAAAAGAAGAACGTGGTGTAATTAATACAATTTTGGATACATTAAACATGTTTATATTTATTACTGAATATGTACTGTTTGAAAATAAAGATTCATTGGAAGACATAAATTCTAGTTTCGTACATAAAAAGATAAATAAGATCATAGAGAGATATATAAAAAAAATACACATACAAAACCTGAATGTAATGACTTCAGATCTATTTTACCATTTAGTATTAAACGATATCCCTATAAATACGATATTGTCTACGTTGGATACATTTTTGCATAAAATAAAATTATCCAACAAACATATATTTAATGAAAATTTAATAAAAACCCCGGTTAAAAAGGATTTACATTCTACAAAATATGTAAATCTCTTACTTAATAAAATATAAGAATATTAGACTGTTTGGTCGATTTTAACCATAATAGTTTTCTTTTTTAATTTTTTCTTTTTCTTTTTCTTACCGTTTATCGGGTTTTCTATCGATATATATATATTTTTAAACTCTGTCATTAATATATTTTTTAGGAACCTGTATACTGTGTATAATACATCTTCGTTACAATGTCCTACGATTAAAATACTACCAGTTCGAAATATCATAAACGACACTTCAACGCATCTTGATTTATTTTTCTTCATGTTTGACTTTTCTTTAAAACCACACTTCGGAGTACAAGTACAAATACCATTATTATTAGAATTATGATAATATTTACATTGTATGCCTGGATAAGAGCATGCATCGAAAAGACTATGAATATTGTATGTGTATTTAAGTATATTAAATAACTTGTCTCTGTTTATGTAGTAATTGCACTTAAAATTCGAGTTTATCAATACATTTTGGATATCTGTTTTGTTGTATGTGACAGGTGTATTGGAGAGTTTCGTCATTAGACAACATAACTTTTCCAGGGCATAATACATCATCTCGTCTTGTTGTATTCCTGGTATTTCTAATTTACCAGTATTGAATATTTTTAAATGGACTTCGCGAAATTGTCCTTTGTATAAAATTCTATAAATAATAGCAAAACAATTGTAGAAAGCGCTTTTTTTCTTTTTTCGATTGTTTAATAAATCCTTTTTTGACATTCCAATCGTGATTTTCCGAATATCTTTGTATTTCCCTTCATTTTTGTTAGTATTTTTATTGATTGTGTATACATCGATAATATTGGTATTCTTAGAAGCGTCATCGATTGATTCTTCCAGAGATTTTGTCTGTTCTTCGTCTTCACAACTTACTTTAATTGTTTTTTTAATAATGCCTTCTTGTGGTAAATGATAGTTTAACATAGGAAGTTTCCAAAATATCTTAAATATATCTACAGGATCGTTTAAATAACAAATCTTCGTTTTTGTAGAAATGTAAATATCACTACACTCTGGTTTTATCAAACATTCAGTTTGTTCCGTTGTGTTCGAGTTGGCATCCGTTTCATTGTATTCTGTAAAATTTAACCATTCTTGCTCTAAATCATTCATTACGTTAATTCTGTCGATTTCTTTAAATTATATTTTTATATCAATTTATTTTTGATATAAAACCCAAGTATATTTATAAGCAATATTTAAACAAATTATAACGATTATAACTATCTATATGAAAAACTTATACTTAATAAGTGCGTCTTTTTTTGAATATATAATATTATGTGAAATCTTCTCTAATTATGAAAAAAACACAAAACAACGACAGGTTGCGTATTGTAGAAGTATTCAAAACTTTTTCATACTATTGTGTATTAATGGAATATTGCCGTTCGATTCAATACGCCCTTCTGCCGCCAATCAATATACAGCATATCAATATACCGCATTATTGGTGTGGTTTATTCTAGCGGATATTATTTTTACAATAACACATCGGTTATTGCATACTAAAAAATTATATTGGATACACAAACAACATCATACAAATAACCCTAGTTATTCAACCTCTACGTTTGATTCTCATATTGTCGAATTTTTATTAGGTAACGTTTGTACCGGAGTATTACCAATGATTATATACAAAGGCACCGATACAGTTCAAACCTTATGGATTACAGTAGCAATATTAAATACTGTAATAAGCCATACAATAGAAGGACCCCATTTAATTCACCATAAATTGTTACGTTACAATTACGGTCAAGGATTTTATTTATTAGACAGAATATTCAATACATATAAAGATCATTAGATTATCCATTAGTATATAGTGGAATTAATTTAATAATCTATAACAAGGTCTACACAACGCCATATAAATATTATCGTTTCCTACTACTATTTGTCCTCCTTCTTTAACCATGCGATGAGTGAACAACGACTTGCGTTTTTTACAATGATTACATATTCCATTTACCTTAACAACCTCGTCTGCCAATGGAATAATATCCAATATAGAACCGAACTTTTTTCTTTGGTAGTCGCCGTCTAATCCACACACAAATACGATTTTATCAACCGATAGCATATCATTTACAAAATCATATAAATCATCGAAGAATTGTCCTTCATTAATAAACAATACCTTATGGTCGTGAACCTTTTCTTTTATTTTAAACAAACTCCTTGAATTGATAGAGGGAATTTTATTTTGGTTGTGATTCGATACCACCCCATCTCCATAACGGTCGTCTATAGAATGATTTATAGCAATACATTTGTAATCCATCGATCGATATTTATTAAATTCATTAATAATATTTGTAGTTTTGCCAGCAAACATCGGTCCCAATATAACTTTTAAATACCCCCCTTCAAATACAGCAGCCATTCTTTTATAATAAATGATAAAATATGTTTATCTTATATTTTATGTTTTGATAAATTCAATTTAAATATAAAAAGAGAATATGTATTAATATGGATAACCGACCGTGGGTAGAAAAATACAGACCAACTACATTTGAAAATATTGTTTTAGACGATACAAATAAAACTATACTTGAAAATATCATCGTAAAAAATATATTTCCCAATTTACTATTTTATGGACCACCAGGTACGGGTAAAACGACCACTATTATTAACTTAATTAACAAATACCAAGAAATATACAATCAAAAAGACAAATCATTAAAAATTCATTTGAATGCGTCCGACGACCGTGGAATTGAAGTAATACGAAATCAAATAAATAATTTTGTAAATACCAAAACGTTTTTCACGCAAGGGTTAAAGTTTGTAATATTGGATGAAGTCGATTATATGACAAAAAACGCACAACAGGCATTACACTATCTAATTCAACAATATTCCAATAATATTCGGTTTTGTTTAATATGCAATTATGTTAGTAAAATAGATACTGCGTTACAAAATGAATTTATACACCTTCGATTTTCACAACTACCAAAAAAACATATATTTTCCTTCCTGAAAAACATCGTAACAAAGGAAAATGTAAGTATAACAAATAGTAGTATCAATTCGATATTAAATATATATAAGTCTGATATTCGTAGTATGATTAACTTTATACAGTGTAACCACGACGACAGTGGATTAAATGTAAATATAATGACTAATAAAAAATGGGAAAGTTTTATACGTTATCTGAAAAAATCAAATAACACAAAAAATAAGGAAAATTACGTAAAAAAAATCTGTCTAGACCATAATATGGACGTGAAAACGTTTATATTGGATTTTTTTACATATATTATACATTTGCAAAAACAATTTTTAAATAGAAATGAACTTAAATCAATCGAGTTTATATGTCATACCGATACTAGGGACAAATTTTTACTAAATTATCTTATAACATTTATAAATAACAAAGTTGAATGAGATACGATTCAATTATTTAGCATTTGACATAATAATAATTGTATCTTTTTTTCAATTTGTTTATGAAAAAATTAGGCGACGTATTGTCGGGATTGAAATTATTGCGTTTCAAGGCATATTCTTTTGAAATTTGTTTAAAATCAACATCTGTTTTTTTATTGGCGAGGTTGGCTTTTCCAGGCAACTGTTTTTCAACACTTGATAGCACTGGTTGCATTTCAGCAATCATAATAACATAATAACAGAAAAAAAAAATAAACGGTAATCCATTTATAAATAATAAAGTTAACTTAAATGTTAATTAAAAGTATTTAAAAAATCAATTACTTAATTAACATATAATGTCTACAGATAAAGACCCCATTAAGAAAAAGAAAAGAGGGAGAAAGCCTAAGAAGAAACCAGAAAGTGACGAAGTTAAGGTACCGAAAAAGAGGGGTAGGAAACCGCGTGGCGGTAAAATCGTTAAAAAAACACCAGACGTGTGTATATCTAAAAAGGTGATAGAAGCAAATATTATTTTACATTTAAAATGCAATACGAGTGATTTGAATAGAAAAACAAGTTCAATGTTAAACAACAAATATGACCCGGAAATAAGACAACCCGACCCCTTTTCACTTACATCAAATCAAAAATTGTCTAGTTTGCCGTTTGAAAATATTGGTAATAATAGTTCGTTAAACAATACGATTATTTCTCAACAATCCGATCAAAACCATCTAGGAGTTATGAAAAACAATAAATTAACATTTACGAACAGTTCATTAAAATCATCGATTTCTTTAAAACCAACACCTGATGAGAATAAGGAACAAACGGATGATGTAGATATTAAAATGGTTTGGAAAAAATTATCAAATTTAAAACATCAATTGCGTTATAATACGCTTCCAGATAAACGGTCGTCGTGTTTCTGGTGCACGTGTTCGTTTGATAATCCGGCAATCTATATACCTTCTAAAATAAGAAAGGGAATATATGATGTCTATGGGTGTTTTTGTAGCCCTCAATGTGCGGTTGCCTTTTTACGAAAGGAACCACTCGACCATTCCGTTCTATGGGAACGATACTCAATGATAAATGATTTGTACGGTAAAATTTTTGGTAAAAATATTAAACCAGCCCCATGTCCGTATTACACGCTTAATAAATATTATGGAAATTTGACAATACAAGAATATCGGAAATTATTAAACAACGATAAACTGTTGATGATTGTAGACAAGCCGATGTCTAAAATATTGCCAGAACTTTACGAAGACAATAATGAATTGCCAGACGTTAATAATAATTTATTATCAAAAGAGATTAAAAATACAAATTACCGTCTCAAAAGCAAAAATTTGAAACGAGAAAGAAGAAATATATTTAGCCAATAGTACATTTTTTTATATTAAATTTTTATAAAATATTCAATATATATATAATAAGAACCATGTCCGGAAGAAATAAGACAAGAAAAAGAACACGACAATTAACGCCACCTAGAAAAAAAAAGAATAAGACTGTAAAATCAAATCAATCTAGTTATTTGAATGATGTTGCAAGTTTTATTTTCGATCCATTTTTGTCTAGAGAAAATCAGTTTAAACCGAAAAGAAGGGCTGTAAAATCTAAAAGCAAGACCCCAAAAACGTCGCGTCCATACAGTTATGTTAAACAGAGTCCACCAAAACCAAAGGCACAACATAAATCGCGTCCATACAGTTATGTTAAACAGAGTCCACCAAAACCAAAGGCACCGCGCACGTCTCGTCCATACAATTATGTTAAACAGAGTCCACCAAAACCAAAGGCACCACGCACGTCGCGTCCGTATAGTTTTAAACCAAAAACACAAAGAAGGACACAGAGACCTAAAAACAAAACACAAAAGAAGAAGACGCCACCCAAGAAGAAGACGCCAACGCCCCCACCAAAGAAGAAGACGCCACCAGCCCGTGATAATTCACCCTCATGGTCTAAGGGTGCTATAGATCATAACAAGGCTTATAAAATTCTAGGGATTACTAATAGGTACACAAAGACAGAATTAAAGAAAGCATATAGGAAATTAGCAAGAAAATACCACCCGGATAAAAATCCACAAAATAGAGACAAAGCGGCCAGAAAATTTAAACAGGTTAAAGATTCATTCGATCTTCTTAATGGCGCGTTTATGTAAGAATTAAACTACTTCTTCTATTTTAATAGTTTGCTCGTCTGTTGTTGACTCATTTGTACTATTATCCGAAACTTCATCGTTTGTTTTGGTCGATTCGTCGTTTGTTTGTTGTTGTTGTTGTTGTCTATTAGCAGCCTGTTGATTAAATACATTCATATACTGATTGTACCGTTTTCTATTTTCAAATTTAACATATACCTCATCCATAAAGTTTCGTATCTCTCCCATCATCTGTTGGTTTAACGTTTTTGTGTCGGTTTTCTTAGGTTTGTTGTTAAAATTTGGATTTAAATATTCCTTAATAACATTGATATAATTATTATCCCATTGTTTTAATTTTTCTTCTACCTGTTCTTCGGTATAATCGGTCTGTCTCATCACAAGATTGACTATTTCTTGTTTTCTCGTAGATTTACTCATATAATATTAATTAATAATTTATTAAATAATATTAAACGGATTTCAAACAGATATTTATATGCAAAATTCAATTGAAATTACTAAAATAGTGGAGGATGTTAGTTATATTATATCATCCAAATTAAAAGATGCTTTAAAACCTGTAATTGAAAATCAGAATAATACTGAAAATGCTATTATGAGTTTACCATTCATCCAAACGATTGTAAATGAGAATAGGGAATTGAAGGTTAAAAATGCTGAATTGGAAACTAAATTAGCAGTTGTAAGAGAGAATTACAAACGATTGTTTTTATCCAATCAAACAAAAAACCATAGTGTTACAACACCTGGAAATAATATTAGTCTTGAAATCGAGGAATACAATATAAGTAAACAAGATTATGATTCCATACAAACTATAGAAAAAGAAATAATAGAGTTGAATAAGAATGATTTCGATATTTCAGATGATAGCAATATGGAATCCAATCAATCTGAGACGGATGAAGATGATGATGAAGATGATGATGAAGACGACGAAGCAAAACAACGTGAATTAATTGATATTATGAGAAATGAACCAACCTTATGCAGTAAAGCGGTTATAAATTATAAACTATTTTATAAAATGAAGTTAAGTCCAAGTATAAAGGACGTGTACGATTCATCTGCTGGAATATATGGATGGGGTAGAGCAAACATTCAATCTACTGACACAGACAACGCAATAAGTGATAAAGAAACAAAGACGATTGTAGTCGATGTGAAACAAGAAGATGGGGAAGTAGATAAGGAAAAAGAATTAGCAGAATTAAAGACTAATTTAAAAAGAAATGAAGAGGTAGAAGAAGAAGAGGAGGAACAGGAAGAAGAAGTAGTAGAAGAGGAAGAGGAACAGGAGGTTCAGGAAGAAGAAGTAGAAGAAGAGGAAGAGGAACAGGAGGAACAGGAAGAAGAAGTAGTAGAAGAGGAAGAGGAACAGGAGGATCAGGAAGAAGAAGTAGAAGAAGAGGAAGAAGAAGTAGTAGAAGAGGTGGTAAAAGAGGAGGAAGAAGAGGTGATAGAAGAGGATGAAGAAGAGGAAGAAGAAGAGGAGGAAGAAGAGGAAGAAGAAGAGGAAGAAGAGGAAGAAGAAGAGGTGGTAGAAGAGGAAGAAGAAGAGGTGGTAGAAGAGGAGGAAGAAGAGGAGGAAGAAGAAGAAGAAGAACAGGAAGAAGAGGAGGAGGAAGAAGAACTGGAGGTAGAAGAAATTATGATAAAGGGGAAAATGTTTTATACTGATTCATCTCAAAGCGGTGATATTTATAGAGTAGGAGAAGATGGAGATATTGAAGATATTGTTGGTAAATTTAAAAATAGTCAAGCAATTTTCTATTAGTATATATATAATAATAAATGTTGCAAAAATTATGCCCCCCTGCTTTAATTTATCTAATATTTTCGATAACACAAATAACAATTGATGTTTTCAAACGAGACTACAATGTTGCCCTTGTAAAAATGGCGGTTGCTTTTATTTTTACAATCTTGTTGAATTATCTATGTAGCGCTGGTTTAGGCATCGTATCATGGATAATTGTATTTATTCCATTTATTTTAATGTCTGTTATCGTATCTTATATTTTAACCTTCTTTGGATTGGATCCGAAAACAAAAAAAATAAGAATTTTACAAGATGGAGAACAATTGATACATCGAGAAGAAAAAGAAGAAGAGAAAAGAGAAGATTTGACTGCTCCAGTCTTATCAAATATATCAGCAACGTATTCTGAGCCAGATAATAGGATAGTAATAAATTATACCAGTAGTAAACATGGACGTGCCTGGTGTAAATCAATAAATAAAAAAGACAAGCGAATTCCAACAATTGCCGAAATAAAAGAAGAACAATCTCAAACCATGTTATTGGGTGATGATAACTTTGCCTATATTGATGATTATTTAGATGGAGAATCATACGATGTTTATATTTATGCCGAAGATAACGCTTCCAATGGTATGTCTAAAAAGGATTTTATCGCCACCAAACAGACTGTAAATACAGATAGCGAATCGGGAAGTTCAAATGTGATGGGATTTCAAAATATAAAACAAGCAGTAGGAAACTTTTTCAGCAGTAATTCTGAAAAATACAAAGAACGCAAACGACACGTATCGCATATTGAAAAAATATTGAATGAATTAAATGAAAACGATAATGTCGCTTACTTTTTGTCTCAGTCTGAAGCCTGTCTTAATAAAAAAAAGGATACTGAATATGAAAAATGTTTAAAACGTGTTATTCAAGAGGTATACGCACGTATAAATAGTACAGAATCCAAAGAAAGATTCATCGATAAATTGCACAATAGTAAAATAAATGTAATTGGAATTACCAATACGTTAATTTAAATTGAAAAATAACTCAAATATATTAAATTTAGTAAAAACTAATTAAATTTAATATATAATATTAATACATAATGTTAATGCTACTTACTTTTGGGGGTGGATTTATTATATTTTTGTACTACTTATTTGATAACGAAGGGTTTAATACCAATATGTACAACGCTTACTTTACAGGTTTAAATACGTATCATTATTATGCTATTCAAGCAGAAGGTATTTTTGAATACTACAATAATCTTGTCATACAAGACGCTCAATCGGATCCTTCACAACAACAATCCAATACAAATATAATTGTTTCAACCGATGATAATATACATGAAAATGAAATAATCTATTCTTATTATCCATACGTAACGCAACATACTCTTTCTTATTATAATTACATTCCAAATATTAACATGATCGACACATCCAAAAACCCGATATTGTTTCTAAGATCATATGTAAACGACGATTATAAATACCTCCAGTTTAATGATATTTCATTAAATTTAAATAAATTTCTACCAATTAAAACGATTAATAATGGGCTATTTCTTCAAATTGAGTTTATTTATGACGGAATTACATATGACATATCACTTAATTCTATAGCACCATTTTTAGTAAACAATAATTATATTTTTAATAAAAAATTCACAAAATGGTTTGCTCAAGAACAATTTCATATCAATGTGGAAGAATCTTATACGATTAAGATAATAGATGAGTCTATTAACATGTTTGAATTTAATGAAAATCAATATATATGTTTAGAAAACGATTCATACAGCATTAAAGAAGTAACGGAACAATAATAGTATAAATCACCTTAATAAAATACATAAATTACAAAATCCTTAATAGATATTTATTAATAAAAAGAATATAAATATTCATTAATAAAAAGTATATAAATAAATATTTATTTAATTATATTATAATGGAATTGATACAATCCATCGAAGATGCTTCTTCATCATATAGCTCCCAAGTCCATCCCCTTATTGATAAATGGGTTTTATGGGCGCATTTACCACATAATACAGACTGGAGTCTAAAAAGTTATATTAAATTGCAATATCTCAAAACAGTAGAAGATGTTATTAGTATAACAAATGCTATCCCTGAAAAAATGGTGAAAAATTGTATGCTTTTTTTGATGAGACAAAATATCAATCCTGTATGGGAAGACCCTCTTAATTGTAACGGAGGATGCTTCTCATTTAAAGTTTTAAACAAAAACGTTCTCCAAGTTTGGAAGGATTTATCTTATTCTATTACCGGAGAAACCTTATCCAAAAACAAGGACTTCATGGATAATATAAATGGGATTACAATTAGCCCTAAAAAATCTTTTTGTATTATTAAACTATGGACGAAGACCCTTGATTTTCAAAATCCTCGAGATATTAATCCAATAGAAGGGTTACAGGTGAACGGGTGTTTGTTTAAAAAACACAAATCTAGTTATTAAATTATTATATATTCTTTTTTATATAATAATCTCGAATATTGAAATGGAAATACCGAAGTTTATAATAAGTTTTCTACGCGCGTCACCGACCGTATCATTTGTAATAGCATTATTGTTGTTTTTTATTACCAGTTCAGACATATATCTTTTTTTAGTAGTGTTAATATTTTTAGGTGAGATGTTAAACAACATATTAAAACACGGTGTATTTAAGCAAATAATGAAAAAAAATAAATGGCCTATATTAGGATATGGTATTCGCCCGGCTGATTCAAAAAATTCATCGCAATTTGGAGACATTAATTTGCCACCGCGCAAACACACATACGGTATGCCGTCCGGTCACGCACAAACCGCTTTACTTTTTGCTACTTTTGCAATAATGTTAATTACAGATTATCACTCGTCTACATTGCCAAATTATATTCAATATGTTCTACTATCTACCGTTGTTATCTTTACTGTATCTGTATTATGGTCTCGTATTTATTTAAAATGCCATACTATACAGCAAATAACGGTCGGTTCCGTTATTGGTGGATTATTGGGATATTATGGATATGATTTTTTCAAGAAAGAAAGTGTTTTATAATATCGGTTCGTTTGTGTAACATTCGTAGACTGCTTGTAGAAGAAATTCCTCGATCACCGGCAAAGAGCAATTCTGTATATTCCGGACACAAACAGTACACCGGTATATCGTGTTTTTTTGCTCTTAAACAAAATATAATATCCTCTCCTGTTTCTACCGTTGGTAACTTATCATTGAATAAGATATACAAAGACGATTTTCTAAATGACATACCACCGCATAAATAGTCAACGTTTAAAAGTGTTTTCTCTCCCAAATCCTTCGCAATATCTTCTTCTTCGTTATAATGAACTTTTTCCTTTACATAGTTCGCAGGAAAAGGTTGTATTACATCATTGAAATTAATATTTTTTGAATATAAATCAACATTATTATAATTATACGATACCCCCTTCACTTTTTTTTGGACCATCCAATTGGGGTATACAAATAAACCATTAATATCCATTTTCTTATCGTCGAGTATCCATCCATATTGACCTAAAATACAGTCCTTTCTTTTTAAAACCTGTAATGTTCTTTTTATAAAATCTTGATTGGGAAATCGGTCGTCGTCCAATACAATAATATACTCTGTTGGTGCTGTTAAGGCTAATTGATACCGTCCTATATACTTAAAATTGTAATCCGAAGAAATAAAATGTAAGTGTTGAAACTTATCCTTCCATTTTAAGAAAGCATTTAATAGGGTATCGTCCTTACAACCAAGAAAACATCCCCATACATATTTTGGAGGAGTAGATTGAAAATGCAATGCTTTCATTAACATATCCAACATATCCACCGGTTTGTTATAAAAATTAAGAATTACTGTAACATCGCTCATATAATAATATTAATCATTATGATTTATATTATTATTATTCTTATTATTATTGTTATATTATTGTTATTATTATTGTTATATTATTGTTATTGTTATTATTATTGTTATTATTATTGTTATATCTTAATAAATTTCCATTCACGATGATGACCTTTACACAAAATAATACATGGTGTACCAAAACGAGCATTATTCTTAGTGACGTATTTATTCATATACTCCTTTTCTGATTCGTTAACACCATCTTTGTATTTATAAAGAACCGGCATGCTTGCGGTATCCGGCCACCATTCTGGCTTTGATTTAACATTATTTTCAGAATAATATAATTTATATTCCAATGATGTAAATTCGTCGTCATTTGTTATTAAAAAGTTATCATCGACCGTGACATTTACAGTAGTATGATTCATTTCATTTTGAATACTGCTGTGTAAATTTATCGCGTCCGATAGCATTAGATTTTTTTTAATTGTCATATGAGGGGTTACCGCACGATTTATATGATACCAAAAACTATTTTCTGGAAGCAACCATACACAATATTTATAGTTAGGATATATTATCTCCGGTTTATCGATATTGTTTTTTTTTGTATTTTCTAAAGACATATACATTAACTTTGTATTTTTTTATAACAAATAAATTATTTATTGCGCCTGCTTTTTAGTTCGTTGTTGAAATCTCGTTCCGTTAATTTATACCCCCAATGTTGCAATGTTTGGCGGATGGCAGGGCTAATGCTATTGTCATTCCATTTAGTTTCATCTCCCTTTTTCATAATCTGTGTAATCAACCACTTTCTAAAACGCCCCTTTACGCCTGTTAACTTTTCCCACCTACTTATTTGACGCTTATCATCATCACTACGCCTACCATTAAAAAATTCACAATACCATTGTACCCATCCGTATGGGTCTTGTTTATCGATCCATCCTTTTGTTTCCCAAAACTGTAGACTTGTACCAACCTTAATCTTATATTTATTGATATTTATATCATAGTCTTCCATTGGTGTTGTCAAATGATGTTCCGGTATACCAGCCCACCAATTAGTCGGATACCGTTTATGGTAATTTCTAAGTGTCTTCTTGTAGAATTTACTTTTGATCGGACGCCAGTATGTCCCTCCAAAACTTCCCATTTTAAACATCTCACTAGGACTTAAATTAGGAGCAAAAGTAGGGAAATCTTTAAAATAATATACATTATTTTTCTTAGTTGGTAGTTTCATTTTTTTAGTCCGTTTCTTACTTTTTTTCATCCCCTTTCTACCTCCTTTTATAGATGTTTTAGGAACGCGTCTGGTACCATGTTTATGTTTTTTCTTTGCTAAATTAGCAAGTTTCATCGCTTTACCTGTTAGAGAGCAATATTCTTTTATTACACTGTAATCAACAGCAGCAGCCTTCCCTCCTGTTATAGCGCTTGCTAATCTAGCATACCCCCACGAATGCGCGGTTTGATTTGGACGACTACCACTTGAATAATAAGCCCCTTGTCCTTTTTTAACTATTTTGTCTAATCCTTCTTTAGAGCATCCGGTTGCTTTTTCAAGTTCCTTACTTGGTTGAATAGGAGTTAAATTATATATCTTTTCAGCCTTAATAATATGTTTGCTTTTCTTAGACTTGAACGACTTCACCTTTTTCCTAGTGTAATATTTTTTATTCTTGTACGCTTTTTGTGATTTTTTTAATTCTGTCGATGCCTTTTTTTTGTCTTTTTTTGTTAATTTTTTGGGAATATATTTAATAGGAACAATATCTTTCATATAAAATAACAAAAGAGAAAATATAATACTATATAAAATATGATAACGGATGTATGTAAAAAATATAATAATAATGCAACGTGTTATGTAAATTATACGTTGAGAACATGGAGTGTACTAACCATACTTACGTTGCTTGCTTTATATTTTTTAAACGTAGATAAAAAATTAATGCATATTTTCATTTGCGTATTAATGTTAAATAGTATACTTGGTAGTTTATTATTAAATGTTTTGGTTCGAGAAAAAATATTAGAGATATTTGGTATTTCTTACCCCATTCTGTTATTGTTTGATGCCGTGATACATATATTACCATTTTTACTCATTTACAACTATTACACTCCACCCAAACTGTCGGCAAATGAAATTATATCGGGTATTCTGTTAATAAGTGCTTTATTTTTAATATACGATAAAGTAATTGGGTTGAAAAATGTGTATATATCAATAAGTATTATTAAGCCTCCTACTGAATTTGCTATTGGCTTATATTTGTTTTTGTACTCTGGTGTCTTGTATTTTTACAAATAAACAATTTTACAAATAAACAATTTTACAAATAAACAATTTTACAAGTAAACAATTTTACAAATAAACAATTTTACATATTTAATAAATTATAATATCCTTAATTTATTAAATCCTATTCTTATTTCAACAACAATTGTCCGCGTCAAATAATTACAAAGAAGGCAACGGTGCCAAACACAATTTAATTTCTCCCAAAGAAGCAACACTGTAGCGTACGATTAATGGAATGTTGTTTTCTAAATACATTTCAATACTATTACACAAATTCGTACATTTAATAAAATAACTAAGATTTTTCAAAGAAAATTCACCTTGTATAATCTGATCTTCTTCTTGTTTTTGAATAAATTCCATATTCCCATCGCATTCGGACCGCCGCAGAGTACACGAAGCAAATGGACCATTGCAACTAAAAATTAACTCATTTCCTATTGATTTAATTTCCAACCTATCCGACAAATTACTCAAATCCCTTACAATTTTTTGAAAATCACTCGAAGGCATATTTAAAATCGAAGAGTATTTGATTTTTGGTAACTCTAAATCGTCGTCATCTGGTTCAATTAATCTCAATTTTTGGTCCTTACATTGTTTGATATCCCCATTTTCAAACTTCAATCCCAAATGGTCTACAATCCCATCGTTGTAATCATTTTCTTCGATGTAAATAGTTAGAGTATCGTCATTGTCTATTGAATTAATAAGTTTAAACAATTGAAACATATTTACACCTATTACAATTTTTGGGTATTTACAATAATAATATTCAAACTTGTCTGCCTGTAAAAATAAATGCGCCAAAATAGTATGCGATTTATCCATATTTACGATACGAATACCGTCTTGTTGAAAAATTATATTTGTTTCCAATAAAATATCCTTTAAAGCAGTCATCAACGTTCGAAATGGAGGAATCTGTATTGTTTTAATTTCCAGTACATTTGTATTATCTGACATAATATATTAAATTAACAATAATCTTTAAATACTAAAAATATTTAATATTCAAACGCACACGCTAAATTATTAAATTGAAATATATAATTATTATATGAAATAACCATATACATAAGTTTAATACATAGTAAATTGTATTTCAATCAACTATTAAATTATTTATACCATAAATTAAACTTATTCTTACAAAAAACACACTTTATTTGTATTTATTTAAACAAATCAATCAAAACTATATATAGAATGTTTAAAAATTGTTGCTGTTTCTTGTATATATTTCGAAAACGGCCAGTCAAACAAAATGCAGATATGTTTTCAGGAATTGTTTTACCCATAAATTCACATCCATCCACTACAAATAAAATGGGTAAATATAAAATCAATCCTACACACGAAATTGATTTTAAACCTGAAAATATAAAAGAAGTATTGGGTGAAGGAGGGGCTAGTATTGTATATAAATATAAAGTAGACAATAGGGTAATTGCTTGTAAAAAACTATCAAAATCATTAAGAACTGTAAAACATGAAATAAAAATCATGTCTTCGTATAAAGATAATGTGTATTTGCCAAAATATTTCGGATGTCATTTTGAAAATTGCGATGCAGAACAAGATAATAACCTTAGTATTCCATTGAATAGTTGTCAATATATATTTATGGAATATTGTCCCGGAAAAGAATTGTTTGAAATGTTAAAACGAAATTATAACTATATTCGTATTATAGATATAATTCGTCAGTTAGTATCGGCAATAAGTCATCTACAAAAACATCGTATTATTCACGCCGATATTAAATTGGAAAACATTATTGTAAATAAGCATAATAAAATAAAGTTGGTAGATTTTGGTTTATCTCGAAAAGTTTTAAAAAACAAACAAAGTGTATTATTGAATAAATATATTGGAACGATTGGTTATGTTTCTCCAGAGGTTATGATAGATAATTACATGACTTATAAAACTGATTTGTGGAGTGTTGGAATTGTTTGTTATATGTTGATAAATAACACACATCTATTTAATGTAGTCGATAGACAATCCTATAAAACACAACTAGTATGTCTAGATGAAATCTTAACCAAAGGACTGTTTATTTACAATAGCTCCGTACCCAATTTGGCATATGTAAAAATTCTATCCTTTATGACAAAAACAATATGTCGCGATGAAACAAGAATGACAACAAAGGAATGTTTAAATCATCCAATATTCTCGATACTAAAAAGGGAAACAAATAAATTTTAACATGTTATCGCCATAGCAAATATAGATTATTATTATTATATATTAAAAAAAACACCTGTTTTTAATATATTACAACTAATGTCTCATCATAATGTTAAATTACTAAATGATATTAACTTTAATTTTGTTAATATTCTAGAAAAATATTCAAACAACGTAAAAGTATTGAATAGGATAAATAGTTATATAAAAGAAAGCCTGGAAACTCATCTAAATAAGATACACAGAGAAGTGGAGAATTTGGATAAAATAGAAAAGGAAAAAAACTATTTTATTAATAAGTTTTTATCTAGTATGGAAAATATTTTTTATTATATTGAAGCAAATGATAGGTTTATACATTACGACATGAAGCATTATAAAATATTTGAAGAAGATGAATTATGCAATCAAATATACAACGATATAATGGAAAATCATAACTCGTTACATTCGTTAAAATTCGACGTATTAACAGATATTATTAATGAGTTGAAAACACACACAATATTTACATGCTTACCAGAGTCTTACACGATTCAAAGCACTATTAACTATTTGATGACATATTTTTTTAGTTCGAAGGACGATGCTAAGTATTTTTGCTGTATAATAGGAGACATCGTTTTAAATAAATCGATTGATGTTAATATATGTATAAACGATAATCTACACTATTTTATTTCGACATTTGAAGCAATAATTCAAAAAGTGTTGGGTGAAATATATCCAAATAATTTTGACGAGTATTTTTTATGCAATACAATAATAAAATCAAAAAAAATAGAAGATCATCGTATTTTGAAATCCACTACAGAAAACCAACATTATTTATGGAATGATTTTTTAAACAAACATGCGATTGATTTACTCGCGGTATGTATTCATTACTCAAGGCGATACATAAACTCTGAAAATTACTTAACACATCATAAAAATAGTAAAACTATATTGTATTTAAAAAATAACACCTCTGTAAAAATGATTGAAGACTTTTGTTTAAATAGTTTAAACGTCAAGAAGGACAGTTCTATAAATTATGAAAATATGGACTATTTATGGCACCGTTTTCTTAAAAAAAACCATATACCTGGTAATCTAATAACACATTCTACATTTCACAAGACTATTAAAACGTACGTCCAATACGACCATTTAAATAAGCAATATCTATCTATATTTCACGCCAACGGTTCTATAATTCAGGATGTAAAACATTTTTTAAAAACAGAATTAGTAAATGACGTCGAAGATGAATTAGAAATAAGTGAATTAATCGCGATATTTGAAGAACAACATTATTCTGTAAACGAAGATACAATGATAGACCTTGTTAAATATTTTACCAAATGTAAACTTACGATAGACAATAAACTAATTAAATCGACTAGATGTAAATTATGGGATAAAAAAGGTGAATTAAACACATTTATTTCTATTATGAAACAAGGCGCTACTTCAAATTACCCCATCACAACTGATTTATCATTCAATACGATTTATACTAAATATTGCAAATATACTTCAAATAATGGTAATGTTTCTAAAATAGTAACAAAAAAATATTTTGTAGATTATATTATTAATACAATACCTAATGAGTTTATTGTATTCAATAAAGTAATAAAGGATTTTTGGTATTAAATAAATTTATATAAAATAATTAATGTATTAATTATTTTATTATATTAACGTGCGTTGGAATCGAGACCTATTTACTTCTTCTTCTTGGAGCTCTTACCTCTCTTCTTCTTGGCGGTCTTACCTCTCTTCTTCTTCTTCTTCTTAATAGCACCGAATTTACCCTTGCGAGTAAAATAACCCTTATCCGTAAGACGCTTCAACATCTGTGGACCCTTGGCACTTTTAGCACGGGATACAATCTTTCCGTGTTTGTTTTTCTTTAAATTCTTCTTAGTCAAACCTCCAGTGGTTTTGTATGCTGTCTTATGCATAACTTGTGCACGGGAACCAACAAGAACTGGATATTTTTCTCCTTTTACGTGGTACATACCATCATCGCTTTTATGGGCTCTTTTCACCATTATATAGTAAACATAGAAAAAATCTTTAGAGTAAATGTTTACAATAAAATTATAAATATAAAAATATATTCTAAATTATATTCAATAACGATGGCTAATGAAAAAGTCAATTTTCATCTTAATCGTCGAGATATGAATAGTGCTAAATCAGAAATAATGGAAATAGAGGATTTATTAAATCAAGCAAAAACGCAATATAAAAACGTATTTAATGAAGACTATGATATTAAATGGTATCATTACATTACAAACGCATTCCAATGGTTTAATCCATTAAATTATATTCAATCCGCTCTAAATTTTGATATGGCATACTATAAATACGCCCAAGAAGACACGTTTACTGAAGGTTATCATATGTATTCATCTGTGTATGGAGATTTTAATAGTGAATATGATATAGATGATTTAATAAGTGATAGTGAAGAACATATCGAATAAATGGCAATATCGAATAAATCGGTAATATCGAATAAATCGGCAATATCGAATAAATCGGTAATATCAAAAATAATATAAATTGATTAAATTGATTTAAAAATATAGTATGGTAATAATTAATATTATTATATATTTATCATGTCTCAAAATCTAGCAAACGAATATCAAAAGAAAACTGACCGCGAACATATCTTAGATGCTCCGGATACTTATATCGGCCAGGTCGATATGGATGAAACCAAAAATTGGCTGCTCGAAGAAAATGGCAATTTCAATTACACTACATATTCATGGATCCCCGGATTGTTTAAATGTTTTGATGAAGGCATTGTAAACGCCAGGGATCATGCCGTGAGAATGTCAGAAAAATCAAAAAAATCAAAGAACATTATACCAGTTAAAAATATAAGTATTGACGTAGACGAAGAAACAGGTGTTATTACTATGACAAATGATGGAAATGGTATTGATGTTGCAAAACATCCTGAATATAATTTGTGGATTCCAGAAATGATATTCGGTCATTTGAGGACGTCTACAAATTATGATAAAAATGAAAAAAAAATTGTAGGTGGTAAGAACGGGTTTGGATTTAAGTTGGTGTTGATTTATTCAAAATGGGGAACTATTGAGACGGTAGACCATATACGAAAAAAGAAATATACGCAACGGTTTGAAAATAATCTCGACACTATCCAACCACCGACTATTAAAAAATCATCGTCTAAACCATATACAAAGGTTAGTTGGCTTCCAGATTACAAACGTTTTGGAATTGAAAAACTTACACCGACCATGTTTCAATTGTTTAAGAAGAGGACATATGACATTGCCGCCGTAACCGATAAACAAGTAGCGGTTAAATTCAACGGCAATACACTTCCTATACGAACATTCGAACAATATATTAATATGTATATTGGGGAAAAAGATCAAACAAAGCGAATTTTCGAATCTCCAAAAGGAGAACGATGGGAATACGCAGTGTGTCTTAGCCCGGTAGATGAGTTTACTCAAATCTCATTTGTAAACGGTATTAGTACAACAAGAGGAGGTAAACACGTTGATTATATTTTAAAACAGATCACTCGAAAAATGCAGACGTATATCGAAAAGAAAAGAAAGGTGAAGGTGAAGGAAAATACAATCAAAGAACAATTGATGTTGTTCTTAAACTGTGTGGTTGAAAATCCATCCTTCGACAGTCAATCTAAGGAATCAATGAATACACCAGTTAGTAAATTTGGAAGTAAGTGTGAAGTGAGTGATAAATTTATAGACAAACTAGCTAAGATGGGAGTTATGGACGCTGCTATTAGTTTGAACGAGATAAAGGATACTAAAGCAGCAAAGAAAAACGATGGTAAAAAGGTTCGTACGATTCGCGGTCTTCCTAAATTGATGGATGCCAATTATGCCGGAACTGCTAAGTCTGCTGAATGCGTGTTGATATTGTGTGAGGGAGATTCAGCCAAATCGGGTATCATGTCTGGTTTGACTAAAGACGATAGAAATTATATTGGCGTATTCCCTCTTAAAGGTAAACTATTAAATACAAAGGATTTACCACAAAAGAAAATAAACGACAACGTAGAAATTACAAATATCAAAAAGATTCTAGGATTGGTAACAAATAAGGCATACGACAAAAAGGAGATCAAAACATTAAGATACGGAAAGGTAATATTTATGACCGACCAGGATTTAGATGGCTCGCATATCAAAGGGCTTTGTATTAACCTGTTCCATAGTCAATGGGGTGATTTATTTAAGGCTGATAAATTTATTGGTTTTATGAATACTCCAATTCTTAAGGCAACGCGTGGTAAGAAGGAGATTAGCTTTTACAACGAGAGTAAATATCAAGAATGGAAAAAGGCCCATAATAATGGTAAGGGTTGGAATATTAAGTATTACAAGGGTTTAGGTACAAGTACTAGTAAAGAATTTAAGGAATATTTCAAACATAAAAGGTTGATTACATTCTCTTATATGGGAAATACATCAGATAATGCCATAGATAAAGTATTTAATAAAGAACGAGCAGACGATAGAAAGGAGTGGTTAGAAAATTACGATCGAGATGATGTATTGGAGACGGATAAAAATGAAGTTCCATACGAGGATTTTGTAGACAAGGAAATGATTCACTTTTCCAAATACGATTGCGAACGATCTATTCCAAACCTAATCGATGGTTTAAAAACTAGTCTTAGAAAAATCATGTATGCGGCCTTTAAGAAAAATTTAACAAAGGAGATTAAAGTAGCACAATTCTCTGGTTATGTATCAGAGCATTCTGGTTACCATCATGGAGAGATGAGTTTAAACAAAGCAATTGTTGGATTGGCTCAAAATTATGTAGGCGCTAATAATGTAAATCTTTTAATGCCAAACGGGCAGTTTGGAACACGTTTAGAAGGTGGTAAGGATGCTGCTTCAGAAAGATACATCTATACTGAACTCAACCCTCTTGTAAAATACATATATCCAGAACAAGATATGCCTCTGTTAAATTATTTAAATGATGATGGTTATATGGTTGAACCGGATTATTATTTGCCTATCATCCCTATGGTATTGGTTAATGGAGGAAAAGGTATCGGAACAGGTTACAGTTATGAAGGATTGTGTTATAATCCAAAACAAATCATGCAATTTATTAAAAATAAAATTAAAGGCATTCCACGTGAATCGAATGTAGATATCGAACCTTATTATGAAAACTTTAAGGGAACTATAACTAAAATCAATAGTACGAAATTTATGATGAAGGGTGTATATCAAATAATTAGTTCAGACAGTATTCGTATCACAGAATTGCCTATTGGGTCATGGACTACGAATTACAAAGAGTTCTTGGAAACGTTGATGGACGATAAGAAAAAGAATAAGAAACCAATCGTCAAATCGATAAAGGACATGAGTACAGATGCTATTGTCGATTTGACGGTGAAGTTTCATCCAAATACGTTGGGTAAATTGGTATCAAAACAAGTAGATCAATATCATAATTTGTTAGAAAAGACGTTGAGACTATATTGTACGAAGCAAACTACAAATATGCATTTGTTTAATCATAAGCAGCAATTGAGGAAGTACAATACTATATATGATATCGTCGATTGTTATTTCCCAATTCGACGGGATGGATATGTAAGGCGTAAGGAATATCTAATTAATCATTTAGAAAAGATAGTCATGGTATTAAGCAATAAAGCGCGATTCATCAAAGAACAGTGTGATGACATTATCGATTTAAGAAAGAAAAAGAAGCAACAAGTAATTGAATTATTGAAATCTAGGAATTATGAAATAATCGATGGGGATAAAGATTACAAGTATTTAAGAACAATGACTATTGATAGTGTTGAAGAAGAAAATGTTGCTAAATTAATGACAGAAAAGGAAAAAAGACAAAAAGAGTTGGATGTCATTAAAAAGAAAAGTATTGAAGCAATGTGGACCGATGAATTAAAGCGATTGGATACGGAATATACTAAGTTTCAGACAATTAGAAAATCAAAACTATTTGGAGATGTAGAAAAAGCAAAAAAGGTCAAAAAAATCAAAAAAATCAAAAAGAAGGTTTCGAAACAATAATTAATATTGATATTGTAATCAAAACAATGTAATCAAAACAATGTAATCAAAACAATGTAATCAAATAATAACATATTTTTATTAAGTTATTATTTATACTACTATACTTGTAATATTTGATAAATTAGAAAAACTTTTTCAATTCTAAAGTGTTATTATGGTATGTTGAAATGGGTCGTTGCATGGGTTTGGCCATCGTACTAACATCACGTTTGTATTTCATGTAACCGTCTGCTTCTCCGTATATTTGCGGAACAGCATAATCACATACTAATTTATTTAATTCAATAATTTGGGTTGTTATATCGTTACCATTTTTGGAATTTTGTAAATATATACTCCTCATTATTATTTTAAGAGTGTCTTCATTCTGGTTACCAACCACAAAATTACCATTTGATAATTTATAAACACCCGCCTTTATTGCGTTTTGTATAATCTGAATGTTTTCTTTAGAAAAAAAAGCAGCAGATAACATGGTAGATGTATTCGTACCAGTTAACGCTTCTCTAAAGTCACTTGAACCTTCACTCACAGGTATTTGATCGTATAACGTAAATACATCTAAATTTGTTTTTCCCATTATATCTATTCTTCCATTATTCATATTGTTATTCATAATATTATATATAAAATATAATATTTTATTATTTTATACATAATGAGTTTTCAAAAAACGGTGTTAATTATAGCGCTAATTATATTTTCTATAATGTTATTTTTTATTGCTTTAGCCATGAAGGGATTAAAAAAATCACAACAATACCCCGCGGAGATTTCCGAATGTCCCGATTATTGGGTTAAAAACGAGGATAATGCGTGTGTACCAGTTGGTAATCACAACAAAGGCAATAACGCTGCCAATTGTGGGTCGTACATTGGAACAGAAGAAAAAAAACAATTTGCATCCAAATGTGGTATAGAATGGGACGGTGTTAATAACATTACAGAATAATTATAATTTCTAATATCAAAATAAATACGATTATTTTACTATACTGTTTTAATTATAAAACGATATAGTATAACCATTATCATACATGCCGTTGTCTATTATTTCTCTCCCTTATTGTTTATTAAAAGAAATTTACAGATTCATTCCACTACATAATTTATATTGTTTTTCTAAATCACATTTTATTGCGAATATTAAGAACTATTACAATTATCATAAGACATTTAACAGGGGTAGGTTTTTTTACAGTAAAGTAAATAATACATACATACGTTATTTAATACGGAATGATATGTCTTTGTTTTTGGACCATTTTATTAGTTCGAATGATTATATATTATGGGAAAAAATAAAACGATATACTTACAAAAATACTGTTTTTAAAACATATCTTGACTATTGTATTTTTTTGGCAAACGACTACGGTAGTGAAAAAAGCAAACAATTGTTAATGAGTATCCATAGAAGTAAAAAGAAACGGTAAAGTAGTGCGTTTATTTTGATTGTATTATTAAAATACAAAATATATTAATGTTGTAATGATTTAAAATAAACAACCTAATAATATTAATAGCAATGGATAATCTTAATCTAAATAAAATATTAGGGAGAGAAAGTCAAGAACAACAACTGATAGATTATTTGGATTATTTTGAAAAAAACAAACATGATTTACTAACCAAACGCGGTATTTATATTTATGGTAATCCTGGTGTTGGAAAAACGGATTTTGTAAAAAATATTCTTGATAAATACAATTATGATACCATTACATTCGATGCTGGAGATGTCCGTAATAAATCAGCAATCGATAAAATAACAAAACACAATATGTCAGATAAAAACATTATGAATCTATTTTATAAAAAATCCAAAAAAATAGCAATATTGATGGATGAAATAGATGGTATGAATAGTGGTGATAAAGGTGGTATAAATTCACTTATTAAATTAATGCGTCCTAAAAAAACGAGACGTCAGAAAAAGGAATCTATTACACTCAACCCTATTATATGTATTGGAAACTATCATGTAGATAAAAAAATTAAAGAAATTATGAAAATAATCGATTGTATTGAAATAAAAAATCCAACTCCTATCCAGATAAAAGAAATTTTGTATAAAAGTACACAAAAAGAAATATTTAAGTCAAAAAGTACAAATAAAAAAACCGATACACTCGTCAATTACATCGGGGGTGATTTGAGAAAACTTCGGTTTGTTTACGAGATGTATGCAATAAATAATGAGATGATCTACTTTAATAAAGAATATATACATAATTTGTTTCAAGGCGTTGATTACAACGACGATACAAAAATAATAACAAAAAAATTATTAAACAATCACTATTCTATCGACGAACATTTTAAATTAATGAACGATACAAATAGAACTAGCGTAGCATTATTATTTCATGAAAATATAATTGATTGTTTTCCAGACATCAACAAGGCAAAATCCATTGAGTTTTATCTTAAAATATTGGAAAATATATGTTTTTCAGATTATATAGACCGTATAACGTTTCAAAAACAAATATGGATATTCAACGAAATGAGCTCTCTTATAAAAACAGTATACAATAACCATATTTATCATACAAAATATGAAAATAGGAAACCATATACACCTGATAATGTTCGATTTACAAAGGTATTAACCAAATACTCAACCGAATACAACAATAGTGTTTTTATACAAGATATGTGTCAAATATTTAACATGGACCATAAAGACTTATTATGTTATTTTTACAATCTACGACAATCGCACACAGTTCCAGAAATTGTAGAGATGTTTGAGAAAAAAGGCACTATCAATAAATTAGAAACCATTCGTATGTATAGATACATCGATGCTTGCTATTAAATAATGCTCGAATTGTTTAATAATTTAATTCAGTAAATTATTAAATATAAATATAAATATAATTATAATTATTCATATTGTTCGATAAAATCCTTAAATGCTTCTGATGTTCGCTCTCCACTGTAATCCACTATTTTATCATTCTTCTCATCCAGCACCAAAATAGTTGGGAATCCCTTTATACCCAATTTTTTCACTAATTCAGGGTCTTCGTCTTTTTCTACTTTTCCTACATAAACATTACCGTTGTAGACTGTTTCAAATCGTTCCCATTCAGGCATCATTTTTTTACAATGACCGCAATTTTTCCAGTGAAACAAGATAAATTTTTTACCATCTTTTCCAGTCATGCCTTCCTTCATTATACGCAAATTAGTTAAACTACTAAATAAAGCATCCAACAAAAATCGGAAAGCAATAAATATTAATATATATACAGCAATACGTGGTCCAGTAGGTAATTTTTGAATTTTTTTAATAAGTCCAGCAAGTTTCATTATAACATACATACACAAAAAAATATATTACAATTATTTATTTTACATTATACAGTAGTGTAAAATTCCAATAGACTTTTATCTCGTATAAACATTTTTGGAGATAATTTCGTTTTTCTAACATAGTCGGGATGTGGATTTACCAATAACTTTCGTTTATCAAAAGTATTGTATTGATGGGCGAATACAAGGATTGTTTTCTTTGGATCCAATTGAACGAATGGAATTGTATAGTTTTTCAGAAACGCCTTTTCTTCTGCTATTTCAGCATCATCGTCGTATTTTGTCAATTTCAATAACTCTTTTTTAAAGGCGAATGTTCCAGCAGTTCCATGTGATTTACCATATGGTCCAAAGATGTAAAGTTGGTCCAAATCATTAAAATAAATGTAAACAATACTACTTCCAGCACACAATGCGTTTGGCTGAGAACGCAATCTGTCTACCGCATGAGTTACTCTATCTGGTGGATAAAAATCATCATCGTCCATATAAACCAAAATGTCACCACTCGCCTTTTCATGCATTAAATTGCGTTTTCTTCCCAACTTAATTTTTTCTTCATACCTAAAATATTTTACACCCTCTACTCCTTTAAACAGGTCTTCAACCGAATCTTCCCCATCATCAATAATAATCCATTCCATCAATACTTTAGGATAGGTTTGCGCCTTATAACATTTTATTAATTGTGGAATAAACATTCTACGGTTATAAGTTGGTGTACATACGCTTACAAATGGTTTCCCATTAGTAGATACCTTCTTTTTACGGTTTTTCTTTCCTCCCATTATTTATTTATTAATTATTCAAATATCTTTAATATATTAATTTAATAGTAGTTTTTTAATGATAGTTTTTTAATACTAGTTTTTAATGTATTAATTCGATAGTAGTTTAATATATTTATTAATAAATATATTAAAATTTAAATTTATTTTGCGGGGGCAGCAGGGGCAGCAGGGGCAGCAGGGGCAGCAGCGGTAGCAGTGGCTGCAGTGGCCGCAGCGGTAACAGTAGCAGCAGCTACAGCAGAAGGATTCGATTTTTTTGGACCAAAGAAAGCACCATAAATATGATACAACGGAACCACAATAAATGGTGCGGCAATTGCTACAATAATCAATCCCTTTGTCTTTATGTTAATAGAAAGTTTCTCGTGAAAATATAAATTATACTTTTTAACCAACAAAATACCAAAAATAAGAAGAATTATTGCAATATTTAAAAATGATTTTGTAATGTTTTTAAATATGTTTGTAGCCTTACCCACATTTTTAAACATTTTAACCAGATAACCAACCACAAAAAACACTCCTATTGTACCAGGTATTAGAAATAAGTGAGCCAAAGCACCAACCGTAAGCCATACGAATATAGTCATAAAGTTATATTTGAAGAACCAATAATCTTTGTTTTCAAAGAAGCCCGTGTTTATCAGATTTATAGTACTTTTAACATAACCTAGATGTAAATGTCCGAACATAAAAATAGCAGCAAATAACATACCGACATAATACATTACAAAAGGTAATACACCAACTATTAATAATTGTATAACTGACCTAATCTGTGATGGTGTTCTGCCGTACGCTTTCTTAGCATCCCACAAAGCACCTCCACCACCTCCATAATAAAGCGGATCCATTATTTTATTTATTTGACAAAATACATAATATAAAGCATCTCGAGGAATTTTAGCTAACCCAACATATATTGATTTTACAAATATATATACATCTGGCGATTGGTCCTGATAAATTTCAATCATATTCATAAATTTATCTACATTAAACTGGTGGTTTTCATCGTCTAAATCCAAATCCTTTGATTGGACGGAATGAAAACTATTCCACATTAAGAAACAACCTACATATACAACAACAAACATTTTTACGAAAACCCCTAATATTTCCTTTGCCAGGCCGACTGTTCGCTCGACGTATGAATCACTCTTTAATGGATATTTTCTCCCATTAATAGCATCTACTAATTCGTTGTGCTTACTTGCTGGTTTATAGTAAGCCCAATCAGGACTTTTGTAATAATTATCAATAAAATCGTAAGGTTCCCCTTGCCATTGTTGCAAGTGCTTTTCCAGATACTTCCAATCCTTTTTATATCGGTATGTTTTAAAAATATCATTCATATCTTCAGCGTCTCTCAATTTTTTCTTTGCTCGTTTTACATCTTCCTTATCCGGTTTAATGCCTGTATTTTTACTACCTTTTTTCCCTTTATCTTTCCCTTCACCTTCGCCTTTCCCTCCACCCTCTCCTTTATCTTCAGGTTTATCTTCTTTTTTATCTTCTTTTTTTTCTGTATCTTTTATTTCACTTACCATTATATATTATAATTATTTATTAAAAAAATAAAATAAATATAATTATACGAATAGTTACTTTCCTAAATTTATATTTCTATGTAACCAGATTACAAACTTATTTTATATTTATAATATATAACAAATACATGAAATTAATAGTGTCATTATTTTTTCTACTCATAATTGTAATTGTTGCAGTATTTTATAGCAATAATATTCGAGAATATTTTGTATCTCAATTATCCAAATCATACGATTCTAACAAATTTAAAAGGGTTATTTTAGATAAAATGGATAATTATGACATAGAAGTGGGAATACCTTCAGGTCAATATTTATATAATACAACTCAAGGTAATTGGGGTTTTTCTACGGATGAAACAAATGATGGCGTTGTATTCGGTGTATATAGAGATGGATACACGGCGGATGGTTCTATATTTAAAGGAGTCACTGGAACACGTTACAAATATATGTTAGAACAGGGACCGTATGTAATTCGTTATAAAGTACGAAAAAACGAAAATACGGATAATTACGATGTATCTATCTTTGTAGACGATAAATTAATAGAAGTTGCTGAAGGAGAGGGTGTTTCGTCGGATGAAATAACTGTTATTGGGACAAATTATCACAATTACAATGATGAAGCGAAAAAAGACAAACGTGGTAGACGTCCTGTTGATTATTTAAAATTTATTCCTAAAGGTACAAATGATACCAAAGAAGGATTTACAAATCAACAATCGGACAATGAAAACACAGATGTGTCTGTTAATTTTTCAGCAGACGTTAAGAAAGCAAACAATTTAAGTAATTCAGACATTAATGAAGTTGATTTCACAGTTGATATGTGTAAAAAGGAAGGAATATTTTGTAATAAAATACAAGATTTCAACGTTGATTTAAGAACTGGTAAAATCTATTATGGCGATGAAAATGAAGATGATGGGAAACAATCCCTAACCGAACAAGAAAATGCGAGAAATCTTCGTCATTTATTTAATGCGGTAGACCAGGATAAAGACGGTATGATATTAGAAAGTGAAGTTAAAATTTTAATGGACGACTTACAAATCAACCAAGAATTGTATAATAACGTATTAAAGAATATGACACCAGCAGGAATGGATTATAAAACATTCTCTAGTTTGATAGGTCAACCAATTAAACAAATACTAAGAGTTGTTTACGAAGATACTGGAAAAAAGGGATTAAAAATGATGTATAAATTAATGGGTTATGAATATACAGAAGATGAAAAGCCAAGTGAATCCGAAGAAGCAAGAAAAGCGAGATTAAAAAAAATGTATCCGGAAACTGATTACGATAAATCCAATCCAAGTAAGTCTAGGTATAGAAGTAACTACAAACCAGAACACCCTCGTCCCGAAGAAGGAGTCCATTTTTATGATTCTATATGGGATTTTAGCAATAAATATTAATAATATTAATTACACATTAATAATATTAATTATACATTAATAATATTAATTACACATTATACATTATACTTACCTGGCTTGTAGTAACTCTCCTCTTCCACCCATTATAATTAGTAGATTGTAACGTTCTTCAAAAATCTTTAAGTCGTAATTGTATTCATTTAGATCGGCTGTCGTTTTTCTAAAACCAATAGGATTGTTACCTGTATCACAAATAATATTAGTAAGAACTGGATTAGGATTAATAGGTGGTTCTAAAGTATTAAATTCAAAACTTACCTTTGAGAACTTATTTAAATTCATTGCTCCAGATGGTTGGTATATTTTTCGTTCACTGTCTAGACAAAAATTGTAACAGTACAAACCGTCTTTTGCAGAACCACTTGTTCGCTTCCACTTTTCTATATATTCATATATACCAGCATCCATAACATTTTCACGGTATACTCCTTGTAACACGACACCCATATCCATTAAAATATCTTTTTTATTGTAAAAATATTCTCCTACTGCTCCAGTAATAAAAAAGTTTCTTGGATTCTGTATTCGCTTAGTATTTACCAACGGTAATATATTTGTTATTTTTTGTGGCTCGATATTATTATAGGTCCAATTGGTATAATTCGACCATTCATTCCGCAATCGAACATCATTTCGTCTAAAACGAAACATATAGTTGATAACCATATCTTTACTATCAAATTCGGAAATTTGTGATCCTCCAATAGACAACTTTTCATATTCATATACTTGTTTGATTAGCAATTTATAAGGCTGTTGTGCCACAACCCTTCTTTCGTCTTGACCTAAAAATATATATGTCGATATAAGATGAATGTCGGTATTCCAGTCGTTTCTAGTCTGATTGTATAAACTCAACGTTCCATCAATGTCTTGTGGAGGATTTAAAAAATGCCACATTTGATGGTGTAATACATTTGGATTCGGTGCTCTTCTATAACTTATTCCCGACGAGTTTGTTACATTATCTACATCATTTATAGTATATAATTTAGAAATAGGTTCAAACGTAATTTTAATATTAATTTCCTGGTATTGTAAAGCAACCAAAGGAAGGGCCATCTTACTAGAATCAGAAAATACCAAACTTAAAGGTATATATAGTTTTCTACCTTGTATAGATGGAATTACTCCAGTACTATCTACATACATAGAATTAGGATAAACGTTGACTCTATTTCCACTGAAGGCAGGATTATTTAATTCAGATATATTTCCAGTCATTCTATTCCACAATTCCTTCTTCGAGTGACTAAAATCACGCTCTTTTAAACAACTCAAGTATTCCCCTGAGAACTTACTTAATACAATTGGTCCAGAATACACTTCAACTTCTCGTATCATGTTTGTACCCAACTCTTCAATCCATCGAAACTGATACGGTTTTAATTGATTACCACCCACTTGTGTAGAAGCATCGAACTCATGAAATGGACTCCATATGTCTGGTAGTGTAATACACACATAACTATCATATAGTAATTCAGCATATCGGGGTATTTTAAAATCTAAAACTGTTGGGGTATTATAATTTAGTATTCTACTACCTTTATAGTCAACTCTAAACCGCTGTAGTCCGAAATTTGTATGTTTTTTGTAAACTGCTTTGAAAAATGTTTTTTTAGGATTCCCATTAATTATTACATTTTCGTTGCCATATGCTGTTAGATTTAATAATCCACCGCCCATTTAATTAATATATTATAATATAATAATTTTAATATTTATTTTACTATTAATATAATTTACATTTATAATCGATTAATTATTAATAATACAATAAAATATATCTAATTATATATTAAAATGAATCGTATTCCAAAACCAGGTTTTTTACCAAAAACAAATTTATTAAAATTACCCAAACCAGGTGCTATTGCGGACAATATACCTAAAATAGACGCTCCTACTGGCGATATGATGGAAAATATGGCAAAAAATGCGGCAAAGGAGGCTGAAAAAATGCAAAAACAGGTCATGGAATATTACAAGATGATAACTGGAAACAATAAATTGTTATTACGATTTATTCTTATTATAGGTATAATTATTGTGGTTCTTATTATTTTATTGTATATTGTTGGTCGTAATAATAAAAGTGAAAAAAACGTGGATAAATTAAAAGAAAACGCAAAAGATTACGTTGGTTTTAAAGAAGAAAATGGGTTGGATAGTATATCGAGTTTTTCGTATGCTTCTAGTTACGATAAAGTACATAAGAGACCCACCTCATTAAAGGATTATTATATTTTGGGAAGTTACAATAGTTGTTGTGGCGGAGAAGTATTTAACAATTGGGTCGATTTGGAAATATTAGAAAATACAATTAAAATGGGACCACGTGTGTTAGATTTTGAAATATTTTCACAAAACGGTGTTCCTATGGTGGCCGCAAGTTTAAAAAATGCAACAGGACAAAGTGATTCCTATTCCAAGGATACATTAAATCATTTAGAAATACTCGATGTACTAGATACTTGTAAAAAAGCGTTTCAAGGAATTGAAACGGCTAACTCAAATGATTTATTAATTTTAAATTTTAGAATAAAAACATCGAATACGGCAGCATTAAATACGTTGTATGATAATATAATGTCTGTATTTCAATCGCAATTGGTGAATCCTTCGTATGGATTTGGAGGACGCGATAAAAATGTGATTAATGAAGATATTAAAAAGTTGAGTCAAAAGGTTATTGTTTCTGTTTATGATGTTACAAATACGTTTAAAGAGACAAATTTGTTTAAGATTACTCACATTTGTAACAATATGGATGTAAAGGGTATGGGTGCTATGGAATACATAAAAAATTACGACGTTCAATATGGAACCGACCAAAAAGATATGATTAAGAAAAATAAATTATTATTAAAAATGGTTATTCCCGATGAAACAAACGAAAAAGAAAATCCCCCACAGAAAGTACACATGGAGAATGGATGTCAAATATCACTAATGCGATTTATGGTTTACGATACAAATTTAAAGGAAACACTTACCTTTTTTTCAAAAAATAAGACTGCTTTAGTACTTAAACCAGATGATTATCGTTATAAACCAATTCGATTGGCAAAACCAAAACCAATGGACCCACGTGTAAAGAAGATACTAATGAATAATAGTTAACTACACAATATCATAAAATATGTATAATAAATTATATGTATATATTTTATATAATCCTATAATGAAAAATAAACAATTTGAAGAAAAAGAATTGGCTATACTGAGAAATGCCGTAGATAATATAGAGAAAAAAACTGGTTATACATTAATCAACAATCCAAGTATTAAAACCATTATCGAAATTGTCGAACAATTTTTAAGAGATCGAAAGAGAATTTGTTATGGAGGAACGGCTATAAACAATATATTACCGTTGGAGGATCAGTTTTATGATAAAAAGGTTGAACTACCCGATTATGATTTTTACTCTCCAGACCCATTAAAAGATGCAAAAGATTTGGCAGATATTTATTATAAAAAGGGATTCGAAGAAGTAGAAGCAAAATCCGGAATGCATCCGGGTACATTTAAAGTGTTTGTAAATTATATCCCTGTAGCAGATATTACATATTTAGTGGACGATATCTACAAAAATATAAGAAAGCGTTCTATAATAGTTGATAATATTTACTATACCCCCGCCAATTATCTTCGTATGTCGATGTATTTAGAACTTTCTAGACCACAAGGAGATATATCAAGATGGGAAAAGGTATTAAAACGTCTTAGTTTATTAAACAAACATTATCCATTAAAAGGGAAACAATGCGATAATATGGAAATACAGCGACTATTTGAATACGGTGTAAAAAAAAATACGGTTGATGTTAATAAAACAAATGAAGGTAACTTAATTACTAATTTAACTAATGTGGAAAGTGATATTTTTACAACTACCAGAGATTCATTGGTGTCTCAGGGATGTATATTTTTTGGCGCGTATGCCAATCGAATGATACTAAAATCACATCCAAGTATAAGTAAAATACCAGTTCCGCGAATACCTGATTTCGATGTTCTATCGTTGGAACCGCATAACACCGCTAGAATAATAAAAGAAAGGTTAACCGATATTGGTATAAAGAAAATAAAAATACATAAAAGACCTGGCGTGGGAGAGGTAATAGCGCCTCATTATGAAGTAAAAGTTGGTGCCGAAACACTTGTTTTTATTTACGAACCGTTGGCGTGTCATAGTTATAATGTAATTAAAACCAGTGGAAAAAGTATCCGCGTTGCTACAATTGATACTATGTTAAGTTTCTATCTATCATTTGCTTATGTCAATCGCAAATACTATAAAGAAAATCGCATTTTGTGTATGAGTGAATATTTATTTGACGTTCAACAGAAAAATAGATTAACACAAAAAGGGTTGCTTAAAAGGTTTACAATTGATTGTTATGGAGAACAACTAACTATGGAAAAAATGCGAGCTGAAAAATCAGATAAATACAAGGAACTAAAAAAAAGTAAAAAGAAAGATGAATTTGAATGGTATTTTCTCCGTTACATTCCTTCTGAAATAAAGTTATTAAAACAAAAGAAAAACAATCGTAAAACCAAAAAATCCAAAACATCCAAAACATATACAAAGAAGAAGCGAAACAATCGTAAAACAAAAAAGAAAAAGGTTACACTTCTCTCCCTTTTTAAAAAGTAATAAACAATTCATAATAAACAATTCATAATAAACAATTCATAATAAATATAATATGAATTATTTAAAGTACACTTAAGTGATTGGATAATGTATTTAATCCATAAAATCCTACGCCAAATAACACAGTTTGTACCATATATCCAGAAAGCGTATGAAACCCGTCTTTATTAAAAAGAGAAGGGAAATTTCGTATAAATATCTTCTGGATATATGGTAATTGGAGTAAAAAATACAATACCATTCCCAATATAGGGGTTTGAAATTCATCGTATATCTGTTCCAAACGCGCGTCATTATTTTCCTTTTGTCGTGATTTTTCAACTATTTCTTCAAATGTATTATCATCTTCGATATAGTTCATTTTTGATTCTTCCACAGAGGGTATGTGATTTACTTTTACATTTGGATCAAAACTTACTTGTGAATTTTGATTTGGAATATGTTTGCTAGGCAACCCTGTTAATTGACTTGCACCTGCTTCCTGAAGACCATTTACAATTTGACTGATCGATTCTTTACTCAATTCCGTTATTACATTATTTGATACAGACGCTTCGCTAACTGACATTTTTACATTTTCGGCTGGCTTTAATTCATTCGGTAAATTGTCAATATCCGACGTATTAGATTCCATTTATACATTAATTATAGTAACAAAATGTATATTATACGCATTTTGTTATATTTTGACTATATTAAACTATATCGAACTATATTAAACTATATCGAACTATATTATTCAAATTCAACATATTCGGCGTCATCTTTGCATTGAATCGCACCGGCCGTGTAATTATAACATTTGTCTTCAAATTTATATGTTTTACTATCTATTTTATCAATTGTGGGTGCTTTAAAAATTAAGCAATTCCTATCATTACAAACCTTTCTAAATAATGTGGATAATCCCAAACCCAAAAGTATAGATATTATTATTTTTCCAAAATCACTATATATAAGACGTCTTAAATACATATATAATTTATAAATATTTTATAAATATTTTATAAATTATAGTAAAATCATTATTGAACTTTGTATTCTTCAATATCATTTTTATTCGCAGGACACTCCACCTCGTTTTGTTGAAACTTGAAACAATTTCCTGCCTTATCCTTATATCTTAATTTATCCGTATTCGATGGATTTGGATAAACATAAATAACTCGTTTCTTAGGAGACAAAATATACGATAAAAACAAACCTGCAAACAAAGCCAATAAAAATACCTTTACATCTATAAATTTAGTAAATTTCATTTATATATATAGATAAATATAACATTATCATAGTATCATAACAATATCACAATACATAGTATCATAACAATATCACAATAACATAGTTACAGTATCAAATTAATATATATTTTTAACAATTTGGAAGGCATTCAGTGATACTTGTTTATTTTCAGTTGTAACGTTATTAAATGTAATGTAAACTTCTTCATCGTCTTCTTTTCGAATTGGCTTTATTATTTCTATATTACCTTCTTGATATTGTATTGAACGTTTTTTTTTAAATAAATCAACGACTTTTTTATGGTATTTTTCATAAGCATCAATAAGAAATGCTTTGTTTTTAGTAGTAGTGTACTCTTTTACTATTTTAGCGTACTGACTTAATGTATTCTCTATTTCCTTACTTGTAATATCAATACTTTGTTTTCTACTGATTTTTTCATCGTATTCTTCCTTTGTATCCTCGTTTTGTTTTTTTATTATAAAAGTGTCATTTTTTTCTTTGTAAGTCGATTTTAATTTATCTAATTTGTTATTTAAATTTTGTAATTTTGTTTTAAGTTTTTGAAAACGGGTTACGACATAATCTTCATCCTTTAATTGGAATAGCAGGTCGAGTTTTAATTTTATTATATCGGTCTTAATTGTTTCTACTTGTGAACGAATCGATTTTACTAAATCACCGTACAGTTTGTAATTTGCTAATTTAATATTAATGTTTAAGTCACACGGTGTTGATGAGTTGCATTTAGCAATAAGAGAAACTTCTGTATAACCATTTGATGATTTTTCAACCTGTCGTGAAAATTCTGTTCCTCCCTTTTTATTGCATTTAATACATTTCTTATCTTTGTCTTCTACTGTATTCTTTTTACTATTATTGTCTTTAGTAGCCATCTTATTACATCCCTGGTAAATATTATATTTATTTTCGTATTTTTTTTTCAATGTATAATAATTATTTAAAGCATCTGTATATTCCTTTACTTTACTCATTTACTATTAAATGTTATAAAAATTTTTATGAAGTTTCACAAAATCACTTTCGAATTTAGGTAGATTTGTGATTGTTTCATTTCTATCTTTTAATTTTTTATCTGTAATTTGTTTTATCTTATTTAAAATATAATGCTTTTTAATATTATCCCGATGATTTAATTCCTCTAAAGTTGGTTTAGTCTTCCATTTATAATACAATATACTGCCTATTATACACGTAAAAATAACAAATAACACAATATTAATATTAATAGTTTCACTAAGTTGTTTCTTACTTCTACAATTCTTTAATGTTTCACTTAGAAAATATTTAACACCCGGTTCTATTAAAGATGCTTTATTCATTTGTATAATAATAAACAACAAATTTTATTAATAAAACAAACAAATTTTATTAATAAAACAAATACAACATTCATTAATTTAATAAATCAATTAATATTATACAAATAATATATACGATGTTTACTTTTCTTCCTATTCATTTAATTATTATAACCTTGTTTTTCGGTTTTAGATATTATACAAGTAAAATTAAGTCATATTCTCCAACATTAATGCTTCCATTACAAGGAGTTGTTCCAAAATTTTTACTAATACCAATCCTTTTAATTAGTATGTTCGTCATTCAAGGATTTAGTAACAAAATGCAACTTTTTAATAAATGCAACGTCGATATGACACAAACTGCTTTTATGACTTCTGCCATTGTTACATTTTTAATATTTGGAACGATTGTTTCAGTAATTGAAAGTGTTCCAATTATAAAAGGTCCATTCGACAATACGTTTGGATATTTTTTGTCTGGTATGAATGTCGAAACTATACGAACAGTGGTAAATAAAATATATGTTCCAAAAATTAGATATGGCGATTCAAATGTTTTAGAGTCTATATTAAATAACGAAGGGTTAATGTTAAACACCGTTCGACCAAGTAATTTTCAAATGAAAATGCTACCATTAAAAGTACCAAATACGAATCGAGCAAACGACGTAATGATGAAGTATTACAATCTAGTATTAAAAAAAGATTTAATTGGATCATTTGTATGGTATGTTTTAGCAGCTGCGGTGGCTGTTTTAATAAATAGCGAATCCATGAATAATATCAAATGTAAAAAAACAAATGAAGACATCGTAAAAAATCTAAGTTCTATCTCTCTAGATGAAATTTAATATTAATTATTGACTTTGCTATCATTATTTAATATCATTTATTTATAAATGGATGCCGGGGAAACAGAAAAAGCTAAAAATGAATTTAATAAGAAGATAAAAGAAGGCGGTGTAAACAATAGTTCTATTGGTGCAATATACCTAGTATTGATTATTATAATTGCTTTTATACGTTATCGATTTACCTCTATAAAAAAATATACTAAAGAAATGTTATTACCTAAGAAAACATTCCGACCGTATGTATTAATACCTATACTAGTTGTTGTATTCACCATATCACAAGGTTTTATTAATGCTAGTGTATTAAAGGGACGATGTGGAAACCCTATGTATATAGAATCATTTAGTACTGCTTTTATAACTATGGTTTTTATTTTTGGTATGATAGGAGCACTTATTGAATCATTTACTTCATGGAAACGACCATTCGCCAATACGTTCGGAACACTATTTGCAAGAATTAAAAAAACAACTAAGCAAGAAATAGCAACAAAAATATTTATACCTAGTTTAAAAAAGAAGGACGTCAATTTAAGCGAGAAAATAAAGAAAGACATCAACATAATACTTAAGGAAATTACTCCATACAATTTTCAATTGTTTATGAATAATTTAGGTGTTCCGGTAAATGATGAAACAGAACCACTTCTTATCAAACTATACAACCTTTATGTTAAAAAAGATATTATATCAACTACTTTTTGGTATATATTAACTATTATTTTGGTTATAACAATTAATATGAATACAATTATAGGAATGCCATGTAATAGCCCAATAAAACTTTAATTATATATAAATAACTAATTTTACATATAATTTAATTCAAATAAATTTCGGCAACGTTAAATAATATAAGATAAACAAATAACAGAGTATCGCTAAAAATATAGTAACCAACCATATAGGCAATACGGTTTTCTTTCTAGAAGCCAATCCAAATTGGCGAATTGAACCGTCCTTATCGTAAATAATAGAGGGTTTCAGAAGTTGGACCATTATAAATAGTACAACAAAAAGAACAATAGAAACTGATGTGATATTTTGTCTAATAAACAACCGAAACATTAATTATATATATACTATTAATTTAATAATTTATTATTTACTAAATTAATTTTTATGGATATTGCTGTATTTAATATTTGTATAACATACAAAAATCGTAAAATGAAATTGAAATTGAAATTGAATTAAACAATATATAATAAAAATAAGACAAACTATAAATACAATGGACTCTCTCTCCCTATTAACCCATATTTTACAAACAAAAACATACAAAAACGTTGCTGCTGATATTAATGTAGCAGTTGGAACAATTAAACGATGGGAATTATTAAACAATATCCCAAATTCGTACTATTTTGATTTAATGAAATTAGCAGAAATGGAAATCGATTATTCATTATTTACGTTCAAGGAAAAGGATCAATTCTTTACACCGTCTGAAACGGCCAACTATTGTTATTTGAAATCCAACGAAATTATTGAAACGTATGGAGATGATGTAACGAAATATACATACGTTGAGCCTTCAGCAGGTAATGGGAACTTTCTTAAGATGTTGCCGCCTAATCGAAGGATTGGTATGGATATTGAACCAAGGGATGAAGAAGTGATCGAACGAGACTTTTTGGATTGGACTATTGATGAAGGACAATCAGTAGACCATAAGTATATTGTTATCGGCAATCCACCGTTTGGATTGAGAGGACATTTGGCCTTGAAATTTATTAATCATTCTGCTTTGTTTGCTGATTACGTTTGCTTTATACTCCCACAGTTGTTTGAGAGTGATGGGAAGGGCGTTCCTAGAAAGAGGGTAATCGGGTTAAATTTGATTCATAGTGAGAAGATTAAAACTGATTTTGCATCACCCGATGGTAAATTAATTAAGGTTGAATGTATATTTCAGGTATGGTCTAAGTACCATACAAACGAAAAATACAATATAAAAAAAATCGACACTTCTGTAATGAAAATATACTCTTTGTCTGATGGAGGAACACCTTCTTCTACTAGAAATAAAAAGATGTTTCATAAATGCGATGCTTATATCCCATCCACATGTTTTGGTAAAAATAACATGACATCTTATACCAGTTTCAACGATTTACCAGGTAAGAAGGGGTATGGAGTAGTATTCCACAAAAACAAAAAAGCAAATATAAAAAAGTTTAAAGCCATAGATTGGTCTTCTGTTGCTTTCCTATCCACAAATTCCGCTTATAATATTAGAACGTCTCAAATTTCCGGAATGTTTTCATAATAAATAAAAATAATGGGTTATCACCCTTTATTTTTTTTTTGTTTTTTGTTTTTTTTTGTTTTTTGTTTTTTGTTTTAGGTTTTGTATTTTAGATGCCAGTAGTGACCGTTTCAGTTTCGACGATAGGCTCAGGTTCAGTCGTGTTGGTGACAATACGATTAATAAACCTCTTAATATCATCGGTTGTTACACTAGGAGTCCATACTAAAGTGTATGGATTCTGAACTGCCGATTGCTTTTCATTAAGGGATACGGTGGTGTCTAACTTAAAAGCACCTGAACCCTTTCTCCAACACGGGGTTCGCGATGGAAATTGAGTAAACTTCTCCTTATTCTTATACTGTTGTTCTGTCATATTAGGCATTATAGTCAAATAGAACTTGTCTGGTGCTATGTCTATAAATAGCATGTAATTAGCAATCCATGGCTTTTCCCCCAATTCATGTTGAAATGTTCTCGATGAACTAGTTCCTAGTCTCGCGCATTTAATTTCAACAGTACGGTTATTAATTGTTCCATCCCCCGCTCCACCGCCTAGTTCTTTTGTTGTTGCCCCGTCAATGACTGCCGGAATATTACATTCATTACATAATCTCTGAACGAATTGTTCCCCAACAATACCAACGTTATTGCTTTCCAGAGTGGCTATATCTTTCCACATGCTATTTCGCCAAATATTTTTATCCGCCTCCTTTTTTTTCTGTTGTTCGATAACATCAAATAAGACGTTTTGAATCATAACTGGTTGTGCCGAGATACTAGACATAGTTTTTATGTATGGGTATGTGTGTTTAATGATATGTTGTAATATAGATATTATTGAATTATTGTTTTTTAATAATTTATATCTATTAGTGCAATATTTTCTTCAATTTATATAAATTTATATTAATTTATATCAATTATTTAATTAAAACATTTCATCGCCATCCATATCTCCATAATCATCGTCTTCTCCCATACCCATCATATCTTGCATCATTTCTTGTTCTACTAATCTGTTTGTTTCACTATCCTTCATCATTTCTTCTACTGCTATATCTTCTTGGAAACTATCCATTGTCCCTCCATTACGAGTTTCTTTGTTTCGAATACCACTTCTAATTTCACGTTCTTTTTCTTCAGTATGTACTTCCTTATCGTATTGACTTGGATCATATATGTAAAGTGATTTTGTTTGTCCCAAATTCCAATCACCCAATCGTAGGTTTTTCATATAATCTTCTGATTTACGGTCTTCCTTACTCATATTTTTCAACCGTTCGACCACACCAGTTTTCTCCATTTCCTTAATATTTAATACATTATTTTGTATCTCTTCCATAGAAAAGTTAATAGCCGATTTCTGGTAATGAAACACATCCAATATTAATGTCATAATATCACTCATCTTATCCATTAACGTTTCATTTGTTTCTTCAAATACGTTTTCCTCTATGTCTGGATTAACAAACGGCTTATTTACCTTTGTTATCACTTCTACATCAACATAAGATAACAATACCTGTAACAAAAGATGTTTATACAACGTTTTTGATATGGTTGTATTTAATATTGATTTTTTTACAACCGAATTTTCAACATTATCCGCATAGACTGGTATAAATGTAGAAAAATCATAAATAATTCGATTTTTCTTAACCAATTGATTTAAAACACTTTCTACTTCTTTGTCTTCGCTGAATTGATTAAATTTCCCTAGTTCATCAAATGCCTGTTTTCTAAGTTTTTCGTTGTGGCGTTCGCTCAAATTCCACGTCATATTATGAATATCAGCCAACGTATCGAAATTAATCTTACCTAGTATAAGTTGAGGAAATTGTTGTATCGATGTCTTAAGACACTTCTTTAAAAAATTAATACTATACATATTTGTTTCATCGGTTTCGGTCACATGGTCCGCACCTTTATGTAATTTAAATTCATCAATCGTTTTTATAAATTCGATTAATTTATTTTTCTTTGCTTTGGTTTTTTTGATGTATGAACTTAATTTGTTTATCATCGTTTTATTTTTATCGTTCAATACAATCAGCAAATCCTTAATATCATTGTCTACTTCTTCGGTGTATGTCAAATTGAACCGTTCCATTACTAATTTCAACGATTCCATTACTTCCTTGTCTATTATCTCTCCCACATTTGTAGTTACATTTTTAAAAGTATAATTCTCTTCATTCAACTTATTTTCAAACTCAATCTTGGGAGAGATATGTTGAGTATGAAATCCTTGATGTATTATATTTCTCCTAGCAATAACATTCATCAACTCGATTAAAGAGTCACTGGAATAATTCCCTTCTTCCTGTTTCATTATGGCTATTTTTTCACTCAATGAATCAAACATTCCAAACGAACTCTCATTGGTTATACACAACCGCTGTAATTCATCGTCTAATATCGCCCCACTGTTGTATTTGCAATACTTAATAAAACTTAAATAAATAGTATCTTCGTTGTACGTTGAATCCACCAAAGGATATACTAATTTGGTATTTTCATCATTATAAAGATACGGGGCTTTTTTCAATTTCATATACGTGTTGTATTTTTTCATCATATCCTTTATTTCATTATTGCGTTGTAAAATCAACGGTTCTTTATCGACAAAGTAATTGAAACAGTTTTTTGTTTCGTTACAACAGGCATTTTCCAAAAATGGTATATCATTAAGACTATTTAATATTAATTCCTTATTGGATACAACTCTCTCCATATCTTCCTGTATCAAATAAGATTGATTTATTACCTTACCCATTAAAGAGAACATATAAGAAAATTGATTCAAATTGCCTTTAGCGATACTTTCCTTTAAAAGACGGTCGAAATTCCCTGATACGCCTCTAGTATCCGCAACACTTACCTTGCTTAAATGGGGAAGAAACGTCTCCCATCGTTTTACATCAAAATCCATTCTACCTGATTTTAATTCCTGGTTTAAAATTAACCAGTCTCTTTTTTCATCCAATTTATCCAATATATCAGCATTAACTATTATTTTTTCCTTTATAAATTTCATTACCTTTTCCACAAATTTATCTTTAATTTCATTGAAGTTTGAACGTCTGGCGGTAGGCAATACATTCCATGGTCGTACGCTGCTTTTCAATTTCAAAAACAAACAAGTTATGTAAGATACTATTCCAACATTTCCACCTTCTTCAAGTGGAAATCCGTCGAACGACATAACGCACCCTTCGAACGTTGGAGCATAATCCAAATGAGGCGTTAATAATTGTATTCCAATAACATACAATCCTATCAGAAGAAATATTTTAATTTCATCCTTGTATTTTTTGTATGGAGGTATTTTACCCTTACCCTTGCCTTTTAACTTTTTAATTTTTGCGGTATATTTCTTTTCACTTAACACATATTTTTTCATAAACATAATCATGTACTTAATAATAAATTCGTGCTGTTGTGTAGTATTAATTCTTAGTTTTGTATCTAATGTTTTTAATATCTTTTTCATTTCTTTTATGAAAACCATGTGTTTTTTCTGTACGGTTTTACCACTCAAAGAAGCCGACGTCAATACAATATCTTCTTCTTCTTCCATTACAGCGCGCGTTACACGTTTAAATCCGCTTTCTTCGTAGCCTTCATTTTCATCGTATTGTAATTTTTTAATAACATACCCACTATACTTATCTACTATATTGTCGCCATCACTTGTACCTCTATCCTTTTCAATATCACGCAATGCTGTTGTATAAGTACCATTTTGAAACGCAATTGCCAAGTCATGATAAAACGTAGGAAGAAGGGGTACGTTTGATTCAGAACAATAATACCAATGAGGGGATTCGTTTTTATTTTCCAAATGACTTCTACAGTAGGTATTTACAAAAAGAATAATATGAGACATCTTTGATGAAATGTCGTATTCTCCCAATATTCTAGTTTTCAACTTTTCATGGGGAGAAATTATCACGTCTTCATTAGAAAGCATTTTACCAATATTAATTTTTTGGATATCGTATTTTAAATGTCTCTTCTTATGTTCGTTTTTCATCATGCCTGCCAATATTTGGTTTTTTCGTATATCATCTGCTATTTTTTTGTTTATTTCTTCTTTATTTTTCTTTTCAGTTTCTTCGTAGTGTTTTATTAACTCATCAATAGACATTTCTTTTACTTCATCTTCTTGTCCTTCAGCATTTACACACTCTTTATTGATCTTTAAACATTTATCCTTTAGATTACAAAACCCCATTTCTTCCATCGGTTTATTTGACATTTCTTCGTCCAACATCCATTTATTTTCCTTTCGTTTGTAGTAATGCATTTCATATCCATTAGGCTCAAGTACGGCGTAATCCCCGTCTTGTACGCTTTTATATCCGTCAATCATACTTTGAGCGTCTACCTCCGCAGTTTTCTTTTCTACACCCACGTTTTTAATTAAATGGTCTACCAAATCAGGATATTTAATATTCTTCTCTTCTGCTAATTCTTCATAAATATCATATCGAGTCGTATCGTATTTTTCATCGTACACCACATTTTTATTATTATCTTGTAATAAATCGTCCAAATCGTAATATTTTTTAGAAAGAGAGATATTCTTCTGAACTACATTTTCACACTCTTTATTGTCTACCGATTTCGAATCGATTTCCTTTTTAAGTTCCATCAACACTTCTGGTGTAAGATTACTATTTTCATCCTTCAGTTCGTTGTGTATTTCCTTAGCAAGTAAACCCATCATTAACTTACTATCATCCAATTGATACATTTTACGAAAAAATTGCATATCCGTTTCCTCATTAATATTATAAAGAGTTTTTATGGAATCGATATTAATATACTTATCCAAGAAACTTACCTTTTTATAATTTTTAATAAATTTGGTGTAATTATTGTATTTAATAATATCGTCAATCTTTTTCTTTTTATATTCCTTAATTTGTTCTTCGATAAAATCTTTGATAGACAAATAATCGCTGTATACAATATCTTCTGTGTAAATATGGTATGGTTTTAGATATTCAACCACTCTATTAAATGAAACACCATCGTTCATTTCCTCCTTTAAGGTTTTAAACAACTGCTTTACATTTAATGCTATATCATTTGTCATATCATCCCATACGTTATTTACAGTTCCGCTATCATAATCATTTGCGTTTTTATAATGATATACAACATTATTGAATATATTTACTGGTGTAGTAAAATCGTTCAATAACACTTCTGTATTGTTGTTTAAAAGTTCACTATAATGTATTTGATTATTATGATAATTTACACGCGATAACAACGAATTATTGATGTCGTATATTTTGGAATACTGCATTACATCATACGGCAGCGTTATTACACCCTTCGCAAATATCATATCATCATCCGTAATTGAAGTTCGTTGGGTGGATAGAGGGATTGATTTTGGACATCCGGGTGTTTTATGAAACGAAGGTTTAATTTTAGACAATCCCTTTGTCATTTTATCTATTATAAATCGCGAACTAGATAATTCACTACGCGACTTGTCCTTCCCTACCTTTATAACTCCAACAGACTCACTCTCAAAATCTCCTATATTATCCACAACAACGTTATTGTTTTCGGTTGTAGTTTGTTTTAAAATATTAGACAGTTTATTTGGTTTGTCGTATGTTTCAAATGATATATTTTTATACAAATAATCATATTTGTTCTGTTCGTCGGGGATAGAGTTGGATTTAAACTCATTAAATAGTTCTTCCACGCGAGTTACGAATTGCGCGGTATCCTTTAATGATATATTCTCATTACTTTCCTTTATTAAATCGTATATGTGTTTTTTTGTCTCTACAACAGGCAACGCCCAATACAATGGATGTTTCATAGATTGTAATTTTTTTGAAACAGGTTTATAGTCGGCAGTTTTGTATTTTACATCTGAAAAATAACCCATATCATCGAATTGCGAGTATTCCTCTCTTAATTCCTTATAACGTTCCAACATAATATGCAATTGTCTTAAAAACTTTGGCGTACGCTGTGAAGAAGGTACACTCGCCAACAAATCGTCCATTAAATCGGTAATTTGGTCGTTAATATCGTAAATTTTCTCTCCCTCAACTACTTCAACTTCTTCACTTATTTCTTGTAAATCTTCGTCCATAAATTCTATGTCTTGTATATCAATTAAATCTCCGTCTAAATCAATTTCCCTTTCAGATGAAGCATCAACATTTACCGGGTCGTCTTCCTCATCACTACTGCTATCCAACATATCACCCCACGATATTTTTTCTGGTTTTTTCTCGTCATTTTCTTCTCCTTCTAAATCATCCGTAACCAATTCATCTTCCTCTTTTTCCACATCCTTTTTAGAAGAAGGGAGAGAAAAGTCCTTGATTGACTTAATAGGTAGATCGCGCGGTATACCCTTATATTCAAAATCTATGTAAAAATATTGTTTGTCTGGATAACTTTCTATTTCAATTCTATCTTCTTCTAAATTTGAAATTTTACCATTGATGATTGTAGGTACTTCTCCACCGAATTCAATAGTAACCATTCTTCCTACGAGTAAATTGTTTTGTTTTGCAAAACCAACTTCATCTGGTTTATATAATATTTGTATTGTTTCAATGCTTTCTTCGGTTAAAAACCCTTCTGAGATATTTAAAATAGTTTTTGAGAGAGTTTTTTTCTCTACCAATTCTACCATTTTTTTGTCAATATAGTTGATAAAAAAGATTTTATCATGAATTGCTCCATTATTGGGTGCTATTATTTTAATAATTTGACCCAACGATAAAAATAATGATTCCGACATTTTATTTTCCATTGTCTTATAAAATAACTAGAAATTATATTCAATAATAAATCAATTATCTATTAATTAATAAAATTGATTTAAAAAAAATAGATTAGATAATAAACAAACACCACTTTATCTACATTTACCATTAATCATGTACAACTTAAGCGAATACTTCGATTTTAGTCGCATTGACGACAAGGAATATTGTAACTCAAAACACCTAACTGTTAATAAAATTAATGGTTATAATTTGTTGAAATATAAAAAAAACAAAGTAAACAGTGAAAATATCGAAACACTAGGATTATTTCGATCTGTGATTGTAGACGATGATCGCGTCGTATGCTTTTCGCCACCTAAATCACTTGAAGATTCTCACTTTAACGATTGGGTTACTCAGGAAGAAAACAAATATATAGCACAGCCTTACATAGAAGGGACGATGATTAATCTATTTTGGTCTCCTCTTATTGATGATTGGGAAATATCCACTAGAAGTAATATCGGTGCGAATTGCCATTATAATATGGACGACAAAACAACATTTCGCACCATGTTTCTCGAAGCAATGATATTCGCCGATTTAGATTTCGATACGTTTAACAAAGAACTAATATACAGTTTTGTTTTACAACACCCTAAAAATAAGCGAGTTGTTCCAGTAAGTAGACCATGGGTGTATTTGGTAAATATTTACCAATTGGTTGAAAATTACTGTATCCTCCCTGTTACATCAGACGGCGGTATTGATGGCGACTGGCACGAATTTCGCGACGTTCGAATTCCATCGTACGTACCTGATATGACTTCATACAAAGGATTTATGAAGTATATGAATGATTTGGTTGATACCAATTACTCTTACGTATATCCGGGATATGTTATCAAAACCATGGATTGTGTTAGACGTCTTAAAGTGATTAATCCATCGTACGAATACGTTAAGAAAATAAGGGGGAACACTACAAAAATTCAATTTAGATATTATGCATTGCGACAAGAAGGAAAGGTTGGCGAATACCTTAACTATTTCCCTGAATACAAGAAACGGTTTCATGGACTAAGAAAGGATTTACATAGTTTTACATCTACATTATATTCAATGTATGTTTCATGCTATATTTTAAAGGAAAAAGAATTAAAATGCTTTCCCAAACGGTTCAGAACAAATATGTTTAATTTACACGCAAATTATCTGAAGACAAAACAAAAGGTTACATTTAAAGCAGTTGTAGATTATGTTAATACGATGGACTCTGCTCTTCTAATGTACTGTATGAATATGGATTACAAGCAAAACGAAGTTGCAAAAACAACTTTAAAACAAATGAATTCTAGTTCAACGGTTGCTAAATAAATAGTAATAAAAAAGAAAAAATGAGAAAAGAAAAGAAAAAGAAAAGAAAAAAATGAGAAAAGAAAAAAATGAGAAAAGAAAAAAATGAGAAAAAGAAAAGAAAAACACAAAGTAATAATAATTAATAAAAACAAATTAAATATTATTTATAAAGTATTTTTTATATGAGAATTGACTATACTCCTCAGTTGGATTTTAAGGATGTTTTGATTCGTCCTAAACGCACTACTATCACAAGTAGATCGTTGGTGTCGTTGGAACGTACCTTTACATTCCCAAATACATCTACTACATGGACTGGTGTTCCAATTATTTCAGCAAACATGGATACAACTGGAACGTTCGAGGTATACGATGTTCTTTCTTCGTTCAAAATGTTGACTTGTTTTCACAAACACTATACGTTAGAAGATTTCGAGACTAGACTGGCTAATAAAGAACTCAATCCAGAATATTTTATGATTTCAACCGGTATTTCTATTGAATCCCTTCCTAATTTTAAAAAAAAAGTTGAACTTACAAATGCTAAATGGATATGTATTGATGTTGCGAATGGATATATGAATCGAGTGGTTGAATTTGCCAGTAAGGTCCGTGAAATGTTCCCCGATAGAATTATTGTCGCGGGTAATATTGCTTCAAAAGAAATGGCGGAGGAATTTATTATAAATGGAAAAGTAGATGTTGTAAAAGTCGGTATTGGTCCAGGAAGCGCATGTTTAACTAGAAGGAAAACAGGTGTTGGTGTTCCTCAACTTTCAGCAATCATCGAATGCGCAGATGGGGCACATGGCGTAAACGGTTCCATAATAGGCGATGGAGGCATTACTTGTCCCGGCGATCTAGCAAAAGCATTTGGAGGAGGTGCTGATTTTGTAATGATTGGGGGACAATTATCAGGCCACGATGAAAATCCGGGGGATGTAACCCTGATAGATGGTAAACAGTATAAGATGTTTTATGGGATGAGTTCGGAACATGCAATGAAAAAACATTACGGAGAAATGGCGTCCTACCGTTCTTCTGAGGGAAGACTTATCAAAGTACCATATAAAGGGGCTCTTAAAAACACAGTACAAGATTATCTTGGGGGGTTGCGATCTACGTGTGCCTACATTAACGCACATACTATAAAAAATATGCCTAAATGTACTACATTTTTAACTGTAGGGCAACAGTTGAATACTTATTTTGAAAAATAAAGCAAATCTGCTTAAGCAATTGCTTAATAAAAATATGTGTACTTCAATAAAAATAATTTATAAATTAAATTATTTTTATAAAATTATGATTTATATTATACTATATCACATATTATTGAAAATTACTTTTCAATTCGTTAAACACATTAACGGCTATGATACACGAATTATGAAGTATTTCTACTACGTTGCTCGTATTCGCAACATCGGTGTTTTCTTCTGAAAATGCGATTCGAATAATAGAATTCTCATCATGTGGATGTTTCTTCGAGAATCCAACAAACGACAACAATCCCTTCCTATAGTAAGAATAATGCATAATATATTCCAGAATTTTACCGATGGTATAATCCTCTTTGTATAACACAATATCAAATGAATGCTTTAAGGCAACAGGCATGTCTCTAATCGAGAATAACTTACTATTTTCACTTGCATTTTTTATCTGGTTCAGCTTTAATATTATTACATTACATGCTTTCCTTATAATTTGTTTGTTTGTATAAATACCTAATGTTTCAATACAAAAGTCAAACGAATTATCCTTTGTATACCTTAATCCTTCGTGATTAAACCAGTTCTCTTTTTCGAATGCTATCTTCTCCTGAAGTTTATTCGCATCTATTTCTTCAGTCTTTTCCATCATTTTATTTTCGATTTTTCCCCATTCAGCATTTTGTTTGACATTATCGACGGCATATTTATAAGCACAGCAAGATACTACATTATACATCCCATTTTCCTTTGAATTGCTAATATTTAGGTCACATTCTAATTTCAAACGCTCGCCCTTTATATCTTTGGAAATTTCTGGTTTTAAACGGGCAAATAATATATAAGATTTAGTTTGTTTATTGGATGGGAAGAATTCCCGTGCCTTATTTTCAGGTAGTTCTCGATTGGTTTTTTTGTCTACCAATTTAAAATCCTTTGTTGTAATGTATTCAATTGAATTGGATGTGTTTTCACGGTCTAAAACCATCTTTAAATTTTTTACATTATCATCCAATTCGTTGACAAACACGGGTATACAACCCAATCGCTGTTTCAATATTTCGTTATTAAACATGGTAGTGTTTAATTCAATATTAATAGCATCGTCACTTGTATCTAAAATAGCAACATCTATTTCTGCCATAATAGTTCGCCTTAATCCATTTACAATACTTACATTTGTATTATTTATATTAAATTTCAACATATCATGTTCTTCTAAAATATTATCTATTTTAGGTAAAGGGATTGAACTTAAATACTGTGGTTGATTTTCAGAAGATGATTTAGAAGATTCCATGATTATATAAATTAAATATACATTATTATATTTATATCAATTTTATGTATTTTCACTTAAATGATAATACTGAACGTTTCGTTATAATTTTCTTTTAAAAACAATTTGTTAGTATAAATGAGTTCTGTATTGTACTATAGTAAATATTGTCAAAATTGCAATTCTATTATTTCCAAATTATCAAAAACATCAGTTCAAAAAGATATACATTTCGTATGTATTGATAAGCGTATAAAAGAAGGGAATAAAGTTTATTTACTATTGGATGGAGTGAAAAAAGTACTTCTTCCAGAAACAGTTAGAAAGGTACCTGCTATTTTATTACTGTATCAAGGTTACCGTGTTTTATATGGAAAAGATATAATGAATTACTATCAACCTAAGATAAACGCCGAAACAGGGGTAGCAACAAAAAATAACCTAGAACCATCTGCTTATTCGTATACTGAAATGGGTACAAATATGTCGGATGATTATTCTTATTTAGACCAAACAAGTGATGAAATGGCTGCTAAAGGAGAAGGAGGTACTAGACAAATGCATAGTTTTATGCTATTGGACCAGTCACAAGCAATTGAAACTCCACCCGAAGATTATATACCAGATAAGGTAAAAGGAAATGACCTAGAACAATTACAGAAACAGCGGAGTTTAGATATCAAACTTTAATAATCTCTTAATTATTAAATAATGTAATTAAATAATTACTATAAATACTTAAAAATTTTTAAACAATAAACACTATATGGACAAAATATCGTTATCAAAAGCATTTTCAACACATTTTATAGAATTTTTAAATGAAATGACTATTTTGTTTCCAAAAAATGTAGAAATAAGAACATTTAAGACAGCAGTATCTCAAATAAAGCGTGTTAACCCAAGTAAATTAATTAAAACATGGTACAACGTTGTGACGGTCCCATTTAAAGACGAGATATACGTTGAAAATTTTAGTTTTTTTGAATTAAAAGATTATGCTACTGATCTTAAAAACACATATTATGATAATGATGGAATATATAAATTTATCGAAGAAATGAAACGTTCGACGTTAAAAATGTCACACGATAATAAAAAGAAAACAATGAAATATTTAAGTAATTTAACTAAAATGAGTGAAATGTATTCCAAAAAAATATAATAACTTAATTATAATTATTCATTATAATTAAGCAAATAATTATCCATTATAATTAAGCAAATATTTATAACTATAATATTTTCGTTAACTTTGATTTAAACACAATAGTGATAAATCCTATATAATGGCAGATATATCAAAAAACGATATGGACAATGACACCAATACACAGACGGACAAAGAGGAAATACCAGATGAATTTAGAAACCTAATGAATGATTTTATGGGGGATATACTAACTAGTTTTCCAGAATATGCTAATACTATTGAACCATATTCGGTATTAGAAGAAGAAAAAACACTTCGTTATTTATTCGATCATTGTAAAACGGTATATCCCGCACGTTTTTTTGATATTTTATACAATAATGATGAGATGTTTAACGACGACTCATTAAACACAGAATTTCTACCCAATATAGATTTTTCATTAATTTGGAAGGAAAATATAACAGATAAAACAAGGTCTATTATATGGAAATACATTCAATTGGTATTATTTTGCGTAATTCAAAATGTAAACGACGCGTCTCATTTTGGTAATAGCGAAAAATTGTTTGAGGCAATCGACCAGGACGAATTTAAAAAAAAGATTGAGGAATCGATGGATGATATCGGTAAATTTTTCGAAGAAAATAATAGTATGTTTAAGGAAAATGGAGATGTAAGTAACAACGATTTTAATATACCAGACGGGGAGAAAATACACGAACATATTAACGGATTGTTAAAGGGTAAATTAGGAAGACTTGCTTCTGAAATAGCGGAGGAAACGGCAACGGAAATGCAAGTCGATTTATGTGGTAATGATGATGTAAATGATGTATTTAGTAAACTTTTTAAAAATCCAACAAAATTAATGAAAATGGTTAAATCGATTGGAACCAAAATAGACGATAAAATCAAATCCGGACAAATAAACGAATCTGAACTTATGAAGGAAGCGGGTGATTTAATGCAACAAATGAAAAATATGCCTGGAATGAAAAATATGGATAAAATATTTAAATCAATGAATATGCCTATGGGCGGTGGAAAAATGGACTTTGCTGCTATGCAACAAAAAATGAGTGCCAACATGAAGAAATTTAATCAAAAGGACAGAATGTTGAAAAAGTTACAAAAAAGAAGAAATAATAAGAAAGTATCCAATCAAAATACTTATAATAGTTCATCTTCAAAAACACAGCAGGAAATTCAAACTGAAATAGACGCGATTTATAAAATGCTTTCAAAAGGAGATGAAAATATAGAGAAAACGACGGTTTCTGATAAAAAAAAGAAGAAGAAAAAGAAGAAGAAGAAGAGGAAGAAGACACAACAATAATACAAATCAAAGGTATTGAGTAATATATAACAGTTAATAATTAATAATTAATAGATAGAATACGATATGAATAAAATAAAAAAATAACCATTTACTATATACTAATGGATATTGATAAATTTTGGTTAGATAATCCTTTAATCATTTTTAAAAAAGAAAGAATAACTGAGTTATGGCCCGACAAACAATTTAGTGCTTCTAGAAAATTAAATGCAATTACGCGGGTTATTATCCTTTTAACTATTTTAGGATATTTTATATCCAAATCCGTTAAAATCATCATTACTGGTATTGTTACGTTGTTGTTTATTGTGTTTATATACCATATTCAGGTTAAAAAGGAGCAAGAAGAACAGGAAATGAAAAATATTATGAAAGAAGGGTTTGATAGTATGAGTCCTAAATTTGATAAGATCATGGAACAAAATTTTACCACGCCTACCAAAAACAACCCGATGATGAATGTTTTATTGCCTGAAATACACGATAAACCAAATCGTAAAGAAGCTGCTCCTAGTTACAATACAAATATACGCAAAGAAATAAATGAAAAAGCAAAATCAAATTTAAACGATGATAAATTGTATAACAATTTAGGAGATAATTTAAGTCACCAACACATGATGCGAAACTTCCATTCCATGCCAAATACTAGTGTTCCTAATAATCAAAAGGATTTCGCTATGTTTTGCTATGGTTCCATGAAATCGTGTAAAGAAGGAGATGAAACAGCGTGTTCTAAAAATGGAAGACGAATACAAAATATTCCATATTAATCCTCATTTTATATTAATCAGAACAAACATTAATATAAAAATATTATCTTTATGGTATTTATATAAGTATGGCAAGTGCTAGCACATTTAATTACACATTTTATAATTTAACTGGTATAAATGACGACGTTGTTGGATTATCAGAAGTAGACGCACAAAACAAACAGTTTGGTTCTTACACTACGAAAAACTTTTTTGAAGAACACTGTGGTATGAAAAAACCAATTAGTTTTGCTACTCGACAACCAAATGTATTTTATAACGGTGGCGCTGGAGTAGTTGGAGCAAATGGATGCAACGTTGATAGCGATTCAAACCTTAGAATTGGAACCATTCAAACAAACCCAAAGTGTCGAATTAGCCTTCAAGAAAGACCATTTAAAACGGTTCCTTTTCTTGGAAGAGGCAAATCGGATTCGTTAAAAGAAAGTAAGTTACAACAAGGTACTTACTTTGCCGACAAGAAAAGTTGCCGTCAAGTTACTGAAAAATCATTTCGCACGACCGATGTTGATTTGGTTCCCACTTTAAAAGCAACCATTCAAAATCCAAATAATTTAGTAGAAGGTGTTGCAAACAAAGGATGGATCCGCGGCGGACTTCCTTCCAGAGATATGTCCCGTGACAATGATTACTTTAAAAATCGTAAGTAAACAGAGAATAGAATTAAGTTTAAATATAAAAACAAATTAGTATTATAAATTATAATGTATAATACTGATATTACAATAGATTATGATACAATTGATGGGGATGAAGGTGATACAAACTATAGAAAACAAATCTTATCTTTTTTAAATTTAACGGAGTATGGGGATGAAGTATCTATAAAAATAGACCTATTGCATGATACTCATAAAAATAATCCATCCATTAAAAGAATAATGCCATGGGTAAAAATATTTTTAGAACAGAGATGGCCGTTCGAAATGGACGACAAAACGCGTTTTTTATTTTTATTTTCATTTGACTTTTTTTATTTAATGTTTCCTATTATTTCCACTTTAATAAATAATTCTAATCCAAAAGAGAAGCAAATAGAAGATATAATACATCAAATTAAATCGAAATTTAAGTCTTAAATAAAACAAAAAAATAATATATTATATTAAATGGCTTCCACACGATTAAAAAATTTACCAGGCGAATATTTACGAGAAAGAAGAGTTAATCAAGATATTAACAATTATAAAATGGACGTTAATAAAAAGATACCTGTAAAAAGTGTTTTACCAGATTTAGGTATTAATCCAGGAAATATGTCGAACTCGTTCTACCACAACACTCTCTCCAATAATACATGTGATATTGAGAGTAATTTAATGGGTATAAATAGCTCAAACTTAGTTCAAAAGAAATCAGAATTTCAACCACGATTAAATACTTTACCGTTTAAACCATTCTTTGAATTACCAAATCGTTTTATCCCTGAACCTATGGTAGTTAACAATAAACAACGTCCAGCAGGTCCGTTTACAAACAATTAAGTTGTTTTACCCTTTAAATTAGATACTCATTATATATATATAGTATATAATGAGTTATTTAGATGAACATGACGAAATACAAAAAAATATAGAAGAATCTAGGTTTAGTGAGACTGCAGAATATTTAGTAAACCATTTTGAATATTCAAATAGTGTAGCAAGAAATCAGTCCGAAACATCTAAATCTAAACTCTCTGGAGCATTAGTTGGTATTTTATCCGACGACCAATATCAACAGACTTTTGTAAAATACGATGAAAATGAGAATATTGTTCTTTTTAAAAATATAGACAACGATCCAAATTCTATTATTTTGGATATTAGTGATAACAAAGCAATACGTATACCGGCCGGTACAACAGCACAACGTCCAACTATTGTAAAAGACGGGTTAATGAGAATAAATACTACTACCAACTACTTGGAAATATACACGAATGGTAATTGGGGGTCTCTTTTAAAATCAGACCAAGCAGGCGCTTATATCGAAGGTTACGTAGACACCTATATTGAAGATATCAGTAGAAACATTAACGATAGAGTTACTAGGGATCTAAGTAATGTAATTGGAGGAGCAAGTGAATCGTTGGATACTTTACTAGAATTGGAAAATTATGTAACTGATATGAGTGAGGGGAAAATAGGAAAAGCAATAACCGATATCCTCGACATTTCGGGGAGAGAAAGTCAACACTATATTATTTTATCAAATGAAATTGTGGACCTTAGTAGTGAAACTGTAAGAGATATAACAGATCTTTCTAGTTATACTTCTAGTGAATTAAGTAGAGAAATTAGTGATTTAAGCAGTGAAACCGTAAGAGATATAACAGATCTTTCTAGTTATACTTCTAGTGAATTAAGTAGAGAAATTAGTGATTTAAGTAGTGAAACTGTAAGAGATATTATTGATTTATCCAATTCTACGACAACACAATTAAATACCAAACAAGATACACTTACAAATGGAGATGTAACCAATAACTTATTAGCAAATAGTTCTTTTACGTTAGGCGGAGTAAATATAAATTTAGGTGATACGGATAACACGCCCGCGTTTGATTTAACAGATGCAACAAATTACCCGACGTCTTCATTAACGGGAACGATTGACCTAACTAATCAAGTGGCCGGAATATTACCTGTTGCCAACGGAGGTACATCTTGGCAAACAAAAACGAATGGTCTACGATACGACAGTAACATAGGTATTGGTATCGACCCAACTTCAACAGTTGGATTACATTGTAAACAAGACGGTTCAAATTTTGTTTTTGAAGGTACTAATGTTAATAAGGATTCAATTATTGAATTAAGGAATTCTTCTGGAAACACAACTGCTTGGAAATTGCAAAATGATGCGGTTAATGCACCTGCTGATAGTTTTCGAATAATGTATTATAACGGTAACGCATTACGAATAGATAATTCTACACGAAATGTAAATATAGGTTCTAGTTATAACAATACAAATCCATATAAATTAAACGTAGAAGGCACAGTAAATACAGAAGGAAAATTTACAACAACAGACATATGTGCCAACGATATATCTGCTAATGCAATGGATTTAAATAATTTAAATGTTGATGGAATAATTCTCAATAATGTAGATATTAATTCAACATTTCAAACGATAAGTCATGTTAGCATTATTTCACAAGAAATTGTGGATTTATCCGGATATACTTCTAGCGAATTAAGTAGAGAAATTAGTGATTTAAGTAGTGAAACTGTAAGAGATATAACAGATCTTTCCAGTTATACTTCTAGTGAATTAAGTAGAGAAATTAGTGATTTAAGTAGTGAAACCGTAAGAGATGTTACAGATCTTTCTAGTTATACTTCTAGTGAATTAAGTAGAGAAATTAGTGATTTAAGTAGTGAAACTGTAAGAGATATAACAGATCTTTCCAGTTATACTTCTAGTGAATTAAGTAGAGAAATTAGTGATTTAAGTAGTGAAACCGTAAGAGATGTTACAGATCTTTCTAGTTATACTTCTAGTGAATTAAGTAGAGAAATTAGTGATTTAAGTAGTGAAACCGTAAGAGATGTTACAGATCTTTCTAGTTATACTTCTAGTGAATTAAGTAGAGAAATTAGTGATTTAAGTAGTGAAACCGTAAGAGATGTTACAGATCTTTCCAGTTATACTTCTAGTGAATTAAGTAGAGAAATTAGTGATTTAAGCAGTGAGACTGTGAGAGATGTTACAGATCTTTCTAGTTATACTTCTAGTGAATTAAGTAGAGAAATTAGTGATTTAAGTAGTGAAACCGTAAGAGATGTTACAGATCTTTCCAGTTATACTTCTAGTGAATTAAGTAGAGAAATTAGTGATTTAAGCAGTGAGACTGTGAGAGATATTAATGACTTAAGTAGTGAAACTGTAAGAGATATAATAGACCTTTCCAGTTATACTTCTAGTGAATTAAGTAGAGAAATTAGTGATTTAAGTAGTGAAACTGTAAGAGATATAATAGATCTTTCCAGTTATACTTCTAGCGAATTAAGTAGAGAAATTAGTGATTTAAGCAGCGAAACGGTGAGAGATGTTACAGATCTTTCTAGTTATACTTCTAGTGAATTAAGTAGAGAAATTAGTGATTTATCTAGTTTAGCATTTTATACTGTTGCGACCGATGTTACAGATCTTTCCAGTTATACTTCTAGTGAATTAAGTAGAGAAATTAGTGATTTAAGTAGTGAAACTGTAAGAGATATAATAGACCTTTCCAGTTATACTTCAAACGAACTTACACGACAGATTGTTGATTTATCCAATTCTACGACTACACAATTAAATATTGAACGAAATACTACGAGTACAGAAATATCAACCGTATATTCATATACATCTAGTGAACTCCATCGTGAAATAACAGATTTAAGCAGCGAGACAGTACGTGACATAAGTGATTTATCTAGTTTAGCATTTTATACTGTTGCGGCAGATGTTGCTTCTATTGATACAAATATATCGGATTCGGTATCCACTTTAATATCGCATACATTAGATAAAGTTTCTGATCTTTCTAATTATACATCTACAGAACTTTCTCGAGAAATAAGTATAGAAAGAAGTACGGTAGTAAGAGATTTATCAGATATGAGCGGTGGTATTCATCATATCATAGACGATTTAATAGGCAATGCTCCTACTTATTTGGATACATTAGAAGAAATTGCATTTGTGTTGGGTAATCCAAATGACCCAAGTGGCGGTGATTTGCGAACTATTATACAGAAAATTTATAGTGTGTCACAGGATATTTATGATTTGTCTCAAACCGTCGCTGGTGTAGATTCTAATTTTAGAATTTTAGATGGAACATTAACGGTTAATACAAATTTATCTGAGGGTGAAACAACCGCAATTAATGCTATTAACGGAGATATATCACTCAATAAAACAATCCTATTTCATAATAAGGGGAACATTATTCTTGGAAATGCTTCGACAGGAGATACTATAAAACCGTTGTCCTACGCTAATATGCCTCTAGGAAATATATTAATAGGGTCTGGTACAGATATATCAAATTCATCCATACAATATGCTACTGGTGTGGGTCATTCGATTGATTTAAGCGGTACTGGTTCAACCGCGTTGGGGTATTTAGCAAAAACGGATGGATTAAATGCTACTGCTATTGGATACAATAGTGTTGCTTTTGGAGATAATGTAATTCAATTGGGAAATACACAGGTTGAATATGTAAATACAAATGGCGTTGTTACGATGAGTTCAGACGCCCGACTAAAGGCAAACGTAAAAACTATTCCAAATGCTTTGGAAAAGGTCAACGCTCTACGTGGTGTGACATATACCAGAACTGATTTGCCAAATAAAGATCAAGTTTACATGGGTTTAATAGCACAAGAAACTGAAAAAATAATTCCAGAAGTTGTTAATAATAAAGGTCAATACAAATCTATTATGTATAGTAATTTGGTCGGTGTGTTGGTTGAAGCAGTGAAGGATTTGGATATTAACCATAAAATATTAAATGGAAGACAAACCACCCTAGAAACAGAAATAACTACTATAAAAGATGTAATAAGAACTAGACTTAAAAAATTAAATAAAATAAAAAATTTAATAGATGTAAAAGATAACAAAGATAAAAAATAATTACAATATATATATAATATGGCATTTACTCGATATAATTATGATGAATGTAGAACAAAAAAATTCCTTCAACAATCTACTGATCCTGGTCGATATGTATTGAATACTCCGGGATGGGGAGCTACTCCAGTTTTGTTTGACGACCCACAAATGCGACACATGGGTTGGAGTGCCAACTTGCAAAATGTATCAAACGGGCACCCTATAGACATAGAAAGTCAACTTAAAAATGTTGATAAAAAGTTACAGCGATATGGTAGACATTATAAGGTAGCAAAACCACTTAAGACAACGCCTGTTCCAGTATCCGTATCAAACAAACCAATTATGCATCAATCCAGAGTTACTCATCCAGGATTTTTATATAGAGATTTAAAACAAGATCATACACAGCCTTTGTATTTAGATCCACAAGAAAATGTTTGTTTAGGATTTCAAAATAATTTAAATACGCGATTGTTGGAAAAAGATAATCATACACCAATTATACCATGTACAAGTTTAATCGAATAACTATTCATTTAACATACATAATACTATACTTAATTTAATTTAAATTAATTATTGTAAATAAACCATAAAGAAAATATTATAATTTATATATAGTATAAAATGGCAGAAATAGCAATTCCCATGGCCGCTTTAGGTATAATGTATATTTTGTCTAATGATAATAAGAAGGAAGAAGGATTTAGTGGAATATCCGCTCAATCATCTACCAATAATCGTTTAGTGAATACACAAATACCACCAGATAATTTTCCTGTTGAAAAAACAGGACCTCAAAATGATAGATACACTACAAAAACGTATTCTGGATTAAATGAAAATAATGGTAACGTTCAGCAAAGTACCGAAGTCAAAAGTGAAACACAAAATTTAAATAATTCATTTATGTCATTGACGGGTGAAAGCAACGAATTATTTGATTTTAAACATAATAATATGAAACCTTATTTTGGGTCAAATGTTACTCAATCCACCGACTCCACGTCGCGTGATGGTATACTTGATTTATACACCGGAACAGGAAGTCAACAAATTGAAAAAAAGGCAAATGCTCCATTCTTCAAACCTCAAAAAAACATGCAATGGACTAACGGAATGCCGTCTACTAGTGAATTTATACAAGAACGAATGCGAGGAAATGTAACTTCAAAGATGAACAATACAAAACCATGGAAAGAAATTCAGGTGGGTCCTGGATTGAATAAAGGGTACGCAAGTGAAGGTACGGGTGGGTTTAATTCTGGTATGCAAGAAAGAGATAGTTGGAAGCCAAAAACTATAGATGAATTGCGCGTGGCAAACAATCCAAAGAAAACATTCAAAGGACAGATGCTAGGAAAGCATGTTGGTCGTAGAGGTCCTCGTGGAAATTTAGGAAAAGTAGAACAGCACAAACCAGATACATTCTTTATAAATAATCCAGACCGCTATTTCACAACCACTGGTGTTGAAAAAAGAGGAACCGCACCAACAACACACGTTTTTCGTCCTGAGAACCGTAGTTCAACTACAAGAGAGTATTTTGGAGGAGGTGATACTACAAATGCGAATGGTATATATCAATCCGGTGAATACCAAGAATCAACCAAGGTCCAATTGGATTCTTTAAATATAGGGACTGCTTCCAGAGCAAATGGATGGAAAGAAAACCACGGGAATTATGGAAAGTCTGGTTACAAGAGTTTACCCAATTCACGAACGTTGACCGGCGAGACAAAATCGATGGGAATAGTTGAAAGAGGCTTGTACGCGATGATGACTCCCATATTAGATGTTTTAAAACCAACATTAAAGGAAAATGTAGTTCATCATAAACGTCCGATTGGAAATGCGTCTGGTGGTAAGAATGGTGTGTCTAATTCAAGAGTGTGGAATCCATCCGATGTTACAAGAACCACTATCCGCGAACAAACGGAAAATACAGAATATACAAAGCATGGTGGAACTGCCTTCGATGCTGCTTACACAAATACAGAGCATCAACCTGTCGATCAACATCGCGATACAACAAACTGTCAATATATTGGTAATAGTAGTGCTGGAAATTCGCAACATAAGGGACAAGTATACAATACAGCGTACAACGCTACTCTTAACCCCAACAAACAAGTTGTATCTAAGGTAGATAGATTTCATGCTGGAAATCAACCAATTTTTGATGGCAATCAAAATGTCAGTAATTTACGAAACAGAAGTACAAAACCCGCCGCAATTATTCCAAATATGCCTAAGAGTGCTAGTAGCATTGAAACATACGGACAATTAAGTGGAAAAAATACACGTGAAGTAAACCAGAGTAATAGGTATAATCCAGAGTTGTTAGACGCTTTTAATAGCAATCCTTATTCAAAACCTTTGAGTAGTGTTGCTTAAATACTTCAATACCTCAATGTAAATAATACATATAATCATATATATGTATAAATCGTATATACATATAAATCAAATAATACTTTATTAAAATATAAAAATAATGTGTTATACTCATTTATACTATGAGTGATCTATTTTTAAAAAATACAATTGATTATAATTTTAAAAATGTCACCGCTGATATTCACACTATGCATAAAACAATTATCGATAAATTAAATTTTTTCATAGAAAACAATAAAATACCTCATATTGTATTTCATGGACCATATGGAACCGGAAAACGAAGTATTTTAAACTATTTTATAGAAAAGGTGTATCATAGCAATCCCAAATATATGAAGGAATACGTTATGTATGTTGATTGCGCTCACGGTAAGGGTATTCGTTTTTTTCGCGATCAATTAAAATTCTTTGCCAAAACAAATATACAAAACAAAACAAATAACATGTTTAAATCTATTATCTTGTTTAATGCCGACAAACTTACAATGGACGCACAATCGGCTTTGCGTAGGTGTATTGAAAAATACAGTCATAATACGCGTTTCTTTATTATTGCTGAAAACAAGAACCTTTTATTGAATCCAATATTATCTAGGTTCTGTAGTATTTATATACCCACACCAAAGGTAGACCAAAATTATATTAATTTTTATAATTTACGATTTGATGTTTATAATAAAAAAGACTACAATAAAAAAGAAACACGTTTAAAAAAGTACCTAAAAAATACGGAAAGTTACAAATCATTGAAAAGTTGTATTGGTCTGTCGTCTATATTGTATAATAAAGGATATAGTTGTTTGGATTTAATTAAATATGTTTCCAATAACAAGGACAATAATTTAGCATTAATGTATTTTGACAAAATAAGAAAGCAAATACGAAACGAAGAATTATTAATATTTTACGTATTGTATTTTACATTTATGCGGAAAAAAGTTGATTTAGAAAATATTTTATAATTTTAAAATGGATGATTACAACGTAAATGTTTTATCTGAAGCCAAAAACGAGTATTCTTGCAGATTGTTAAGTATACTTTCTCCTGTTGTTATTGAGGGGGTTAAATCTATATTTAATGACGCCGAACGATTATGTATTGAAAATGATGAAGACGATAAATACTTAATGACATTTCAAAACTTTCTTTCTAGAGTACCAAAATGGAACGATTCACTGATTCAAGAAGAATGTCGTCGTATTATAAGTGTAACCGGTTGTAATTATTTAGAAGATTTACTTACTTGTGTTCATATCGCACAACTTAAAATTCTTACCAGCGTACGAGTTTCACAAAAACAAAAAAAGATTGATTTGGATATCCCAAAATTGGATACATTTATCCATAAGGTATATTCTGCTTTCGCGCGAAAATTATATAAAAACGTCTATTTGTTTGAAAAAATAATTACTCCATTGCAATATCAAAAAAATATGCGCGAATGTGAAATATTGTGTAAGGAAAGTATTCTTGAGGTAATTCGCGGTAGCATTCCTGTAGAAAGAATATTGCGCTCGTATATTGACGAAACGGTTGACGAAGAAGTAGTCCATGAAATAACAGAAAAAGAAATAGAAAAAGAAGTGGAAGAGTCAAAGAATGAAGATGAAGAAACTGCCGAACAAAAAGTAGAAAATAATGAAGAATTCAGCAAAACACCTATATTAAAATTGGAAAAAAATCCCATTCCAGAAGAAACCCCTCCTTTGAGTTTAGAAGATGAAGATATTGAAACAGCAGCAAAAACAACAAGCGATGAGAATAAACCTACCGAAAATGAAAATGAAAATGAAAAAACAACTGGTATTTCTTTTAATGATTTTGACAATGTGTTGAATATGGGAACAAATGAAGAGGAAAGTGTAGAAGCCCCAAAAACTATCGAACGACTCGAACATATTAGTGAAATAAATCAACAACGTCGTAAGGAAGAAGAGGAGGAAGAAGACGACGAGGATAATTTGGAAATATTCGATGACAACAATATACGGTTGGATGTAAGCGATATCCATGATTTATCAAAAGAATTGAAAATAGAATCTCCCCCTCTCTTAGACGATATTGAATTATTGAACTAAAATTATAACATGTAATATACTTAACAGCCACCGCATAATATATTGCATAAAATATATTGCGTAAAATAATATTGCGTAAAATAATTGATAAAAATATAATAAAAAAATATAAATGATGGGACAATCGATTTTTGTAACTGCCGGAATGGTATCTATTGTATATATTATCATTAAGTATTTAGAAATGAAATTTATAATCAAAGAACCAAAGCCTGTGAAAATTATGATACGAGATACTATAATTGTATATCTATCTGTTGTATCCGGTAATTTTGTGTTGGAACAATTTGGTGGAGCGAATAGAGTGGTTGCAAAAGCACCTGAAATATTTACAAATGAACCCGCTTTCTAATAAAGGGGTAATAATAACATAACATAATTATTTAATATTATTATGTTATACATAAATTGGCATTTCATCAATATTATTTACCTTAGTTTTATTGGATACCTTTTTTTTTGATATTTTAAAACAATCAAACATCGAATTTTTCAATTCATTGTGTGGTTCACAATGATGGACTGTTCTAGCAATCATTTTGTATAATTTAAATTCAGGGTACCGTTCATCCCCATTCTTTTTATATAAAATATTCCGCTCTTTATCATCTCTAGTCCATTTAATAATTAATTGTATAATATCATTTTTCTCGTCATCTTCTTTAGTGAAATCTTCAATAAAATAGTCATACAACGAACATCCTAATCGACATAAATCAAAACTTTTATTTGGTAATATTTCAGGTTTACTATAATTTCTATATGGTTCAAAATTGTATTGGTTTGCGGCGTCTTCTTTTGATTTAAAATTATAACTATCACTACACAATTGCTTTCCTTTGTATTTGTAAATAGCTCTTCCAAAATCGATTATTTTATATATCTTACCGAACGTTGGTACTTTATAATACTGATTGTTGTATTTCACATAAATGTACTTTTTGTCTGTATTAACATACATTATATTATTTGTATGCAAATCATTATGGGTAAAATCAAAACATTTTTGATACGTTGTTAAAATAAACATTACTTGTATCAAACAAGATTTCCATTCCATATCGCTCATTTCATTATTTTCAATATAATCGTCTAGTGTTTCGTCCATTTGTTCCATACAAATAATTTGTACTGGAAATTTATGAATAACGCAATTTACATTTTCATTTATTGAACTGGAATATTCTGAAATTTCACTATTAGTACAACTTTCGATATGTTGATTGCTACCGTCTGACTCTTCTTCCTCATCTTCTTCTTCCTCATCTTCTTCTTCCTCATCTTCTTCATCCCCTTCTTCTTCACCATCGTCTGACTCAGTTTCAATATCGGAATCATCGCTTCCACTTTCTAATTCGGATATATTAGAGGTTGTTTCAGAATTACTCGATAAATCACTTTCACTTCTATTTTTATTTTTAATTTTTTCATACACAATATTATCTGTTAATGGTGATAATTCAGATACAGCATTTAACTTTTCAATATTTTGTTCGGTCAACTCAAATACTTTATTAAAAGAATCTCCATCAAATTCATCGATTTTTAACTCATCCTTTTCAATATCTTCCATTACAATGGTCTCTCTGTATTTACGTGTATCATCGTCCAATAACGATAAATCGAAATTTTCTACATCAAACATCTCTCCCTTGTTTTTATGGAAAAAAGAAGATTGGTGTAAATAATCTAGATCATCGTACACATTTACATTAAAATGACTTTGAACTCCTATAAAACTACCATAATAATCATTTCCAAATATAAAATCATGATTGTTTAGTAGTTTACTACTTAAATATGAAAAAAAACCATCAACATAGGAAGTATTATTTATATCATGTAATTTTTTCAGGTAATTGTTTTTCTTTGTTAAAATCGGTTTAAATGTCGGCATTAGGTCAGATTGTGCTGACAACGTTTTATAACGTCCAGTTAAATATTTCAAAGGATTAAGCAACGGTGAAAATTTAAAAAAGGATGTCTTTTCGGCGACAATTTCTTCATTCTTTTTATTTTTACTTTTTACATCCAATAAAAATTTATTATTATCGTAGGTATCTTTGATAGAATAAATGGTATGTTTGTGATTTAAGTTTATTAAACTGTATGTTACATCGCTTAATTTGAAAAATTCAGAATATAAGGGGATATAATTCTGAATTTGCAAAAACCCGTTGTTTTCAAATTGGCTAAATAATAAATTATTATTATTTTTCTTGTAATAAAGAGAGAACATTACGATTTAATGATAATATATAATTTACATTTAAACTAATACTTTAGTAATACATTATTTTACGGTATAATATGTGATTAAATTCGTTACAAAGTAATTAAATAATTTAATATAGAATTATATATGAATTTAGAACTAAAAAAGTTTAATATGAAAAACATAAAATTTGATTTGGACGATTCAAATGGACCAGTAATTGTAATGATAGGACGACGTGATACAGGTAAGAGTTTTTTGGTACGTGATATGTTATTTCATCATCAGGATATTCCTATCGGAACTGTTATATCAGGGACAGAAGCCGGTAATGGATTTTATGGTAAACTAGTTCCTAAATTGTTTATTCACGATGAATACAATACAGCCATTATTGAAAATATATTAAAACGGCAAAAGATAGTAATAAAGCAAATCCAAAAAGAAAAAAAAGCATATGGAAAATCTAGTATAGATCCTAGGGCATTTGTAATTCTAGATGATTGTTTGTATGATAACACATGGTCGCGCGATAAACTTATGAGGTTGCTCTTTATGAATGGCCGTCATTGGAAAATTATGCTTGTTATTACTATGCAATATCCATTAGGTGTCCCTCCTAATTTGAGAACCAATATTGATTATACATTTATATTGCGCGAGCCGTATCTAACAAATAGAAAGCGTATCTATGAAAATTTCGCAGGAATGTTTACTACTTTTGAAAGTTTTTGTCAAGTAATGGACCAATGTACTGAAAATTATGAATGCCTTGTTATATCTAATAATGCTAAGTCGAATCGATTGGAAGACCAAATTTTCTGGTACAAAGCAAACGCTCATGGAGATTTTAAATTAGGAGCAAAGGAGTTTTGGGAGATGTCGAAGGGATTGGGTTCAGACGACGAAGAAGAAGTATACGACCCAAATGCTTCAAGGAAAAACAAAGGTCCGCGTATTAATGTAAAGAAAAATCGTTGGTAATTCATAAAATTATAGAAAATATAAAATTTTCTATAATTTTATTATTAGTTGTTATTATTAGTTGTTATTTGTTAGTATTGTTATTTGTTAGTATTGTTATTTGTTAGTATTGTTATTTGTTAGTATTGTTATTTGTTAGTATTGTTATTTGTTAGTATTGTTATTTGTTAGTATTGTTATTTGTTATTGTTTCAACATTTGTTATTTGTTATTTAATCCCTTTTTTTACGGACAATGTTATCTCCTTCAAACAACGCCTTTTTGATGCCATCTGAACTGGTATCCTCCAACTGTTTCAAGTCTTCTTCTACAGTATTATTTACACCTACAAGATTTCCATTTTTGTCTAATTTTTGCGTTAGTTTGTTTCCGCTTTCCCTTGCCATTTTTACATTCTCTTCAATTGCCTTCCTCTTTGTCTCTTGAATTCTCTTTTCAAACTCTTGTTTTGCCTTGGCTTCATTTACGTTTTTCTCATGCATCAATTGATTTAACTCGTCCTCCAAATATTCAACCCGTCCAGTTTTGTATGCTTCAGGTTCCCATGGCATCCATACTCCAACAGGACCGACATATACATTATGATTTGGGTCAACTTCGCGCAACAACTTACATCGCAATTCAGCTTCTTCTTGAGTTGAATATGATCCTCGTACCTTTAATCCTCTTACACTTGTCTGGAAATTATTTTGCTTATTAAATTCATCGTCCAATTCATCTTCATTGTTATCTAAGAACGTTTTATAAGAATCGTAAATATCCGTAGTTTTTAATTCACTTTTTTCACTTTTCACAAATTCTTGCATATCTCCCATCAATGTTTCGAAATTAAGATTATATTTATACGCCAAGAAATTCAAAAATTGTGAAAACTTTTCCATCGATTTAGAAAAGTCATACCCTTTTAAAAATGCTTCAAACATAAACAGTTCACGTCTCTTAAGAACATTTTCAGGACTAACGAATGAAACACATACAAATTTTTGACCGGATAACGTCTTGTCCTCTTCTAGTAGGTCAACATAACCTGGATTTGAAGAGCCATCAGAGTTCGTTTTGTGTTGGTAAGCAATTTCTGCCATATAAATAATAATATTATTATTGTTTAAGTTTTTTTTTATTTATTTATTATATAATATGTTTGATAAATTAGGAGAGATTTTTGATTTAGGAGAACTTCTCCGTCGTGTTGTTAAATATTTAGTTGAAGGTTTGATGGTTGCTATTGCCGCATATGCTATCCCTAAGCGTTCGCTTAATTTGGATGAAGTATTGTTGATTTCTCTAACCGCCGCCGCCACCTTTTCGGTATTGGATACTTACGTTCCATCTATGGGTGTTTCGGCACGATCTGGAGCAGGATTTGGTATTGGCGCCAATCTTGTCGGATTCCCACGAATGGGTATGATGTAAATAATATTTACGTTATCAAATAATAATTTTTAATATAATAAATAAAAATTATTACAATGTAGGAATAAATTCCCAATTTAATTCCGAACATATTTTCTTCCATATTTCATCTTGTTCTATTCGTTTTACAGGGTCTTTAAGCATTGGGAAATAAGGAAGGAATGTATGTTTGTCCAATAACTCACACATTTTATACAATACATAATAGTAATTTAAAAAGTTAACTCTACTATCCGGACAATGTTTGCTATACGGTTTTTGTATTTCCATAAACAAATTGCATAATTTATCTTCTAATTCAGGTTGCATAACCGGGGGTTTTATTCCCAATTTATCTTTTATAAAAGGGATATGTTCGTAATATTTATTATATCCCAATTTCTTTAATATTTCCTTTGCTCGTTTATTATCCATATTCTTAAGCGTTAATCTTTCTTTTTTAATTTGTTTCTTTATGTTATCAATTACTTCATCGGGAATTTGTGTAGTCTCCTTTGCTTGAAACTGTGCTAATATTTCGCGAAAGTGGTTTATACGTTTATAAGCATAAAAACATACTTCTTTAGGTGGTTCTTTATAAGATGGTTTTTCATGTTCTATTAAAAACTTAGATTGATAACTACATATTTTACATATTAAAATCCCTTCTGATTCTACTTGAACTAACTCTCCCTGGCATTTAGGACATATTTCGTAATTTATTTCATAATTTTTCATATCAATAATTTTATTATCGATATTATTGAAATATCTCTGAACGATAGTGTCATTAGTATTTTTAACATCTACCTTTTCATCTGTTTTACTGAAAAAAGAATGTAAGATTTTTTTTTTGCTAGTTTTACCATCGCTTAAATTCTTCTTTTTCTCAAAATAGTCAAAAATCAAATCGGAATTATTTAATAAATAATTCCTCTTTTGTGTTTTTAAAGTCTTTATCTGTTGTTTTAAATCTTTAATACGGTCTTCCAGTTCCAGTCTATCTTCGATTTTAATAGTTTTGTTTTTTTGAATTTTACGTTTTATTTTCTTTATTTCCAGTTTTAATTTGGGTAATTCTATTTCTGAAATATGGTTAAACCGTTTCATCTTTTCGTCATGTTTGTTATCTAACGTTGCTATACTATGCTTATTAACAGCCAATTTTTTCTGATTTTTAGGTTTAAAATTAGGCATTAATAATATACTACGACATCATCTATTTAATTAATAGTTTGGTTAATTGTTTAGCAAAAATCAATATTCACTAAAATAAAAATTCGTAAATTCATTATTTATAAAAATCATTTTCAATATATAATGGATAATCCAAACAAAATAACGTTTAATGAAAAAGAAATAACGAATATTGACTTAATAAAACTACAAAAAATGACTTTATTATACAATGCTTTAGAAAACGGATGGTCTATTAAAAAAGCAGACAATTGTTATGTATTTAAAAAAAAACACAACAACGAAAAGGAAATTTATTTAGATTCATATCTAAGACGGTTTATGATTGAAAATCTAGACATAAATCAAATATTAAACAACTAATTTTTGTATAAAATATATAAAATTTAGTTTTATTTAAGAATAAATGGGTATAAATTTTTAATTTAATTAAGTTAAATACAAAAATTTTTTTCTTTCCCTATATTATAATATGGGAGGAGGACTCATGCAACTAGTAGCTTACGGCGCACAAGATGTGTATCTTACTGGTAATCCCCAGATCACTTTCTGGAAGGTTACATACCGCAGACACACTAATTTCGCAATGGAATCCATTGAACAGACCTTTAACGGTCAAGCCGACTTCGGTCGTCGAGTTCAATGTACCGTTTCGCGAAATGGTGATCTTGCGTACCGAACTTACCTTCAGGTAACTCTACCTGAAATCAGCAGTTCTGATTCAGCACACGCACGCTGGTTGGATTGCCCCGGTGAACAAATGATCTCTATGGTTGAAGTAGAAATTGGAGGTCAACGAATTGACAAGCAATATGGTGACTGGATGCACTTGTGGAACCAGTTGACCCTTACTTCTGAACAAGAAGATGGTTACAACAAGATGATCGGTAACACGACTCAACTTACTTATTTGACCGACCCCGACTTCGCCGAAGTCGCCACGGCTTGCTCGTCTGCCTCTGTTCCAGAAGCAGTATGCGCTCCCCGTAAGGCTCTTCCAGAAACGACCTTGTACGTTCCACTTCAATTTTGGTTCTGTCGCAACCCTGGACTTGCCCTTCCTTTGATTGCCCTTCAATACCACGAAGTCAAGATCAACATCGAACTTCGCCCATTGGACGAATGTTTGTTTGCCGTTGATGCCGTTGACTCCGCCGGTACGGCCAATCTTAAATCGACCTCTGCTTTCAGCAAATCCCTTGTAGCCGCTTCCTTGTATGTTGACTACATCTTTTTGGATACTGATGAGCGCCGTCGTATGGCACAAAACCCACACGAATATTTGATCGAGCAACTTCAGTTCACTGGTGATGAATCCATCGGATCCTCCAGCAACAAGGTTAAGCTTAATTTCAATCATCCATGCAAAGAACTTGTATGGGTCGTTCAGCCAGATGTGAATGTCAGCTACTGCGATTCTTTCGTAGCAGGTAAATCCCTTCACTCTGCTCTTGGCGCACAGCCATTTAACTACACGGATGCTTTGGATGCTCTTCCACATTCCATCCGCGCCTTCTCCAGTGACGCTCAAGTCGGTGGACCAGCCAAAGTTATTGGAGCTAACGGTATGTTTACCGATGCTGGTGCCATGGACGGATCGACTACGGCCGCCGGTATCGAAGCCGATGTATCCGGTGCTTTGGGTGCTACTGCCTCGTCTGGTGTCTCTGATGCCGGTGCCTTCGTCCTTGCCGAAACCGCACTTAAGATGCACTGTTGGGGTGAAAATCCAGTTGTTACCGCTAAGTTGCAACTTAACGGACAAGACCGATTCAGTGAACGTGAAGGTTCCTACTTCGATGTCGTCCAGCCATACCAGCACCACACGCGCAATCCAGATGCCGGAATTAACTGTTATTCCTTCGCTCTTCGCCCTGAAGAACACCAGCCATCCGGAACCTGTAACTTCAGTCGCATCGACAACGCAACTCTTCAGCTTGTTGTTTCTGCCGCTGCTATCGGTGCTTCGGCCACTGCTAAGGTCCGCGTTTACGCCACGAACTACAATGTTCTTCGTGTAATGTCGGGAATGGGTGGTCTTGCATACTCCAACTAAGTTAACCAATATAGAATATTATTCATTTAAGAATTGATTTTTAAATTATAAAATTAATACATAATTTTATTATTATACAACAATCTATAATCAATATTATACTACAATCTATAATCAATAGTATTAACATCAATAATCGATATATTATTAATAACAATTATTAATCACAATAATTAATACAGTTTTTATTTAAATACAACACCATTACTAATATTAACTAATATGGGGCAATCGCAAAGTAGACATTATAATTTTGAAGACGTTCAGCATATCGTTAAAACAAATAAAGGGATTAATACTACAATATTGATAAATGTTCTCAAAGAATACGAACAAACATGTTTAATAAAAGATACCATAGATATAAAAAATGAAGTAAATATTATCAATAAATATTTGAAAACAAATAAACACGTACATATTATCGTATATGGTAGCAATTCATGTGATGAAAATATAGAAAAAAAACAAAAACAATTGATTTCGTTGGGTTTCTGTAATGTTTTTATCTATAAAGGAGGGATGTTTGAATGGTTACTTCTTCAAGATGTATATGGTAAAGAAGAATTTCAGACTACATCCGTAGAATTAGATATTTTGAAATACAAGCCTCTTAGTCATTTTTACAATAACCTTTTAACAGACACAATCGATTAATAAAATTGATTTAATATAATATTATCTTAACATTATATTATTACTACATAAATACAGCGAATTATATTTAATAATGAACTTAACGCAACAAAAACTGACAAAAAGCGAATGGGAATTTTTAGAACTACCGGTTAATAAAAAAGAATTGTATATACTTAAATTTATAAACAAATCATATTTTAATACACACAGTACTGAAAATCCAAATTTATCCTTAATTGGATACTTAAAAATCAACGTAGAGGATTATGAGGATTTTCATAAATACTTTTATAATAAATATTACGAAGAACCAATTCACAGAATTATAAAAGAGCATCGTCTTAAGTATAAACTACGAATCAATGTCAAAAAACTTAATATCAAAAAGGCAAATCAAATACGTATTCGTAAAATAAATACCAAAGAAATTCTAAAACAAACCAATATCTTTGAAAATGTATTGATGCAACAAATTATTATGTATTTTAAAACCAATAGTAAGTCTAAAAAATGTTACTATTATTATTCACTGTTACAACTCTCTAAGCGTAAGGTAAAACGGGTCAATTATCTACTGCTTAAATTTGTAAAGTATGTATTAGAAACATATAAAACAGAAATAAATATCACAAACCTTATTAAACATTCTCATAAATACATAGAAGAAAACGCGTTGTTAACAGAATACAACGATATTTCGCTGTTTAGTCATCAGAAGAAAATGTTTGATTTAATACACAAAAACAAAGATCCGAAATTGTTGTTGTACCAGGCGCCTACTGGAACTGGAAAAACGATGACTCCTGTTGGGCTGGTTAATGAAAAAATACTTATATTTACATGCGCGGCAAAACACGTTGGTCTTCAATTAGCAAAGTCGTGTATTGCGCTCGAAATTCCTATTGCTATTGCGTTTGGTTGCGAAACACCAGACGATATACGATTGCATTATTATGCCGTTACGGATTTTGTTAGAAACCGCAAATCTGGTGGTATATTTAGAGTAGACAATAGTAATGGTGAAAAGGTGAAGATAATTATCACAGATATTCAATCGTACTTGCCAGCAATGAATTATATGTTGGCTTTTAATAAAAAGGAGGATATATTGTGGTATTGGGATGAACCTACTATTACATTGGATTACAACGAACATTCGTTCCACAGTATTATGAAGAAAAATTGGACGCAAAATGAAATACCGAATATCGTTCTTTCTTCGGCTACGTTACCATCCAGCGACGAAATATTCCCAATGGTTGCTAATTTTAAACAACGTTTTAAAGGCGAACAATATAATATTGCAAGTTACGATTGTAATAAAACAATACAACTTTTAAATACAAAGGGGAATATTGTGGTACTACACGATGAATTTGATGATTATAAAAAGTTTAAAAAAAGTGTCAAATTTGTTGCCAAAAACAAAACCTTATTGCGTTATATTGATGTTAAAGAGGCGTCCAAATTTATTATTTACATATTGGATAACATTGATATTTCAGAACGTTACAAACCAACTGAGTATTTTGAAACGATATCTGATATAACGATTCATAGTGTTAAATTGTATTACCTAACTTTATGTCGGCAAATTAAGGAGAATGACTTTCAAACGTATAAGAAAAACAAAGGTGACCCTTATGCTATATCCACCATAAAAATCACAACATCAGACGCGGATACATTAACAGATGGACCAACCATATTTATGACAAACGATGTAGAAAAAATCGGAATGTTTTATTTAAAAGCGTCTAATATACCGGAAAAGGTATTGAATGATTTGTTACATGTTATTGATACGAATGAAGAGTATAGAGAGGCTTTGAATCAAATTATAAAGGATGAAAAACAACGCACCGATAAGATAAGTGAAAAAGTGTTGGATAGTGCTCGTCAAAATGATAAGGAGGCTAAAATACAAAACGAATTTAACAAAAAAATAAACGCGTTTATGAAAAAAATGAAAAAAATAGAACTTAGTCCGGAATACATTCCAAATAGAAAGGAACATTACATGAAATGGCACCCTCATAAAGAAGTTCCAACCAATCTTTTCACTAGTAACATCGATGAAGGGATTGTAGAGGAAATTATTTCATTGGATGTAAACAAAGAATGGAAATTATTGTTGTTGATGGGGATAGGAGTATTCAGTAGTAAAAGCGAAGTCAAATATATTGATATTATGAAAAAACTGGCTGAAAAACAGCAATTATACGTTATTATTGCTTCCTCTGATTATATCTATGGGACGAATTATCAATTCTGTCATGGGTATTTATCAAAGGACTTACAGAACATGACACAAGAAAAGTTAATACAGGCGTTGGGGAGAGTTGGTAGAAAAAATATACAAAAATCGTATAGTATCCGATTAAGAGACGATAAGATTGTAGAAAAATTATTTATGGAAGAAGAGACAAAAATAGAAGTTAAAAATATGAATAAATTGTTCGCTTAAGTTAACTTAACCTACGTATTTATACATAAATTATAAACATTAATTATAATTTATAAACATTAATTATAATTTATAAACATTAATTTTTATTTTCTTCATCTTCCTTACACACCGTTTTATATATGTTAAACAAACGTTTGCATTCTTTTGGATTAAATGTAATATTATGAACGCCTGATTCACATAATATCCAATTTAAAAGGGCGGCGTTTTTTTTAGTGAGTTCATTACTATTCGTTGACTTCAACATTTAAATATAATAATTATGTTATATTTAAATTGGTTATTTAATTGATTTATCTGTTTTACAATTTAGTTTTGTTTATTTGCTCCACCACGAAGACGTAGTACCAAATGTAGGGTTGCTTCCTTACTTATATTATAATCAGTCAGTGTACGCCCATCTTCCAATTGTTTCCCTGCGAAAATCAAGCGCTGTTGATCCGGGGGAATCCCTTCCTTGTCCTGAATCTTTTGCTTGATATTTTCAATGGTGTCAGACCCTTCCACATCGAGCGTAATAGTTTTACCCGTGAGCGTTTTTACGAAAATTTGCATTCTATATAATATTTATGGTCCAATTCTTTTTAAATCATTTATTTAACTGTTTTTTATATCATTTCAGAGTTTCATTATAATATAAAATGTAGCACCGTCTTCTATATTGTAATCGGACAGTGTTTGCGTATCGTTTAATTTAATTTTTTTGAAGTATAATGCCTTAATAAGTGTTTTAGATATGCCTCTCTCATCATTTTCTATACACTGTTTTACATATTCAATTGTATCATCCGATTCGACGTTTAATGTCAACGTTTGACCTGTAATTATTTTTACGTAAATTTTCATATATATAATATTGTAGTTCGAGTTTAAATTATTTTGTTTAATCAAATGATACAATAATTTCTACATTTTCTTTTTTTATACTTTTAGTAGCCGAAACAGAGAGTTCTTCTCTGGTTTTTCTTGTAGATTTGTCTTTCTTTCCTTTTTTATTCTTCGAAGTGCTATTGCGTTTATTCATGTCGTGTGATATTTCATCGAAATTTTGTTCGATATAATCTAGAATTTTATTTTCCAATATCCACCTAAAAAAATTAAGTTGTCCTATTGTAGTCTGTATATGCGTTGTTTCGTTGTATGGGATGGTAATCCTATCCCATCTACAGAATGGGTCAAATCGCTTTTTTGAATACGCTCGTAATTTTAACTTGTATTCTAAGTAAACTTTAAAACGTCTTTCTACGCCATCATTGCACTTAAATTTATACACCGTGAAAAACTTTTTACTATAGTTAGTTGCAAACCAGTCAATCAATCGTAGTGATGTTTTGGATTCTCCGTTTATAATAGGAAGGATTTTTTCAAGATTGTTGTCTTTATTGTAAAACGTTAATAGATTATTTAATAAAAGAGAATTCTGAGTAATGTAATTTGTCATATAATATCTATTCACGTGTAGTATTTAAATTATTATTTTGTCTTATATATTTTTCTTGGTTCATTAGATCATTTATATAATTATTTTGGGAGAGAAAAGGGTTACATCCGCGTTGGACCACCATATCACGTTCGTTCATCTTATTCATAATTGCTTCTTTTTTACTACTACCTCTGTTGTTTTCCTGATACTTCATAAATTGTCGATCCATAGTATAAACAGTATTATTAGGTGAAACAATCGTGTTATCTATCAACTTATCTATTTCATTTAATTTCTCTCCCTTTTCCTCAATTGGTTTATTTTTTCTTTTCGATTTCTGTAATGATTCGCCTGGTTTGGTATATTTTCTGTATAACATTATTATTATTTATTAATGTTATAATATATTTACTAAATTTACTTACGTGCCTTTTTACTCTTTCCCTTCTTCTTCTTTTTCATGGTCTTCTTACGTTTCTTTTTTAATTATCCTCATTTGTTTGGCAAACTTGAACGCATCGGAATTTTTGGTTCCTCGTTTAATATTGCATTTATAGCAACATATTTCTACATTATCTGTAATATGTCCTATACTATTATCTTTTCTTTCTAAAGTCCATTGGTCGGGGTCTCGTAAATCTTTAAACAACACTTTACATAGTTTTCTACAATAAAAACACCGATGTTTTGAAACAATCATTTTCTCTATTAAATCATCATACGCAATAAACAATTCATTATCCAATCGTTTCTTTTTAATATCTTGTTGTCTGTACCCTGATAATTTCTTTTTCAATTCACTAATATACAGTCTCTTGTATTGAAAATCACATTCACCGTATAATTTCTTTATACATTCTATTTGCTCTTTGATATCAAACACCATATTTCCAGATACATCCTTCATAGTAGACCTTTCCTTATTTTTAACACCTCTAACTGCCTCTATATTGGACTTACCTGTAATAACTATCTTTTTCATATAAAAAATAATATATATTAAAACAACAACTTAAACAAATAACTAGTAATTATTGTTAACATTAATTATAAAAAGGGTATAAACTCTTCGTTACATATTTATTTATATGCCAAAGAACGATGAATGCTTAGAATTAAAAAATATAAAATACAAAACAATGTTAATGAATAACATTCAACCTTCTAAAGAACCAGAAATTACAGATATCGAATCATTTTTAGAAAAGGAAAAAACTATTAACAAAAAACAGCATTGGAGTAAACTAAGCAAATTGTCTAAAAAAAACAAATTAATGGATTATAGCGATGTATACGCTGAAACAAATAATTTAAAAGACGAAGACAAAGCACAACTAAAGGCATTTTTATTAAAATCATTAGAACGTAAAAAATTACAACGCGTAAAAGATGTTATTTATGATATAGAAACACAAAAGGTCATTAATATTCCTACTTTGGTATTTTTTAAGAAAACAAATAAGTTTACTCTTAAAAATTTAGACAAAAAAGTATCCACTCTAAAATCTCTTGCACCTCGTAAACCAAAAAAGAACAAAAAAAAGAAAGATAAGGACGGTAAAAAGAAAGATAAGGATGGTAAGAAGAAAGATAAGGACGGTAAAAAGAAAGATAAGGAAGGTAAGAAGAAAGGAAGCACTAAAACACCAAATGAAACTTAATTATTTATATCAATATTAATTTATAAAATTGATATAAAGTAAATATACTTAATATATAAAGTATTATAATGATTATACATTCCCATTTAAATGATTTGCCAGAGTTAAATGATTTATATGATACATTAGAAACAGAAGACGATTTTACAGGTACACACTATCACGAAGACTTTTTGGAAACAATTGATATATTTATCGACGAGTATGTAAACACACATATTTTGGAGTATAAAGAAAAGGATTTCGAAGATAGTGTTAAGGAAGCAGTATATTCACAAATTTTAGAAGTGTACAACGACCAAATAAATTACCTTGATTTAACTCTAGACGATACGATAGACGAATGTGTATATTTGTATTTTACAAAAAACTGTTGTCCTCGTTCGTATGAAGAATCAATTGTTATATCGCCTCCGATACCTAATGTTATTACGCGACAATTAACAAAAATCAAAAACAAGTATCAACCAGATCAACGAACCGATGACTGGTATCATTTTAGATGGAATGGATTAACTGCTAGTAACTTATGGAAAATATTCGATAGTCAAGCGAGCATCAATAATTTAATTTACGGTAAATGCGTCCCGATAAATGTAAGCAAATACAAATCTGTAAATATTGACTCTCCTTTTCATAACGGACATAAGTATGAACCGTTGTCTTTAATGATATACGAAGAGTTGTACGATACAGAAGTTAGTGAATATGGTTGTATTACACACGATAATTACGAATTCTTAAAGGCATCTCCAGACGGTATAAATACTAAACGCGGTAATCCTAGATACGGTCGTTTGGTAGAAGTTAAAAATCCAGTAAGTAGAAAATTAACTGGTATACCAAAAAAAGATTATTGGATTCAAATGCAACATCAAATGGAAGTGTGCGATTTAAATGAGTGTGACTTTTTAGAAACGATATTTAAAAGTTATGAAAATGAAGAAGCGTTTGACTTAGACGGGACGTTTACAAAAACGGCAGATGGCAAACGAAAAGGTATTATTATACGATTTTATGACAACAAAGAACCTGTTTATGAGTATGCTCCTCTTAATCTCACAAAAACACAATTCGACATATGGTACAACGAAACAATGGAAAAAAATAAAGAACTAACATGGATTGAAAATATATATTGGTATTTGGAAGATATGTCGATTGTGTTGGTAACAAGAAATCAAAAATGGTACAACATTGCTTTACCAAAAATGATAGATACATGGAGCATTATTTTAAAGGAGAGAAAAGAAGGATACGACCATAGAAAACCAAACAAGCGTGTTAAAAAACCTAAAATTGTAAAACAAAGCGTGGATACGATGGAACCGGTAGCAACTTCTGGTGGTGTAAATTTTCAACATTCTGTTTCAACCGATGATTCAGACATATCCAGCGATAATTTTAACTTCTCCTATTTAAGCCAAAAGAAGTCAAACAAGGTAATTATTAAAATTAATACCGAACCTATGTAATTTATAATAAACAATAAACAATAAACAGTAAACATTATTTATTGTTTATTTTTTCAATTTAAGATTGTACGATGATAAATCATTTATATCTCTCCCTTTTACGTAAGCAGTAGGTGGGACTAATACAAACCTCCACGATATTTGATTATCGAAGTTTATATACGGTTCGTGTCTATACACCATTTGGTATTTTTCAATTCCACTGCATAATGGATTTAGTATTACACGATTTATTTCTTTATGATGATTATTAAAGAAATTCATTTGATAATTTTCTTTTTTTTCCATTATTAAATTTCTATGTATGTCTCTTATAATGTATTAGATGTTTACATTAAAGTAATAATCATATGTAATTAATATGTAGCATAAAGTGAAGAGCACATACCAGGAAATGGTTCGTTTCCATCACAAGGTGTTGCTATTAAATTAGGGGCAACATTCGTAGTAATTTGAGCGTAACTACTCATTTCAGACTTGGGGACATTTTTTGCTTGTTTGCTGTATGTTTCGCCATTGTATCCCGTAGTATCCGCTAGTTTAAAACTATCCAATAATAATGCCTTATAGGATGATGAAACATCAGAATTATTGCTAAACCCCTCACGCCTTACTACAATCATAAGAACAGCCAATACAGCCAACGTTAATAAAATATATTCAAACTCTCTTTTCATATTTAGGTTAGTATATATGTTGATTTAGATAAAAAAAACGAATAATAAAGTTTACTATGTAACGTTAAAAGTTATTAATTTAAAGTTTAAAAATAATCACTTAAAATAAAAATAATATATTATTTTACAAATGTCTGAAAAGTTTGAAGACTCCGTTATTAAACGAAATGGTGATAAAGAACCTGTATCATTTGATAAAATTTTAAAGAGGATTAAAACGTTGGGACAAGAGAAAACTAAATTGCATGTAAATTATACATCTCTCTGTCAAAAAATCATCGATCAATTGTACGATGATATTACTACACAGGAGATCGACGAGTTAACAGCACAACAATGTGCTTCTTTATCTACAACTCACCCCGATTATGGGGTATTAGCGAGTAGGATTTTGATTTCCAATCATCATAAAATGGTAGACGAATGTTATTTAAATGTTGTGGAAAAACTTTACAACAATACAGATATTCACAATATAAAAACCCCCATTATATCGGATTCCCTTTATAATATAGTACTCGAACATCATCAAACCATACAATCTTGGTTTGATTTCGACAACGATTACCTGTTGGACTATTTTGGGTTCAAAACGTTGGAACGAGCGTATTTGCTTAAAATAAATAAACAAATTGTAGAAAGACCACAACATATGTGGATGCGAGTAGCGTTGGGAATTCACGGAGATGATTTGAAGAAAGCAAAAGAAACCTATGAAATGATGAGTAGTAAATATTTTACCCACGCAACTCCTACACTTTTCAACGCTGGAACTCCACGCCCACAACTTAGTTCTTGTTATTTAATTGCTATGGAATCAGACAGTATAAACGGTATTTATAATACACTAGGAGATTGTGCCGCTATTAGTAAATGGGCGGGTGGTATTGGTATGCATATTCACAATGTTAGAGGAGCAGGCAGCCATATTAGAGGAACAAACGGAACGAGTAATGGAATTGTTCCTATGTTGCGTGTTTTTAATAATACAGCACGTTATGTGGACCAAGGAGGAGGTCGTCGTAATGGAAGTTTTGCTATTTATCTCGAACCTTGGCATCCAGACATCATGGAATTTTTAGACATGAAGAAAAACCACGGTGATGAAGAAGCTAGAGCACGGGATCTGTTTTACGCTCTTTGGCTGGATGATCTTTTTATGCAGAGAGTAAAGGAAAATAAGAAATGGACCCTTATGTGTCCCGATACATGCCGGGGATTATCGGATGTGTACGGTGAAGAATTTAAAACGTTGTACGAAGAATATGAATCGAAACAAATGGGAATGAGAACCGTTAATGCTAGAGACGTATGGTTTAAAATCTTAGACAGTCAATCGGAGACGGGCGTTCCTTACTTACTATATAAAGACGCCTGTAATAAAAAATCAAACCAAAAAAATCTAGGAACGATTAAATCCAGCAATCTATGCTGTGAAATCATAGAATACAGCGATGACAAAGAAACTGCTGTTTGTAATTTGGCATCCATAGCGTTGAGTAAATTTGTTAGTCCTCCAGTCAATCCATTTAAGAAGACTACAGAAATTAAGGTTTACACGAAGAAAAACTGTAACTGGTGTTTGATGATGAAGAATGAACTAAAGAAAAACAATATTTCATATAAGGAAGAACTGGTGAATGTAGAGGATTTTGAATCCTTTAAAAAACAACACGGTGTAGAGACAGTCCCACAATTGTACGACGGGGAAGAGTTGGTAGGAGGATACCGAAAAGTTGCAGAATTGTTAAAACCAACGTTCGATTACGAGAAACTACATAAAATCACAAAAATTGTAACTAATAACTTAAATAAGGTCATCGATATCAACTTCTATCCAACTACAAAAACGCGTACTAGTAATATGAGAAACAGACCAATTGGAATTGGCGTACAAGGATTGGCGGATACGTTTGCTATGATGAATATTCCATTCCATTCGACCGAAGCAGTTGAAGTCAACGGAAAAATATTTGAAACGATGTATCACGCTGCGTTGGAGAAAAGCAACGAACTTGCTAAGGTTGAAGGACCGTATAATAGTTTCGAAGGTTCTCCTGCTAGCAAAGGTATTCTTCAATTTGATATGTGGAATGCTAGTGTTACCAACGATCGATACGATTGGGTCGGTTTGAAACAAGGTATCGTGGAAAGTGGATTGCGCAATTCGTTACTGTTGGCTCCAATGCCAACTGCTTCCACTTCTCAAATTCTAGGCAACAACGAATGCTTTGAACCATTTACTTCCAATATGTATGTTCGTAGAACGATTGCTGGAGAATTCGTTATTATCAATAAGCACTTACTTAGAGAACTAATTAATATTGGACTTTGGAATGAAACCATCAAACAAGAAATGGTGAAATACAACGGTTCGATTCAGGAAATTAAATGTATCCCGGATGTATTGAAGGAAAAATATAAAATCGTGTGGGAAATTCCTATGAAACATATTATCAATATGGCAGCAGACAGAGGGAAGTTTATCTGTCAAAGCCAATCGATGAATTTATGGATGAAAAATCCAACATACGATCGACTCACCACAATGCATTTCTACACATGGTCGAAGGGTCTTAAAACAGGATTATACTACCTACGAACAAAGGCCAAAGCAGCACCACAACAATTTACAGTTGAACCAGATAAAATGGTAACAAATGAAAACAACACCGAAAATGATTATGAAGAAGAAGATTGTTTAATGTGTGGTTCATAAATAAAAACAACAACAACAATATACCATAAAAAAATTATAATAATTATATTTTTTTTATGTAAACTCAATAAAGACATTAATAATTACATACCGCATAGGTTTTTGTAATAATCATTTAATTCATCGTATTCCATTATGATATCCTTTTTATGCGCCAAATAATAGTAACATCTAAAGCAGACAAATACATCTACTAATGAATTGTGAAGATTTCCTGGTTCGCTTTTAAACAAGTATTTATGGAGTTCGATTAATTTTGGTGATTTGTATTGAACTGTTTCCTTACTCTTCATTTCTTCTATCATACCAACGAGTCCAATCTCGTTTGAATCTTTACACTCATTTTTAATCAACTCATTTGCGGTTAATTTGGTTTGTATAATAGTATCGCGTTTTTGCAATTCATTCAAACACGTTTCGAGCATTTTCCTGGCTTCTTGTAACTTACTTGTTCTAGGTATTTTACATATATCGACCGATTTATACATAGTACAATAGCATGGATACGACCCCTTATGAATGTAATCAATCATTTTATTTCGTATAAACTCAATCCTTACCATGCGTTTATCGAACCGAATGTTATGAGCGACGCATATGTTTGCTCGTTTCAAATCATTGGCAAAATCTTGAAGAGCGTGTCTCGCTGGAACTCCTTTGGAACGCATTATTTCATTGGTAATACCATGTATTTTAGACACTTCATCGCTTATAGTTTGTCCCGGTGGCAACTTGATAATATGGTCGCCAACATTAAGCAATTTCTCGTTGTCAACGTCAAACAATAGCCAACTTAATTGGACGATATAAGGATATTTTTTTGTATCATACAAAGATGTGTTATAACTAGGGATAAGACCCGTTGTTTCGGTGTCAAATACGATTACTTTCATGGTTGTTTTATACCAATTAATAATAGTAATTTTATTAAATCAATTTTATAATGATTTAATAAAAATTATCATGTTAATATTATTAATATTATTAATATTATTAATATTATTAATATTATTAATATTATTAATATTATTAATATTATTAATTATGTCTATTTAGTCAAACACGATGGAACCGAATCTCTGTCTTCCCTAGTTAGTGTATTGTGCCAATAATTTCCCCCATGGCTCCATGGAACAGGGATCCACGCATTATCAATCTGTGATTGTGTATATGTAGGTTTATTTGTACGATGTACCGGGTAATCTTCCCTAGTATTGTAATGTTGATATGATTTAGAGTATACTCGCGAATGCGCCATAGATGTTAAGGCAAAAAATGCCATTACTTTTAAACAAAAAGAGGTTTTGTTTGATTTTACCATTATAATTTTATTATTTGTCTATTTTTAAACCATTTTAATAAATTATTTATCGAGTCAATATTTATTTCAACTGATAAATTGGAATAATGTTTGACACTTCATTTACAATTTTATAACTAAATCTATGTTTATTGGTTACACCATGTTTTCTTATTCCTTGCATATGATCCTTTGTACCATATCCTTTATTTTTCCTCATATTGTATCGTTCTTCTAAAATAGGGTATTTATCACATAAATCTTCTATGTATAAATCTCTCTCTACTTTTGCCAAAATAGACGCCGCTGCTATAGAAGCATATATACTATCCCCTTTAACGACACATGTATGAGGTATATACTCCCCGTCTCTACTATATGGTTTAAACGTATTTCCATCCATTAAAATATGGTCGGGAATAATAGGTAAATTATCAAGAGCACGGTGAGTACCCCAATAGGTAGCGTGAAATATGTTTAATTTATCAATCATTTTTTCGTCTACAGCAAATGTTGAATAAGCAACGGCGTTTTCTTTGACATAATCGTATGCTATCAGACGTTTTCGGTGAGATGTCAACTTTTTACTATCTACAATATATTCATTTACATATTCTTCGTCCTGAGGAAATATAACGGCGGCTGTGTATACAGGTCCAAATAAAGGACCTCTTCCTGCCTCGTCTATACCTACTTCTAGTCTATCTTTTTCCAAATAACTTAGCATATATCGTATTCAATATAAATTATTAAACACTATATATTTAATATCAATTTATTTACCTTACCTTTCTCTTCTTAGTTTTGTTTTTATTTAATTTACCCTTCTTCTTTGATGTTTTGCTGTCATTGCATATATTTTTTGTTTTACCTAATTTATACTTTTTATCCATGTAACGCATGTCTTTGGTTATTATTTCACATTCTATCGGTTTTTTGTTTTTTCTATATATTCTTAAAATATTAAACCGGGCTTTCTTGGCAACCGCTGCTTTCTTCTCTGTACGACCTGTCTTTTTCTTCTCCATTTTTACTCCTTCGTTTATAGCCATACGACGTTTTCGTGTGGAATTTTTAAGTTTGTAAGCATATTTGCGTGTTTTATAGTCAATCTTTCTTAATTTAGGCAACAATGTTCGTCTGGTGTTTTTCTTTACCATTTTATCTATATATATACATTCTTACATAAATTATTTTATTTTTTTCATAGTATAATTTATATGAAAAACTTTTTACCTTTAATTATACTTTTATTGATAATTGTATTGTTTTCTATTTTAGCATTTCAAAGTTCAAAAATAATTGAGGGAAATACAAATCAGTCATCCGCTGGTGGTCCATGTGTATATAGCGATTGGTCTACTACCGGAACATGTACCGATGGAAAAATAGAACAAACACGAACGGTTACTTCAGGTGATTCTACCAGTTGTACGGATACGACAAAGGAAATTGATTGTCAGGTGGCTGGTTCATCGTCTACAAATTTGGCAAGTAGTTGTACTCGACCGGTTGATTTAACAGGATACGAATTTTCACAAGAAAACCTTTCTATGAGTAATTTTGAAATATCTGGATTAAAATGTGCTGAAAATTACTATGGAAATCCCACAGCAGACGCATGTACTACAGCAGGTTCACCATACAGTATAAACGGATGCAATCGGATAATGGCACAAGTTAATACAGGAGAGCCACAACATATAATTTTAAATTTTTCAAAAGATATACATTTATTAGGAGATGGTGAAGAGTTGAAAAATAACTTTGAAGTAAAGATTATTTCAAATAATTTTACTAGAAACATATCTACAAATAATAAGTTTATAACTGCTGAGTCGGCTATGAAAGAAACACCGACAAAAATAAAATTAAAAATTGGAGCACGTATACAAGAAGGCGAAACTGTGGTAGTTAAATATCAACAAAATAAACTGAAAAGTGACGGTGGTGTTGAATTAAAGATAGGAGATGTAAAAATGGAAACAATCGATGAAATAACCGTCGTAAATAATATAAAGGATACGGAGGCACCAGTATTTGAAACAGCCATAATAAGCAACGAACATCCTAACAAAATTGTAGTAACATTTAACGAACATTTAATTCAAAACGATGCGTTGACCTTGGCTGATTTTCAAATAAAGGTAAACGACGGTAGGTTTCGATATCCGAATAAAGCATCCACGTATGGAAAAAGTCTTATGCTTGATATAAGACAAACGATACAAAAAGGAAACCGTGTTGTATTTAAATATACTCCCAACCCAAGCGATGATTCCAAACATATAAAAGATTTGAAGGGAAATGCCATAGGAAATTTAGAAGAATATGTTGTTAATAATGTAGGATATCCAGCAGGAACAGCCGTTCAAGAAACAGAAGAAAAGACAGAAGAAACCGAAAGTAAGGAAAATGCCGAAACACTTTTACAGAAAGCATTACAAACTGGTATGAGTATATTCGCCGGAAATAGTTCAACATTAACGGAAAGTGAGAAAAAGAAAGTACTGAGTGATGTATTTAACATAGGACGTTCAGCTGGCGTTGGAGGACATGGTGATGAAAAATATTACAACAGACAATATGTTAAAAGCATGGGAGCCCATAATCCGTTTAATTTTTTAAATCGACGAGATAATATCCGTTGTAAACTAGATCCTCAAAATAAAAACAAGGCAATATGCAATTTGAACCGCAATAAACCTATCCGTGCTTTAAATATAAACGAACTAGAAGACAATCGGGGTGATGAAAAGGATAAATACATGTTGAAGACACAAATAGTTCCCGTTGTTTATCCTAGATGTCCTACATGTAATGATGACGATGATGACGGTAGTAGTGGTGGTATTTTAGGAAACGTTTTTGGTGGTGGAAAAAACAAAACATCCAGTCTATTTCCAAAAATTAAAAAGGTAAAGTTGGAAGACAATTTTAAAACAGGCAACCCATTACAATTAAATAAATCGATTGAAAAAATAATGGACGTCCAAGACAACTTGCAATTAGACAAATACAATAGGACAACTAAGTCAAAAAATAGTACAGGATTACAATTAAACGATGGTTTAAACATCCCATCTATCAATCCATCGGCAAAAAAAGGTATGGAACAAATAACAACTCAGGCAGCAGACATGATTAACGTTGTTCCACCTAAATTTTCCGATGAAAATGAACCGACGCAATTAACACAGGAACGTGCGAATTTAAAAGCAACCCCATCAAACAGAGGTGGATTTATACCCCGACTGACTAGTTTTTCTGCCTTTTAAAATCATAAAATCATTATCATAAAATCATTATCATAAAATCATTATCATAAAATCATTATCATAAAATCATTATCATAAAATCATTATTAATAAAATTATTATATGTATTCATATATTAATTTTACAAATCGATGCGCCGTTTTACACACGCTTTATCCATTTGAAATGTATCTTCTTTATTCTCCTTTGGAACAATTTTAATTACACATTTTGCTTTATGTCCGTAAAGAGGGGTTTCACAGCCTTTTTCCTTTTTTTTACTTTTTTCTATACGCTTCATTTCTTCTATTATTTTAGACACAGACGTTTCACTACATCTTGCTCTAAAATGCTCGTACCGTTCCCTTACATCATCGTATGTTAATCCAGACTTCTTTTTTAACATCTTATTGATATGTTCGTGTAACTCATACATCCATCGTGAAAAATTTTCTCTATTTTCCAACGCTTTCTCGTTCAATGGAACTGCTTTTAAATTTTTACGCAAATTCATTCTACAATATTTACATGGGAGAACATATTTTAAAGATTGAATAAACTGACGATGGTATTTTTTTTGAACGATGGTTGGTTTAATAGGATAATTAAATGACATAGTATGTAGATAATGCCATAAACTAGGTCCCCATACACTAGTCAACATTCCATCCTTGCTTTTAAAATCATTTTTTTTATATATTTTATTTTTTTTTGTTTTATTTGCGGTTTTGTTTCTATTTTGTGCTGTTGCTTTGTTTTTTCGTGTCTTACTCATTAATATATGATTATATAATATTTTTATCATTTAACATGTTAAATTATTTATTCAATGAACGGTTTCTCTCCCTTTAGATATTTAATTAAATTTGACTCAAAACTATTTGATTTTTGCTGAATACGTGAATTGTGTTCCAATAGTACACCGTATTTTTCCTTCCAAACCATAGAATAATACGAATTTGTACTAACGCAATCATTCATATCGATAACAGAAATATCAGTTTTATTTTTTGAAGTAACGTCTTTATTTAGTATTATCATTTGATTAATATTATATGTAAACTTCTGTTTAAATTCGTTAAATAATTTATACAATAAAATATATTTATGTTTATATGGATAAAGTGAAAAAATTAACAAGTACATTAACAAATAAATTGGCAAACGTTTCTGATTCGAAAAAGAAGATGTTTGTGTTATGGTTTGTTATAACCATTCTATTTATTGGTGCTGCTGCTTTTGTATACATCAATTATATTGAACCACGATTTGCTTCTATGGCATATAAAGCAAATTATGAATTTGATAGTACCGTTGAAAATAAACTGGACGATAAAAATAGTGGATATATAAATACCACAGGAAAGGCAGTCGATCCGAATGATACAATAGGTGAAGACACCGGCGAAAATCAAAGTGGAGGGAAAGATACTGACGTCAATCAACCGCCCAAAAAAGGGTTGCCTACTTTTTATTTATTTTGGGCGTGTTGGTGTCCTAATTCGAACAAGCAATCTACCAGGGGTAAAAAATTACACGAACTATATGATGTTATTAAAACCAAATTTAATGGAAAGGTCAATTTCATACTTACAAAGGAAGGTGATGATGATTTTGTAACACATGAAAAACTTGTAACAAAAGGCTCTGAAATAGAAGGGTTTCCCTCTATTTATATGGTTTATGATGACAACGGTGAAAAGGTTTCGGTAGAATTCGACGCATTTCCAACCGAAGAAGCAATTACTGAATTTATAAACGATAACAAATAAGCATAAGTGACATACAAATAAGTATAAGTGACATACAAATCAAGAAGTATCATTCTTTATTTAACTTTTTTATAAAAGCCTCCCCTTGTTTTATACCATCAAAGTACAATTCCCTCCGTGTTTCAACCGATTGAAATATATTTTCAAGCGTATTTTTGGAATATGAAATTGTTTTCATATCGATAAAATATGGTATATCATCATAGTTAATTTTATCAATATTATTAATATACATTTTAAGTATAATATTGTATATAAAACTAATAAAATCATCATCCTTTGATATTGGGGTATTTTGGTATTGTTTCCAATAACAATCTATTGCAAATATTTCATTTTTATCTACTTTCAATACCTCTACACAATAATTGACAGGTGTTTTACTCAGAATACCCCCGTCCAAATAACAAACGCCTTTATATTCTTCGGGTTTGAATATAGTCGGTATACATGATGTAAAATATAGAGCATCCAGTAACAATATGTCTGGTGTTGTTTTATAGTTAAACGGTGTTAATTCATACGTTGAAGCATTTACAGCAAACAACGTTAATTCGATTTGAGTAATATCAAAATATTGTTTCATTGTAATGGTGTTTAAATCGATTCCCTGTGATATAAACAATGGTTCTATTAACTTTATAAAGTGTGATTTCGTAAGTATTCCCTTGTCATTAAAATAATTCATTATATTTATTTTATTAATATTGTACGTTTTATGCCAGGTTCTTTCTATAAAATATTTTACTATTATTTCAAACTCGATGTTTAAGCAAAGAACGCTGGAAAGAATACCCCCGGCAGATATTCCACAGTATCCCTTTATCTCTTTAAAATTTATAGTCTTGTTTTTGTAGAATGGCTCCATCACACCTAGGTATTTTATTAAATTAAACCCTCCTGAAGGCAAACATATATATTTAATCATCTTATATAATTATACAACACGATATAATTGTAAGTTTTTTATCTAATTAAATTTTAATGGACAACGAATTTAGAGAAAAAATAAGTCTAGATGAACTTTTCACACAAGACAAATCAGAATCGCATAATAAAACCAAAATTTATAAAAAAATACTACAACGAGTACATAATAAAATTAAACTAACATCTAGGCAGCGGAATAATATGAAATGTTGCTGGTTTGTTATTCCTGAATTTATGTTGGGATTGCCGAAATACGACACAGGAGCATGTACTGCTTATTTAATGGGTAAATTAGAAGAAAATGGATTTATTGTAAAATATACATACCCAAATCTTCTTTTTATATCATGGAATCACTATATACCAGATTATGAGAGGATGGCGATTAAAAAAGAACAGGGGATATCGATTGATGGGTTTGGTAATATAATCAAAAAAAGGGGGAAGAATGGAAACAACGACGAATTAAACCCAAATAGTTTAATGCTTAAAAACGCACCAGCACAGTCTGGCTCGTCCAATTCAAAGGGGAAAAAGGGAATATTAAAAAAATCAAATGATAAATACAAATCAATTGAAACTTACAAACCAGGAGGTCTGATATATTCAAACGAATTGATAAATAGTATCAATAGTGCAACGCATAAAGATTGAACTGTTTTAATTATTAAATAAATTATTAATATTGATAATTTATTTACTGTTTATCTGTAATATTTATATTCAGATTTATATTTGTATTTTCAACCGTAGGCTTATATAGTTCATCCGGTATATGAACGATTGGGTCTACTTGTGTTGTCGTTTGTATTTTTTTCGGTACACTTTCGATTATTGGTATCTCTCCCACATTTTCATTTTCGATCATGGAACTGTCGATTCCATCCAACGCATCATAAATATCGACTTGTTTTGCTATGTCTCTTATAATAACCTTATTAATGTCGTCATTTTGCCGTATGATTTGAGATGAGATGTTGAATTTGATTTGTTCTTTTTCACCGTCGTGTGGAAGGGGATTTTCCTTGTCGTATTCATTATAAAAATCGATGTATGCTTTTTTATGAAGTTGATCTACGCGTGTATACAACTTACTATTATTATCTGTTGCGATGTCTTTTACCCATCCCTCTCTCTCATCTTTGACAATGAAGTTTCTTCTTTTCTGGTCGGTACAATGGATGGGTCGTTCGGTTACGGGCATATCCTCTAGTCCTTTTAGTAGTTTTTTTGATATGAATCCTTCTACCAATTGATTGTTTCTCATAATATCTCCTAATTTAAAAGACATATTACTTATAAAATCCTGTATTGGTTGAGCTTTAGAACAGTATGTATCCAGAAAAAAGTTAATAGAAATATTATTGTTGTATATTACTTGCCCTTGTTTGTTGTTCTTTATATTATCCGTCTCCTTCTTGATTTCCTTTTGATTTTCAATAATAGAGTATATTTGTTTTTTCAAACTATCAATTTCTTGCTTCTGTGTTTTTTTTGAAGCGCCTTTTAATACTCCTGGAGATGTATTAATGCCTTCGTTTATTTCTTTTTTGTAATCTTCTGACAGCCCTTTATCTGAAAAATGTGGACCTGAAGTATGTACTGGTTGACATGAGAAAAACGCTTTCCTACTAATATGTTTTTTGGTTTTAAGATGTTTGTTATAATGCGATTTTTGCGACGCTTTATAATTGCATAATTCACAATAAAATTTGTCTTTTTTTAGTTGTTTTAATGGGGTGGACGCGACCGGTACACACGATGTACTATATGAGGTCGAATCATTTTTAACACTTTTAACACTCTTTAACACTTTCATATGTTTTTCTAAATGTTTTTTGGTTTCAACATGACGAAGATAGTTCGAATGACGTGATGTATTGTAGTCACAAATTTTACATTTAAATGTATTCGCCTTTTTTGCTCGTTTTTTTGATATATTTGCTCTTTTTTGCTCGTTTTTTGACATTTATATAAAATTAGAAAAAATATTTAAATGATTTTTTAATTAGTTCATGTTTTTGAGGATGCCGTTTAATTGAAAAAAATCATGAAAAACGAGCAAAAAGTACTCACCTAAAAAATGGCTTTTTTCGGCGAAAAATCTCCAAAAAAAGGCACTATTTTGTAAAAAAGTCTCCAAAAAAAGGCACTATGAGTGAAAAAAAGTCTCCAAAAAAAGGCACTATTTTGTAAAAAAGTCTCCAAAAAAAGGCACTATTTTGTAAAAAAGGCACTATTTTGTAAAAAAGTCTCCAAAAAAAGGCACCCTTAGAACAGAAATTTTTGTTCTAAGGGTGCCTTTTTTTCATTTTGCAAATTTTTGAAAAAAAAATGACGAAAAAAATGTTCGTTTTTCGAGATGTTATGTGAAATTTATCGTCTCCCAATAGTAAGAACACGTTTAAAATTGAAATAATCGTGGTTTGCTCTCGTCACATTTAACACTTTTTTTGAAAAACGAGCAGTTTTTTTTGTGACGAGTGGTTTGAGTGATTTTAGACCAGTTGACATTTTTCAACCCATTTACAATCTCACGGTGTTAAAAAATAAATTCATCGTCATTTTTTAAAATTTAACACTTTTTAACACTTTTTAACACTTTTTGTTTTTCTTGTCGTCACAAATGGTCGGTACATACGTATTTTCTCTTACCATAAATGCTAATAAAATGATTTTTTAAAAAAACGAGCAACTTTTGCTATTTTCTGCTCGTTTTTCGGCAAATTTGGGTATTTTTTCGATATTTTGGACGTTTTTTAAAAAATAAAAAAACACTATTTTCCTAAGGGTGCCTTTTTTTGGAGACTTTTTTTCATAATTGCCCATTTTCAGAAAAATACACTTTTCGAGCATTTCACTTTTTCAAACTATTTGTCGTTTGATAAAAATAAAAAGTCAAAATATTTGTGGTCTGGAAAAAAAGTCTCCAAAAAAAGGCACCCTTAGAACGATTTTTTTCCGAAACTTTTTTGAGATTTCGCGATTTGGACATCGTTGCAACCCTCAAATCTCAAAAAACTTTTGGGAAAAAAATCGTTCTAAGGGAGCCTTTTTTTGGAGACTTTTTTTGGAGACTTTTTTTGGAGACTTTTTTTGGAGACTTTTTTTGGAGACTTTTTTTACAAAAAACACCCATTTTAGTGAGTACTTTTTGCTCGTTTTTGCATAAAATATCGCGGATTATATTTCAGTTTTTTTGCTCGTTTTTTTGCCACTTTTTCAAATTTAAAAAAATAAAAAGAAAGGTAAGAAAAAGACCATTAAGAGAAAGAAGGGTAAAAAGAAATCAAAGAAAAGGGGAAAGAAAAAGACTGTGAAAAGAAGGAGTAAGAAATCCAGGAAATAAATATAATATTTAGTAATAATTAATATTATATTTACATATTATTTCGTTTTTTGTATATTTGATTATAAATACCAATACCTTTCTGAAAATCTTTTTCACATTCAATGTACATTGTTTTGATGGTTTTCATGACTTTAGGCATAATTTCTTTGTTTAATTTATCTTCTGTGAGACCACCTTTTATTTTAATGGGTACATCGTTGTCGAGTTTAAATTCGAATAAATCATGCAAATAACCAATTAGTTCTTCTTCACGCTCTTTTACGTGCGATATCATGGTTTTAAAATGCTGTCCGTATTCAACAAACAACGAATCTTCCTTTTTTCTTGCGTCACCGACTATAGACGATCCCCAATTAACTTTTATATTGTTATCATCTTTATCATTACACACCTTTGACGTAGTAAAATCTTTTAATTTTATATCACTAAACTTATTAATTGAATTAAAATCATTACCTTCTGGAACAAATGCGTTGTAAAAGTCCTTTAAATCTTTTTTATATTCATTTTCTGACTTTTTCGACATAACGAATTTTCCTTTTACGTTTGCGCCTTCTGTTTCAATCTCCATTACATCCTTGTATAGATTTTCAAGAGAAAGTATACCAGGTTCATCTGCTAGGCTCATCGTTTCAATAATATCAGATGTCATTTTAACTTGTCCTTCATCTTCTTGTCCTTCTGAACTAGCATCTTCTTTATTCTCTGTGTCATCGACTTGTTCCGCCTCCGGTTCCGGTGTTTCTGCTTCATCTGTTCCTTCTCCACCTACCTGTAATTCTTCGACAGGTTTATCATCTGTCTTCTTATCTTCTTCTGCTTCTGCTGGTGCTGCTTCTTCTGCTGGTGCTTCTTCTGCTGGTGCTTCTTCTGCTGATGCTGCTTCTTCTGCTGGTTTCTCTTCTTCTGCTGGTTTCTCTTCTTCTGCTGGTGCTGCTTCTTCTACTGGTTTCTCTTCTTCTACTGGTTCCACTTTGGCATCTACAGCGTCCTGTGATTCTTGTTTTGGGTGGTGTCTATTTACGTGTTCGCGTGTTAAATATGGCATATCGCGTCCCTTTACATTCATCTTACAATTATCGACCTTCAGCGTCATTTGTTTCTCTCCCATTTTCTTTGGTTTTAAATAAAAAATCCGTCTGGAACATAAACTCCTCAACCCAATATCGGAACGTTTCTTATTTTCACTACTAATATCATCGAACACAGATTTCATTTTTTCCTCTCCAGTAATATCCTCGTAAACGTAGACGGGATTAATAGCATTTACAATAGCACTATATGCTTGAAAAATACGTGTATAAAACTTTGACACATTTAAACACATTTCGTTTTTCAAATAATTCCTCTCTTTTATATCTTTTAATTCCTTAAATTTGTCTTCAGTAATAGCATATAAATCTTGATTACCATATTTTATTCTACTAGATACAACATTTACATTAATAGGTGTTAATTTTTTCTTAAGAAGTCTATGTGTCAATACTGATATTTCCTTGCAATATTCAGGTTTTTGCAATTTAAGCAAATTTTGAAACGACTGTTCAAATATTAGTTTTGAAGCCAGCGTATCTATACTATCTACTAATTCCTGATTAAAAAACATATCCGTTTTTTCCTTTTTTGATTGGCTTTGAGCATTACCCATATGTTATAAATATATATAATAAAATTGAATTAAATATATTTTTTATCTAATTGTTTTAAAATGTTAAATGTGAAAAATGTAAAAAACACAAAAAGAAAAAAAAATAAAAAGAAGAAGAATGTGGATTTGTGGAAAGCATTCGACCATGAATACAACCCTCAAACGCAATCGTTGGAACTTATGTATTCAAATCAAAATACAACGTCGAGGGAAGTGTGTGAATTATGCAATTCACCGCTCCAATATGCTGAATCAAATTACCTAACGTGTAGTAATAATAAATGTAGTTTAATTTACAAAGATAGTTTAGACCAAACAGCAGAATGGCGATTTTATGGAGCAGACGACTCTTCTACAAGAGATCCAACTCGCTGTGGTATGCCTGTAAATCACTTACTAAAAGAATCGTCGTATGGTTGTAAAGTAATGTGTAATGGTCGTTCTTCTTATGAAATGAGAAAAATAAAACGATACACGGAATGGCAATCTATGCCATACAAAGAAAAATCACAATACGATGAGTTCGAACACATCAAAGCAATGTCACGAATTGCCGGGATACCCAAAATGATACAAGACGAGGCATTAAGACAGCACAAAATTATATCTGAAATGAGAACATTTAGAGGGTTTAATAGAGGAGGTGTTATTGCTGCTTCGGTTTATATAGCATGTAGAATACATAATTTTCCTAGAACAGCAAAAGAAATAGCCACTATATTTAAGTTGGACGCAACGGCCGCAACAAAGGGATGTAAGCACGCCGTACATCTATTGGAAAAGAATGAAACAGGTATGGAAAATAACGAAAAAACACATTTCCATCGAACAAAACCAATCGCCTTTATAGAACGGTATTGTAGTAGGTTAAATATGAATAATGAATTGATAAAGTTGTGTAAATTTGTAGCAATGAAGATAGAGAAAAACAATATTATTCCTGAAAACACACCACATAGTGTTGCCGCTGGAATAGTGTATTTTGTAGCACAATCATGTAATTTAAATATTAGTAAGAAACAAGTGAATAACTATAGTGAGATAAGCGAGGTTACTATAAACAAATGTTATAAAAAGTTGGATAAAATTAAAGATAAACTAATTCCAACAAGTATTATTTCGAAGTATTCACTGTAAAACAAAAGATAAAACAAAAGATAAAACATTAAAAATATAAATTTTTATAGAAACTTATATTTTTTATACAAACATATATTTTATGTGTAATTGATAGATTGAAATCAGGCCATTATATCTTTAATCATTTTATTGCGAATATCATTCCAATATGATCTGCCTTCGCTACCACCCTGGTGTGTTACTTGACCGGGATGAAGTCTGTAGTACAGCAACGGTTCTGGAAAATTATACACCGCTCCAAACATTTTCAACATCCTCAATTCTAGGTTGAAGTCTTCTGCCATTTTTTTAAGTTCAGGGTTGTAATTGCCGGCTTTAATAATAGAGGATTTCCTGTAACAAACTGTTGGGTGATTTACAAACCAATGAGTAGGTCGTTGTTTAAAGTCTTCCCAACGTATGGTAGGAAGTCGTGTTAAGTCAACAATCCGCCCTTTTCCACCTCGAAACATGTTTATTTGAGCGCCACATATGTGGATGTCGGGATTGTTTTCCATAAACTTCATTTGTTTGATAATTCTATCTTGAATCATTACATCGTCACTATCCATCTTAATTATAATTTCGTTGGAACACATCAATACCCCATGGTGTAGAGTATACCCAATACCTTTGTTTCCATCATTCTCTTTATATACGACAGTTACAAACCTAGACGTATTTTCAAAGTGCTCCAGTTGCTTTTTAAGAAGCATAGTATGCAACTTATCCGAACCATCGTTAATCCAAATCAACTCCATGTGAAACAGACCGACCTGTGCCTTTATAGAGTCCAAACATTCCTTTACATACGACGCTTGAGTATTTAAACTGGATACTAAAACAGAGACAGATTTCTTAGGTTTTAAAAATTGAGAAGGGAGAGATAATTGGTTCATAGTTT